AACTTGCAATTATTAACAAAATCATTGTAGCCGTTCCGTTAGAGTGAGTTATCTGTTTGAGTAGTCGCGTTTCTTGTAGTAGGCCACAAAGGATGGATTTGTATCCCCCATTCCAACAATCTTGTATATTTCGTCGTTTTTCTTAACAGGTATAGTTGCGCTTGAACCTTCATATGTCGTTCCGCCGTACCCGCTATGTGTTGCATTAGCAATAGGAGACCCATTAACATATATAGTGCCACCTGAGCCACTCGGACTTCTTACAATTAAGAATCCGTCATAAGTCATAACGGTTGGATTGCTTGAGTTAGTGCTCAGTGAAATCTCTTCCCACTCGCTTAACTCGCAATTATTAACGAACTCATTCCATCCGTTCCGCTAAATTAGGAAGATGTTTTGGTGTATTCAATAATTAATATGTATGATTTAGTTACTGTAGAACCACCTGTGTAAGTGTTCCACGCTCTAACTTTCCTATCAAATGATACATCAAATCCATAAGCGTTACATTTAAAGAAATAACTATCTATATTATTAGAAAAAGGAGTTTCTTGAACTGAGATTAATGTATCTATATTATAATCTGAATATGAAAATAATTCGACAAAAGAATGATACATAAAGGATTTTGTGTTGGATATCATTCTTGTATAAATTTTCTTTCCATCGTTCCAATAGCGACCTGTCCATTGTTCATCGGTGGTGATTTTCAATAACTCATAATGACCGTTCCACTTGAATGATTATCGGTTGGAGTAGTCGCGCTTTTCGTAGAAACAGATGTAACCTTTATCCCTAAAAGAACTAGTAATCTCTAACTTATCACCCTTTCTAAACGCAACTTCACCTTGACCATTTATTCCATAATCTGCGTTTGAATTGGCGGCTATAATTATATCATTTACAAAAATGTTAATGCTTGCTCCATTACTTCCTCTAGATATAGCGGTTATAAATCCATCATAAGGAGCGGAAGTCATAACCCAAGAATCGTTGTTGTAGGTGTAGAAGTCATACCACTCGCTTAATTCGTTTTGGTCGTTGGCAAATTTAAACTCATTAAAGCCGTTCCACTAGATTGAGCAATGAATTTTTAACTATTTTATCAAAATTTATTCATTAGGAGAGACAAAATTATGCCCAACAATTTCAATTTGAACGACAACAAGGAAGGAATGAACGGACACGGATATTCATACACCACTTTCAGAGGAAACTTCGCCAACGACGCCCAAACCCTCATGTGTGGCGGAGTTCCCAACACAACCCCCACTCCGACCACATTCACGGTGACTTTCACCAATTCGGACAACGGAGGAACTAGCGCCACATACACCGCCCAACCGTTCGAGACAATCGGCAACGCGATTCACGAGAAGGATTTAAGCGTGACGGACTACTACCCCACTTATAGATACAATGAGTCAATTGTCACGGAAGACTGCGAGAACCCAATCAAGGGCGACATCACAATCAATGTGACTTGGACAAAGAAGGCTAGTTGATTTTAAGGAGGGATAGAGCGTGATGAAACTTTACAATCAAGACATTAAATTTGAAGATTTCAAATGTTACGACGAGAATTTGGCGGATTTGGAGTCGGATTTTAAAAAGATAAAATACATCAATGATTTGGAAAACCTCATAGAGGACATTGTTTCTGTGGCCAAGTTGGAGGTTCAACATGTTTGGGCTTACGACGGCTTGATTGAAGTTTGTTTGGCTAACGACAACATTTTGCAACTCAAGGCCACATATTCGTTCAGAGCCGATGTTCTAGGCTTTTATCTCGCGAGGTAGTTGATTATGGGAATCAAGGAAGTGATTGATTTCGCCTATAGCCACACGGACGAAGACTTTGTGATAGTGGACTGCCAAATTCTTGAGGAGGTGGCGAAGAACTTGAAGAAAGGAACGAAGCCCCAATACCCCTTCGACGAAATCGAGTCTGTGGCGGACGACATAGTGGAGACCTTGCCGTTGGACGACGAGATGAGGGAAACTCTATACAAATTTATAGATGAAGTGGAAACAAAGTTGTTCAAAGGCGAGGAAATCAAGGAATCCGCTTCCGTCGGAGCGATGTTTTATGTGATGGACTTGGACGAAGGCGTTCAAGTCGGCGACGAGATGTGCGGACAAATCAATGAATTCGAAAGTTACTCCAAGTGCGCCAAAGTTGCCAAGCAAGTTTCCCTCAATTTCGAAGGAAGGTTCACCGTGGGAGTGATGGTTTCCTCCGACTATTGGGAAGGCGGAAAGAAATTCATCGATTGATTGGGGAATTCAAAATGAGCGAAAGAATCACGAAACACATGACAAATTGCGAGTTTTTGAGTTTATTCGACGGAATCGAGGTTGACGGAGTTTCCTATGTCGACGAATCGAGCAACATAACCAACATATGGTCGCCGACAGTGGAAGCGGTCGAAGGGTTTGAGGGGGAGAGCATTTCGTTCAACGACGGAGACAACGAGTTCGTCTTGTATTCTGCGGAATCGTTCGAGGAAGTATATTTTGGAGACGAAGGAGTTTATTTTTCGGACGGAGGCTTGAGCGATTTCGTCGTGATGTGCTCGAATTCCGCGGAAGTCGAGAGTCGAATGAAGGCTTTTGGATATATAGATTAATTTTTAAGGAGGAATGGAAAATGGTTAATGATTTCATGAAGAACACCAACAAAGTTTCTTTGGACGGAGAGGTTGTAAGTTTCTCAAGCACCCTTCCCATCGTGGAAAAAGAGGAAGTTGCGGAAACTCCGATTGTTGAGCCTAAAAAGGAAGAAAAGGTTGAGACGAAGGAAACTGTAATCGAAGAAAAGGTTGAGGAACAGACCGAAACTTCGGAAGAAGTTAAAGACGAGGAATAACTTTTCTCGAATTCGCGGAAAGGCGGTCTTGGGTGGCCGTCTTTTTTTTGCAATTTTTCCTTGACAAAAACCAAATCAATGTGATAAACTCCTTTCATTCAAGGAGAAAATTGAATGAACTATCAAGATTGCAAAGTTTTGTGCTCTCTGCAACGCAAGGACGAGCCTTTGGTTTCAAAGATTCCGTGCGATGAATACACTCAGTTGGCACAATCTTATTTTGACTATGAATTCGTGGGAGAGAGTAAATTCTATCCTTATAGACTGCCGAAGGTTTTGAACGAGATTGACTATCGCACTTGCGTGATTTGCGGTCGAAGCGGAGCGGGAAAATCCCAACTTCTCAAGGAATTTCCTTTCTTCGAGAAGAAAATCAAGAAATATGATTGCTCCAAGTCCGTGATTTCCAACTTCGACTTCACTGACAAGGAGGATTGCATGGACAGATTGGCTTCGGTCGGATTGTCCACCGTCCCTACTTGGTGCCGTCCTAGAAATGTGCTCTCTGTGGGCGAGGGCTTTAGGGCGGACTTGGCCTTGAACATTCAGTCGGAGATGTGTTTCGATGAGTTCACATCAACCGTAGACAGAAATGTGGCGATTTCCACAGTAATCGGAGTGAAGAAGTATATCGTCAAGCACAATTTGAAGAAGGTCGTTTTCTGCTCTTGCCACAAGGATTATATAGACTATATGGAACCTGATATTGTGGTGGACTTGGACGACGAGAAGGTTTATGATTGCCGAGGAGTTGAACTAAAAAAAGAATTGAGTTGTCCGTCTACGAGGTCGCGGACAACTCAAAGAAGGAAGGCCTTTGGAAAATATTTAGGCAATATCATTATTTGACCCAAGAGGCGAATTTGGCTCCTTGCCGAGTGTTCATATGCTATTGGGGCGATATATTGGTCGGTTTTAGGGCGATGTTGCTCTTGCCGAACGGAGACATTCGTGATTTTTACATGGGTCATAGGCTTGTCGTGTTGCCTGACTACCAAGGAATGGGAATAGGCGTCCACCTCAACGATTTCTGCGGAGAAGTCATGTTGAACGACGGACAAAAATATTACTGTAAGACCGCCCACTTCAAGTTGAAGAACTACTACAAGAGTCGTCCGACATGGAAAGTCATGAAAGAGGAGATGAAGAAATACACCAAGGGTTGCGAGTGTTTGAAGACGAATTTGCCGAAAGGAGTAGACCCTTACTCGGTGTCATATCCGTTCAAGATTTACGACTCTCGCGACGGAAGCAACGGAAAGAACATATCCAAATGGATAAACCGCTCATTGATTTCCGCTAGGTACTTGGGAAAGGACTGCATCGAGAAACCGCACAGAATATTGGTCGTGGAGTCCGAGTTGGACAGAAAGGGAATTATTGACGCGTTGAAGCCCTACATCGACAAGGATAAATTCTACATCGAGGCGATATGCGGAGGAACTAGAAACGAGGACGACATGTGTTTTGGTTGCCACGATTTGGGGATTCAATCCTATCCGTTCGACTACAAGAACTTTCTGCATGTTCGCTACATTCTCGACGGAACATTCGATGGAATGGAAGGGGCGGAAATCGTCTACTTTTATGACGATAAGAGGAAGTCCTTTTTAGAGGAATTCAAGAAAAGAGGTTGCGCTTGCGTAAAGGTCGCGGACAGTCAGACTAAAAAGGAATTGTTCGATTTCTAGGAGTTGTTGAATGGGAAGAGTCGCCAAATATTCATATGATGAATGGCTTGAAAAGGCCGAGGGAAAAGTTGTCTGTTCTTGCGGTGTCCGCTTTGATGACGGATTTCTCGGAACATTCGTTAGGAGAAGGATTCCCACCATAATCAAGGAAATTGAGTCTTTGAAGAAAGAGCATGGAGATGTCGCTTGCGTGGCGACGAGCGAAAAATGAAGAGAAACGATTTATGGAGGAAAACATATGAGTTATGAGGAAATAATCGCTTGGTGCGAAGAAAAAATAAAGGACAAGAAACGAAGGGAAACTACGGAAATTAAAGGCGTGTTTCCTTTGATTGCATTCAACAATGAAATTGACGCGGTTAGAGAGTTGGTGTTGGACTGTTGTCCCAAGGTTGGAAAAAGCCTTCTTTCGGAAATCAACTTGTTGAACAACGAGGACATGCTCCAAGCGGAGAAAAAGTTTAACGAGATGAAAGCCTCGTATGAGAACAAAATCAACAACGCGGTCGAATCCTTGCAGAAAGCCTATGACAATACTCGATGGTTCTGCTCCAAGTTGGATAAGGAAATTGCGGAGGTTAAGGTTGGAAGAAAAGGGATTCTTGATTTGGAGGAAGATTTGAAATTTTGCCAACCGCAGACATTTGACTTCTACCAATGCGCGGAGGCGTTGGGAAGAAACTTGCAAGAAAGATTGGAGATGTGAACTACCTACTCCCTAAAGGGAGTAGGCTTCGTGCTTCTTCGACACAAGTTGGTTCTTTGAGTTACGAATAACCCCAAGAACTAGTGCTTCCATCTCCACACGCTTAATATTGGTGCGTTCCACACCTACATTATTTTCATAAAACCAAACCATGTTTTTTGAAGCGTGAACATCTCTGTCCATTTCAACACCACATTCACATTTGAAAGTTCTATCCCAAACTTTCAATTCATCGTGATAAACTCCACAATTCGTGCATAGTTTTGTGGTGGGAACAGTTTTGCTCAAAATCACGACATTTTCTTTGGTCTTTAATTTTGATTTCACTCTTCCCAAAATTGAATGTTGAATTGCCTTCCCATGATGATTTTTTGACCAATTTTTTAATTGCTCGTCTTGAATCACAATCGTTTTATATTGTGAAAATTTGTGAATAATTTTGTTGGAAATATCATCTTTTCGATTGGTTTGTTTTTGGTATTCTTTTTTGATTAATTCTAATGTTTTGTGCCAATTCTTTGAGCCTTTTGTTTGTCTAGCGAATTTCCTTTGCAAACGCTTCAATCGCTCGCTTTCTTGAATTGACACATTAATTTTCTCACCTTCACTTGTTGTGAAAGATGTAGAACAACCAAAATCAATACCTATGGTTTTATTTATTTTTTCGTTTTTAATTTTATTTTCTTTAGGAATGTAACAGACTAATTGAACATAACATCCGTCTGCTCGGTTTAACAATCTAGCGTTGGCGTACTCTATGTTTGGAATCTCTATAAATTGATTCATACCATTTACTTTGAATGGTTTTTTACATCCGCTTATTTTGAATCTATTTTTTGAAATAATTTTATGCGAACATCCGTATTGTTTCAAATCAATTATTTTTTCTTCTTTTGAATATTTTAATTTTCCACATTTTTGTAATCCTTTAGATTTTAAGGTATGCAAAGTTTTGATGTTTGAATACATTCTTGATACAAGGCATTGTTTTGATTGCGCGGATAGATATTTTAATTCTACCTCAACATCATTCATAACTTTATCTTTATGTGTTATTTTTGTAATTTTGGTGTCAAATTTGGTCAATTTATTTTCTTTGTCTTGCTCGCACCAATTTAGAATATAATTTTTCAACCATTTTTGTTCAATGAAAATCATTTTAAGAAATTCTTTTTGTTGATTGTTTAATGAATTTTCTTGTATTTTAAAAGTATATGTACGACAATTCATCTTTTCATGTCGTGAAATAGTTTCATGTTTTGTTTGAGAAATCTTGTTGTTTTTCAGTAATCTTTCCGATTCTGTCATACAATAAATAGTTAATCCTCTATGTAAAATAGTTAATAATTTAACTATATAAAATAGTTAAATTTTACATAGGAGTATTTATGGATTACGAACATTTTAATCATGAAAAATATAAAATCAAGTATCATATGATTTTTTCAACAAAATATAAAAAGAAATGTCTGAAAGATATCTCGGAAGATATAAAATCATATATGAAAATTGCCGAATCCAAACAAAATAAATGGAAAATAGAAACTATGGAAATTGATTTAACTAAAGCCGACCATATTCATTTAATGATTAATGCTACTCCGACTTGTCAAATTTCTGATATAATTCATAATTTGAAACAAATTTCTACATTTTATGCTTGGAAAAATCACAACGATTATTTAATAAACTTTTATTGGAGCGGTAAACATAATTTATGGACAAGAGGTTATTTTTGCACTTCAATTGGTTGTGTGTCGGAGACCACTTTGAAACATTGCATTGAAAATCAAGGATGATTACGGCAATTCATATAACCACCATAAAGGGTGGCATTTTCTTGTCGAATTTTTGTAAAAAAATTTAAGTAGAAATACAATATATAATTATGAAAAAAATTGAAAATCATGAATTGTAATTGGTCGTACAAATTATTTCGGTGCGTACAATAGATATAGGAATGAATTGTGGAATCATCTCAAGACAGTTTATATTTTTGACAGACAAATTGCCTACGACAAGTTCGATGAGGACGAAATGAAGTTCAAGTGCGGTTGCTTGGTGACCGCTTGGTTTCATTGGGACATGAAATACGAAGGAAAGCCCACAATGGAGATTTTGGACATCCAAAAGTATTTAGAGGTGTGATAATTTTACTTGACAAAATGCGAGAAATGTGTTATTATTTAAGTTAAGAGCCAACTATTTTAGGAGGGCGATATGTGCAGGATTTATGTATTGTCAAGCAAAGAGTCTCAACTTCCTTACGAGGTGAAAGGAATATTCAATGATAAATCAAAGAGCGTCAAATGGAAATTTATCGGAGAAATCGACGATTTGGAAACCGCTAGGGACATGTTGTCGCATGACAAAGTTTATGCGAAATCAAACGATAAAGAATATTGGCTTAAACACGAACCATGCTCAGACATGAAGTATGATTTTGGAAAAATAGAGGACGGAGATTCAGTTGAATATTATGATGTTTATCATAAAAATTTAAATTGCATATTTGATAGGAGATTTTAATATGGAATTGAACGAACATAAGGTCGCTAGAACTGTCGTGAAAGACGAAGTTTTATCCATGATTGAGGATTTCATAAGACAAAATCCCAAACTGCAAGATTGCGAATGGGAAGAAGGCGGAAAGAACTACACATTCAAAAAACGAATTTTTCAACAAAACAGGTCGCGAACTCTCCGAAAAGGTAATTAAGCACAACATCATTTCTGAAATAAGGTTCAAGAATTTTATCGATGTGATTTATCCCATGTGGTGTGAAACTGAAGATGATTGTATTAAAGCGATTAAGCAAGGGCATTTATATTGGGTTTTCTATATTGAAAATTTTGAAACATACGACTCCCACGCCAACGATGTGAATATTGGAGATTTGTACATCAAACTTGAACCTATTAGCGGAGAATTTTATATTATTAAGTCTTTGCATACACCTGATTATCTAGATTCTGACGGAGAATTCACGGAAAGAGATTTGACTTTTGTGAATCTGTATGACGATTATATGAATGGAAAAATCAAATAACCGTTCGAAATTCAACTTCGGTATTGACATTTTTCACAACTATCTTTAATGTTGAGTTAAATTTTCAATATTGAAGGAGGAACTTATGAACAAAGTTCTAGGAATCGTGGGCGCGGTGTTGTTTGCCGTTGCCGTGGGAATCGGATGTTTCGCCAACTTCGCTGGTGCGACGATTGTTGAAATCGCTTTGGCCGCTTTCGGATTGGCGGCTGTAATCGTGGCCACAATCAAGAAGGCTAAGGAAGAAGGAACCTTCACTTGGAAGACCGTCGTAATTATCGTTCTCGCTGTCGCAGGCGGCGCCCTTTGCGCTCTCGGCGGATTGCAGTCCAATGTATTCGAGGCAATCACAGGCGCGGTCGTGGCTCTCATCTCAATCATCTTCGGAGTTTTTGTCGCCAAAAAAGCGTAGTTCCGATTTAAGTTGGAAAGGCTCGGTTGTTTCCGAGCCTTTTTTTTTGCTATTCTCCCATTCTTTTAATCTGTTCCGATATTTTTCCAAATACTTATAAAATTATTGATAATTTTTATTGACAAAATAAATCACTTATTATATAATCATAGATGGAGATGTAAGGAGAAATTATGAAATTAAATATTATTAAAAAATGAGTATGAAAAGGAGTTTGATGAAAATGACTAGAGAGGAACTTACAGAAAAAATGAAAGATTTGCCTAATCCACCGAGTAGAGTACATCTTATTCAACAAGTATGGGAAATTATGAATGATGAAAATGAACAATTGAATAAAGAAAACGGTAAACTAGAGGGATTTCTTGAAGATGAAAAAATGGAATATTATGAACTTGAAAATTTCAAAAATAACGAGATTAAAGAATTAAAAGATAAAACAAAGAAAATCATAAAAGAACTTATGTGGTTTTGTAAGGATTATACAACTATAGGAATACCTGAAGAAAATAGGTCTATAAATTCAAAGAAAGTTTATAAACAAGCAGAAGATTTTTTGAAGGAGTTAGAAAAATGACTAAGGAAGAACTTGTTGAAAGATATAAAATAATTGATATTGAGAAACAAGGAAACATTCTTGTTGTTAGATTGTATGTAAACGAAAATCGTGATGATAAAACATATTTTGTTCGTTTAATTTATGCGGACAACAAATTATTTTACAGTGGAGATATGGGAACTTATGTTTTCGGTAGAGATATATGCCACATCTTCACTTTCTTTAAAGGTGATTATATAAATACTAGTTATTGGAGTGGAAAGTGTGAAGCAAGTTCTTATCCTATTTATCCTAATGAAGTGGATGAAGAAAAACTCGAAGAGTTGGTAAAAGAATATGTGTGTGATTTGTATAGAGTTGAAAATTATGATGAACTTGATGAAGAAATTAAAGAGGTAATTGATGATAAATTTCGATTTGGAATAGAGCCAAATGAATATCGTGCATTTGATGAAATATATGAATTTTTGAAGGAAGAATTTGATAGTTCAAATTTGCACGAAACAGTTTCTAATATTATTGACAATGCGAAATCAATTTCTCCAAATTATGTATACGCTTGTGAATTGATTCAGTGGGTAGAAAATAACCTTGAAGATTGGTGTAAGGAAAGAGAAATTACATATGAGTAATAAAACAGTAAAAGAATTTTTAGATATGACTGATTTTTCCGATATAGATGAAGTTGAAATTTTTGATATTGAGGAAGGAACGAATTACGAATATGATATAGTTGATGGTGAAGTTAGCAAATGGTGTGTCTATGATTTTGGTAATGTTAAAGTTACTTATTTTGAAATTTATGAATATGAAGAAAGAAATATTTTGAGTATTCATATTTATGGAAAATAAAATATATGAAAGAGGTATAAAATGAATAAATTAGAAATTGCTTGTGTTGTCATAGGATTTATTTGTATCATTTTGAACATTAATTTTAAGGTAGAAGGAAAAACTGCTATAATTTGTGTCTTGATTTCAAAAGTAATATCTAATTTAATTTTTGGTGCTATGATTTTTTTGCCTTTGTATTTCAATTATTGGAGATAATGAATGTATTACAAACATTGGATTCAAGAACATATCGTTTCTACAAAACGAGAAAAAAATATTTATTCTGCTAAATATGAAAATAAAGAAGTTAGAGTTTATTCTGCAGATTATTGTATTTATGCGAATTGGTATATAGATGGAAGATTAATTAAAAAACCAAGATTTCCTAAAGAAAGTGTAGATGAAATATATCGATTTATGGAAAGTTTGCGTTATGAATATATTTGTGAAAATTTAATGTATGCAATTTTACATACTATAGAAAAACATTTGCCTTATTTGGAAGATGGTGAAAATCCGATTGGTTCATTAAAATATATAAACATTGTGGGAGAAATTAAAGTTGAATAGTCCAATAAAATACTATGGTGGTAAATCCTATATGACAGATATTATTGTTTCGCATTTTCCAAAAGACTATTCTGTTTACATCGAGGGTTTTGGCGGAGGGGCTTCCGTGTTGTTCGCCAAAGAAAAGGACAAGTTGGAAATCTACAACGACTTGGGCAAGAATGTTCATTCGTTGTTTAAGGTTCTTTCCGACAAAGAACTTTTTGAACGGATGAAGGAAAAGTTGGATTTGACATATTACTCCGCCGACATAAGAAAAGAATTCATTGAAGAATTAAACGAAAACAAGTTGTCTTTATTAGATAGAGCCTATAAATATTTTTATGTGAATCGTTCGTCTTTTAATGGAGTCGGCGGATTCTCCACGACATTGATTGTCAGAAGGAACATGAGCAAATCGGTTTCGGATTATCTTTCCTCCATTGACGGATTGTTTGAAATACACAATCGGTTGAGTTCCGTGATAATAGAGAATCGCGATATTTTCGACTTGATTGAGAAATATGACAATGAAAACGCTTTCTTTTATCTCGACCCTCCTTATGTCCACGACACTAGGAGTAGCGGAACTGAATACGAATGTGAAATGTCTGACAGTGAGCATGAGAAGTTCGTGGACGCGGTTTTGAACGGAAAAGGCAAGTTTTTGATTAGCGGTTACGAACATCCGATTTATGACAATCTAGTGAAAAACGGTTGGAATTTGTATAAATACAATTCCCCCAATTCCAATAGCGACAGAGTTGAATGCTTGTGGTACAATTATGGGATTGAAGGAGGTTTGTTCAATGATTAAAGATTATGATTTGTATTTCGGAGACAATGTGGAGGTCATGAAGAAAAACATCAAGGACGAATCCGTCGATTTGGTGGTCACATCTCCTCCATATGACGATTTACGGACATACAATGACACTTGCGTTTGGAATTTCGATGTGTTTGAGGGCGTAGTCAACCAACTGTGGCGCGTTTTGAAATGGGGGGGGGCGATTGTTTGGGTTGTCGGAGATTCCGCCAAGGACGGAGACGAAAGCGGAACATCTTTCAAGCAAGCGTTGCGTTTCAAGGAGATAGGATTCAAGTTGGGCGATACAATGATTTATGAAAAGCAAGGGATTGGGGCTTGTGGAAGCAACAATTTCTATCTTCAAAATTTTGAGTATATGTTCGTGTTTACGAAAGGCGACTTGAAAACGCACAATTTGATTTATGACAGAAAGAATGTCCATAAAGCGGGATTGACTGATAGTGGAACAGGTCGGAACAAGTTTACCGCAGACAACGGAAGAATCAGAAGGGAATATGTTTCGAAGGAATACGGAAGGCGGTTCAATATTTGGAAATACGACCAAGGCAACGACATGGATGAGTTTCAAAGAAAGCATCCTGCTAGTTTTCCGCAATCGTTGGCCAAAGACCATATCATTTCTTGGAGCAACGAAGGCGATGTTGTGCTAGACCCTTTTTGCGGAAGCGGAACAGTCGGAAAAATGGCGTTATTGAACAATAGAAATTTCATAGGAATAGAGAAAGTTGAGAAATACTACAATTTGGCCAAAGAAAGAATAGATTTTTCCGTTTCCGACATTTTTGATTTGTAGAATTTTTCTGCGATTTGTTGAAAACGCTTGAGTTGAAATGAATTATGGACTAAAATGAGATTGAGAAGGAAAAAAAAAGAATATGAAATATGAGGATGTGACAACAAAAGAAGATAAAGAAAATAGAATCATCAGAATTGATGTAACCGCTGAAAATTGGGAAGAAAATAAAATGCTTGCTAAGGGAATGGGAATTGAAATAGATGAACCTAATTATATAGAATGTACAATTGATTTGAAAAATTAAATATAATATTAAACTATTATATTAAGAGGACAGTAGGATGCCACCTATTGAGGTTCAACTTCTCCGTTGAACCTCTAACTCTTTTAAAATAATTTAACTATTTATTATGTAAAAGTCTTGGCATGGACTAAAAAATTAAAATTATAGGAGAATTATTATGAATTCATTAACTCGTATTTTGTCTTATGATAAGACAAAAATTAATCAAGAAAATTGTAATTGTGAAGAATGCGTTTCTGCCGAAAATGTAAAATCAGATAATCAAATTATTGAATATCCAAAATTATCTGAAGAAGAAATTGAACGGATTATTAACGAAAGATATTTTAATAAAGATGAAAAGACAAAAACTTTTATTCGGAAAGCGTTGAGAAAACATGGTGATAGATATGATTATTCTAATGTGATTTATATAAAGGATAGCGTAAATATAGAAATTATTTGTCGAGTTGAAGGTCATAAACCATTTCCACAAACACCCTCAAATCACTTACAAGGTAAAGGTTGTAAAATTTGTGCCATTGAAAGACGAAGCAATAAACGAAAATTAACAACTGAAAAATTTATAGAAAAAGCGAATAAAAAACATGGAGTGGGAAAATATGATTATTCTAAAGTTAAATATGTTGATTGTTATACTGATGTGAATATAATTTGTCATAACCATGATGTTCCTTATGAATTTCCTCAAGCACCATTTCTTCATTTACAAGGACATGGGTGTGATTTGTGTGCAATGAAAACAAGGGCGGATAAAAGAAGAAAGACAGTAGAAGAATTTATAGAAGAAGCGAATGAAGTGCATGGAATCGGAAGATATGATTACTCAAAAGTCAATTATGTAAATAATCAAACTGAAGTAATTATAATTTGTCATAATCACGAAACACCTTATGAATTTCCACAGACTCCATCTCATCATTTATCAGGTAACGGTTGTAAACTTTGTGGAATTAAAAATCGAGCAGATAAACGAAGATTAACATTGGAAGAATTTATAGAACGCTCAAGAAAAATTCACGGAAATAAATATGATTATTCTAAAGTAAATTATATAAATAATAGTACAGATGTAATTATAACTTGCCCAATTCATGGTGATTTTCCACAAGCACCATCTAATCATTTAAGTGGTAAAGGTTGTTTAGACTGTGCATATGAAAAATTAGCAAATGATAGAAAATTGACTTTGGAAGAATTTATAGAAAGAGCAAATAAACTTCATGGAGTTGGAACTTATGATTATTCTCAAGTGAAATATGTGAATTATCAAACTGAAGTTATTATAATTTGTCCGAAACACGGACCTTTTCCACAAAGACCAAACGACCACTTATTAGATTGTGGATGTCCTAAATGTAGAAATTATATTGGTGAAATTAAAGTTAGAAATTTCTTAACGGAACATGGTATTAAATTTGAAGAACAGATGAAATTTAAAGATTGTAAAGATTCAAACTCTCTTCCGTTTGATTTTTATGTACCAATGTATAATTTATGTATTGAATATGATGGAATACAACATTTTATTCCTACTAGTTTTAAAAAATCAACAAAAGAGGAAACATTAAAAAGTTTTGAATATATTCAAAAACATGACCAAATTAAAAATAATTATTGTAAAGATAAAGGAATGAATCTTTTACGAATTCGTTATGATGAAAATGTAGAAGAAAAACTTATGAATTATTTTGAAAATTTGTATTGACTTTAATTTATAAAATTTTTATATTAAATTTTAATGGAGATATAAATATGATTGATGTAAATGAAGTTAGAAATATTGTCGAAGGAAGTAGTGACTACAATAAACATCGTTATCAAATATGGGATATATGGATAAAGTTTAGAATTAACAATGGATTTGATTGTGATTTGGTAAAAAGAACTTTAAGAACTAAACAAACTGACCCAAGAATTCTAGATTATAAAAAAATGAAGCATATTGCTCTTGAGCGTATTAGACAATTTCAGAATAACGAGAATGTTTTTCCTATTGAAAATCTTGAACCAAAAGACGTTACTTTGGGCGAAATGCTTGAAGATTATGATTTGACTTCCGATGATGTTGTTATTCTGACAAGAATTCTTTATCCGAATGTAAAAGACCGTGTTTCTGATTATGAACAAATTATTGAAATTTGCGACAAGAGAATAAAAGAATTGGAAGAAAAATAATCCAAAACGCTTGAAAAATAATTTTCATTGTGCTATCCTTGCCTTGAAACAAACTGCAAGGATATTTTTATATGAAGTTGAATGAAATTAATTTAGACAAAGCGTTATTCATAAGCCACATAGATTGCGACGGCAGCATCCCCATCGCCCTCAACAGATTTTTTCAGATAAACTATTCCAAGGAAATCATGACCAACTATGGAGAGGAATTAGAGAATTCCGACTTGTCTAGCGGACTGTACGAAACTGTGGTGTACACGGACTTTAGCCCCAACGATAGGGCGAAGGAAATCATCAAGGAAAAAGGAATCAAGTGCCTTGTCATAGACCACCACGAAAGCGTCAAGGAGCCGATGGAGGAATTCACGAAGTCCTATCCCAACGCGGAGTACATATTTGACAACGAGAAGTGCGGAACGAAGTTGTACTATGAGTGGCTAAAGTCGCAAGGCTATGAAGGAAACAAGGTGTCGGATTATATCGTCGAGTTGACCGATACATACGACTTATACAAGAAAGGGTCGCCTTTGTTTTCCGAAGCCGATAAACTTAATCGGTTGCTCTACTCGTCCGCAAAGTGGTACATTTTGAAGTCCAATCCTACCGACAGAATATCCGCCTACGAGACATTCATAAACTCGATGGTTTGGAAAACGCAGAACATGAACGACTTCAAGTTCGTGGCTTGGGAGACGGAGAAGATACAAGGCGACATCAACAAAGAGAACGAGATATTCGAGAACTTGATAAGAAACGCGTCCAAGGAAATTAGCACGAGAAAAGACTCACAAGGAAGGTACTTTTGCGTCTTCTCTTGCAAGAGCAAGGTGAGCGCGATAGCGTCTAGGATTTTGGAGAAATACAAGAAACTCGACTACTGCGTGATTGTGAACGACTACGACCAAGACGAGCCGAAGATAAGCCTTCGTAGCAGAGAGTTCGACTTGTTGAATTTAAACCACGCGAGTGGACACTCCAACGCTTGCGGAATAAACGCAGATGAGGTGGAGAGCATGAAGGATTACGCGGAAGGGTTGAAGTCGAAGAGGATTTATGAAATTGGGTACAGAGAGGAAGGAAATGTCTGAAATAAAATTGTTCAACGAAGATTGTTTGAAGGTGATGGGGGAGGTGGCCGATAATTCGGTAGACTTAGTTTGCTCCGATGTCGCTTATCCCGTTACTTCTCGCGGAGGATGTGGCACGATGAGCGGATATTGGAAATCCGATATCGCTAGGAAAGGAAAAATATTCGAAAACAATTCACTCAAGCCTAGCGACTACCTTCCGCATTTTTATCGCATTTTGAAGGAAAGAACCCATTGCTACATAATGATAAACAACATCAATCTTCGAGAGATGTTGAACGAGGCGGAAAAGGTCGGTTTCCATTTCGTGAAGTGCTTGATTTGGGATAAGCAATCCAAGATTTGCGGTCGCTATTATATGAACCAATTCGAGTACATCTGTTTGTTCCGCAAGGGAGGCGACCGACCCATAAACAATTGCGGAACTTCCGACATCCTTTCGATTCCAATCAAGAAATTGAAGGACAAGGACGGTCACAATTTGCACGACACCGAAAAGCCGATTGAATTGATGAAGATTCTTGTGGAAAATTCAACGAATGAAGGCGACACCGTAATCGACCCATTTATGGGAATTGGAAGTTGCGGAATAGCAAGCAAGATGTTGAATAGAAATTTTATAGGTTGCGAGATAGACCCAAAGTATTTTGAGATAGCGAAGAACAGAATAGAACATAATGGAAATTATGTAGATAATTTTAAAGAAGATATTTTTGGATTATAAATCGCCAAAAGCAATATAGAATAGCCAAGAAACGCCTTCTTTGCTATTCTTCCAATATTCAAAATCAGCGTTCTCCCATTCTTTTAATCTGTTCCAATATTTTTTCCAATCAGAATCTTTTTCTTCCATTAAAAGTTGGAGGAATTCTTTCGTATCTTCATATTTCATCATTGTTTTTATATCATGTTGACAATGAATATCGTCTATTTTGTTGAAAAAATTATACAGTTGTTTTGATTTTTCCATAGTTTTTTCAACGACATCTTTTGCAGTTACTTTTCTTGTATCAATATCCGCAGACCAAAAACAATTAATTCCACTTCTTTTAGAAATTAGTTCTGTTATTTCAACCCATAAGCCTTTATGATTTGCATTATTTTCCCATTCAATATCAAAAAAATTAGTATCGACATAAGCATGGCACATCTCATGTAATACCGTAGAAGTACAATCTATTCCAATGTATCCTTTTGAAATAAATATATTGCTTGTAATTTCATTATCAATATCATTAATAAGTTGTTTTCCTTTCTTTGATTCAGAATGAGTGTATCCCAATACAGAATCTTCTTTCATATGAGCGAATTTTATATTTTTAAGATTAAAAGGTAAATCATAAAAATATTTATTATAAAGAGAAAGGGTAAAATCTTGCAATTCTTTATCATCAAAGCAAATCATATCTAATTCAAAATCACTATTCCGTCGCCATAGTTGAACAATTGAACATCTATGTTGGGTTTCAAATTGTTGGTTCTCCCAACCTTCGTGTTTCCGCCCATGACGGTTCTAATATCTTCAAGAACATCAATGAGTTGGTTTATTGTTTTGCAATTGAATTCCAACTGCGCTTTTTCTTTTAATCTCTTCATAAGACAAATAGTTATAAAAAATTGTTGATAATTTTCCTTGACAAATAAATTAATTTATTGTATCATATAACTATCTTGATTATAGGAGATAATTTTATGAAAGATATTAGAAACAAGCAGTTGCGAAATAAATTAGATAAACTTGGAATTAAGGATGTGGTGCTCAACTTTGACCAAGGGTTTGTCGAGGTGTGGTCGGAGGACGACTTGACGGACACCATTCTTCATTACACGGACAATTCGATTGAAACTAGAAAATTCTCCGATTATTCCGTGGACGAATGGGTTGGAATGATTAAGGAAATTTTCGACAAAGGACTTGATAGTTACGAACGACGGAACGATTGGAGCGATAAGTTGATTTAACTATTTTATTCATCAAGGAAACGGTTTAACAGTAGGAGGAAATAAAATTATGACATTTAATGTGGATTTCAGAGATGTTCAAATTTATGCTGGTGCTTCACATGGGTTTAGAGGTTTTTATGATGAAGATGGAGTTGAATCATGGAAATCAAAGAAAATTACAGACGAAACTTGGAAAAAAGCAAATGAATGGACTAAGTCTTGGTTGGACAAGATTTATAAATCAGATACTCTTGCTGAATTTGTAAAAGGAATCCCTCCTTATGTTCCTTATTCTTTGGAATTAAAGGATAATGAAATTATATTTGCTTGGAGTTGTCCAAATAGATTAAACGGAGAATATACTTTCGGATTTGATATAGTTTACGCCAACATTTCGTAATTGAAGAAAACCTATAAGAGGAGAATAAAATTATGGCAAAATATGTTAATAGTAATTTTAATGACGCAATTAAAGAAGAAATTGATAGGACTACTTGGGGTAAATGGGTGGTGAAAAATGTGCATCACATTGAATATTTTTTCAATGGAAAGATTGTGGACGAGAAAACGCTCAATTCTTTGTTTGAATCCGAAGGATACGACACCGATGTTGATACAGTTGAAGATGAGATTAAAAAAGCGGTTCGCTTGTCAAAGTTGGGAGTTCTCGACGGCAACGCCATTCATATCGCTCACAATTCTGTAGGAAATAGAATCGACCTTGTTTTTAATATTGGCGGATTAATGGGCGATGTTGAAAGTTTGTCTAACAATGAGTGTGTGATTAGAATTAACGGCGATGTTTATGAACAAGATGAAATGTGGAATTTTGGATTCGCCATTTATTTGACTTGCGATACTCATCCTATGGATTTTTCATTGGCGGAATCTAAAAAGAAATCTACTAGAAAAAGTCTGAAAGAAGGCATTGATGTAAAAATTGTATATTGGGACGACACTCCTACGGATTATCTTGATGATGTTACAAGAAATGATATTGTTGATTTGGAAAATGACGCAAATGTTTATAAAATCATCGATGTAACTAACGGCAAGAAGAAAACAATTTATTTGGCGGAATCTAAAAGAAAACCATCAAGAAAAAGTCTGAAAGAATCCGTGAAACCAATCAACGAAAAGAATGTGGCCAAGTTTGTGAATGAGTTGAACGACTATTGCCATGAGAACATCGACATGAACGATTATTCTTTTTATAAAAAGTATGGTCCTTTGTTCTCATTCAAATATAGGGTTGAGGATGACGGAACAATCGTGGTTTATGACAATCAAGGTGTTCTCGACATGTTCGACGATTATTCGTTGGGCAAACAAGCGATTGACAAGTTGGCCAAAAAGAATGGTTGGTATGCCGAGCCTATGTATGGCAGTTGCGATTTTGTTTTTGGAGAACTTTGATTGTGCACAGACGAAGAATGGGAGAGAGAGCGATTTTTCGTTGACGAGGGTGAGGCGGAGTTGTCCCAATGGATTGACATGTGAGTACCAATGGGTAATAAACATCATTTACGGAATGATTCAATAGAGAGGTGATTGAGATATGGCGGATATTAAAGTTAAAGATATTGTTAAAATTGCGGAAAAGACAAATGCTCATTGGAAACAGTACGGTGGATTGAATGGATTATGCATTCATTTTAATAACGGTTTCAATTATTTAAGCGTGTCATTTGTTTATTTCACCGCGAACAATTTCACCCAAGATACATATGATATGGAAGTGTCTGAATTTTTTGACAAATCCAATGAAAAATATTGGGATGAAGTGCAAGCATATTTTGACGGCTTTAGATTTGACACGATTTACGGAGATTACGAAGACGGCTTATTGCTTGATAGAGTTTTCAATTGGTGTTTCAGCAGACGAAAAGGTTTTCCAATCATAAATTTTGATTATGATTGGAGAAATAAAAACGCGGAATCTGATTAATTCTTATTGAATTTATCTGAGAAATCGCCTACTATGTGGGCGATTTTTCTTTTAAGGAGACGAGATGTATTCAGACGAGCGAATAGGGGAAATATTCAAAGGAATCGTTCCGAACGACGAGAATTCCAAGGTTTGGTTCGATGCTTATACAAACATTTATAAACAGAGTTTCTTAAATCCCACGAAAAGCGACAAATTCAATTACCATCATTTTTTCTGCTCCTTTCTGTACAAGACAGTTGACGATTCCATAGAGAAGAAAAACCGTTACCACACCATAGACAAGTTGGACGAAAAATACTCGCCTTTAGACAATGTGTGCAAACTTCGAATCTTATACCATGTTTTGGCTCATTATTATTTGGGGATGGCTCTGCGAAACACCGAATGGGCGGTCGACGCTAGGAACGCCTTCTTCGTGTTGGTCGGCGACTACAGTCGGCCAATCGAGTCGTATTCGTTGGAGGAAGTGAAGGAGTTGGGTCGGTTGGTTGAGGAAAATTCTTTGCCTAACACCGTTAATCGTTATATGACCCAATCGGAGAGAAAGGAAATGGAAAAGCAAAGAGCCAAGGAAAATAGGGAGAGATGGAAGGAAGAGCATAAAGACGAGATTGAGGAAAGGAAACGGAAGCAGAGAGAGTGGGCTAAAAAGACGAGGGAGGAATGGAAGGCCAAGAAAAATAGCAAAGAGACTTGACATTTTTGCATAAATGTTGTATTGTTCTATTAAGGCTCGGAAATGAGCCAAGGAGAAAACATGAAGACAAACATGAAGAAAAGCGTTGGATTGGGAAAGAAAACCCAAGTGAAAAAAGCCGTGATGTCGCCTTCGCAAAGCGCGTTCGAGAAGTTCGTGTCGAAGGACGAGTACAAGGGAGCCGTCCGCTCTTGCGGAAAGAAGAAGGCTTACGAGATTTTCATGCGCGGAGTGAAGTTCGGAAAGACTTCCAAGTAGTCCGCTAGATTTTTTATTTTTTTAAGGAGCGTCCGTCTGATTCGCGGACGCTTTTTATTTTTCAACTATTTTGATTATGGTCGAGTTTACAGAAAGAACACCATCGATTTCTCAAATTTATCAATACACATATTCCAATCCACATACTAGAAGTAGGTTTGAGAATATGGAGCGCGATGTTTTGAAAACTAAAGTGAAAATCGAAAGACGCGTCGTGTACAAGCGCAATAAAGAAAATTCCACAATGACTCCCACCGAGCGTCTGTATATTAGGACTGAATCGTTTCCAAATTATCCCCCATATATTAATGTGAAAAGTAGAAACGCCAAAAAGCAAAGAAAGATTAGACACCAATACGACATAATTTGTTGCATAGGAAAGGATGAGAATGGAGAATACAATTATTGGACTTCTCCTATAGTTTGGAGAATCGGAAGCCAAAAGAAATATCCGAAGGTTGTTCCGCAAAGCAAAGTCAAGACGATATTCAAATCCACTAGGGAAAGATTGGAAAAGAAATACACCAAACTTCCACAAAAGCAAAAGGCGGAGATGATTAAAAAAGAAATTGAGAAGATAAAAAAACGTGCGACATACCTTGATGTCGGAGACTATTGCAGTAGAGAATTAGGAATAATGCTTGACGCTTATTTTAGGGATTTTTATGTGATGAAGAAGTTTTCTTGTTTGTACGGCAAACTTCATTGGGATGTTCCGAACGACGAGATTCAATTCCCATTCTTCGACAAACACATGTTGAATCTAATTTCTTATCTCATGAAAATGGGTATATTGAAATATTGAACTTGAATTGCGGATTGAAATAAGATAATATAAGTCAAATAAAAAAATTCGGAGGAATTTTTGCCTATGAGAGCCGACCCTAATGTGGATTTCAAGAAGATGGAGTTTCCGAACATTTTGTGCGAGGAAAGCGATGTGGTGGAATGGGAGATTTCGGACAACATATCGATGTTGTATGACAAAAGAACCCAAAAGTTCACAATAGACGGCATAGACATGGAGACTTTCGATGAATACACCGTTGAATTGGACGACTCCTTCGATGGAATGGAGATAGATGGAGTTGAGATTTCGAAGGAAGATTTCGACAAATTCAAGGAGTTGGCGAAGTCCGCTTGAAACTTTAACTATTTTAAGCAAACTCAATTTGTTCGGAGAAAATATTATGGAAGATAACAGACGATTAATCCCAATGTCGATAAAGCATCTTGACGGAGACAATTGGATAATTTCGATTGAAGGCGGAGAGTCCTACAATGTGAAGGGCGACATTGAGGCCATTAAGAAGGCTTGCAGACGAATTAAGGCTAAGGACGGAGAAGGTCATGGAAAATGTCGTTCGTCTAAAGTCGGCACATATTTGTCAATGGTTTCGGACGAAGACAACGAAGCCCACAAGATAAATGTATGGAAAAGCAAGGTTCCGCATAGCGCGGACGAATTTAGAAGATTGATGGAAAGAAGTTATGCGGATTATGTTAGGTTGGATAGGGTTTGCGACGATGTTGAGTTCTATATCGGAGTGTATGAAGAGAAAGGGGGTTCTTTGACAAAAGAGCAATTGAAGGACTTGGAGGAAAAACTCGACATTCTTTGGGTGAACAACATATATCCTTATACATACAATGAAGGCGTGAAAATATTGAACGCTTGCGGATATAAAAACAATTTCGAATTTATGGATATTAAGGAGAAGAAAGGAATGAAAAAGACACCGAACAGTAGGTATGATGCAATCGACCCTTATGACAACGAGGAAGATTGTGTTGAGTTGGCTAAATTGGCTGGAATTGAACTTGAGATAAAAAACAAAGTAATGACTTTTAAGGGAAACAAGTTCAATCAACAGTATATTTTTGACAATGCAACGGATGCGATGTACTTGGATAAAAACGGAGACTTGATTTTATTACATCAGTTGGATGTTGATGGAAAAGGCCTCGAATACAACATGAATGACGAATTGGGAGTCAAATCTAATTATAAAGGAATGAAAAAGATAACTTTGACGAAAAATTATTTGATTGAAGGAGAGGTCGTTCCTAAAGGAACAGTGGTTCAGTTGAAGGAAAAACTTGAATTTTTGCCGACTGACATTTGGAATGTGGCAAAAGACATGGACGAGTCCGAAAGATTCGAATATGTGAAGGCGGAATTGAAGAAAATCGGAGACGATAGCACCGACGAGGAAATCAAGGCTTTCTTGGACAAATATAAGAAGGATTTGAACGAATCCTTGAAGGAAGACAATGAAGAATACGAGCCTTATGTGAATGTGGATAATCTTCATTTTGGATACAACACCAAATACGGCTTCATCGAGCATGAGTTTAGCAAGAATTTAATCATCAAAAATAACGGAAAGGACAAGACTTTCATTTTCGGCCAACTTCCGTCAAAAGAATGGGCTTATGTCGTTACCGATGTTCTTAAAGGCGAGGGTGGTTTGTTGGAATACGATGTGTCTTTCAAGAAAGATGTCGTTTATTACGCTTTCAAGGACATTTTGGAGGACAACGGAATTCAAGAGTCTTTGAAGGAATCCGTGGAAGGTTTGGGCGACATGTTGGACATGATTGAGGAAACATTGAAGTCTGAGGACAAGATTGACCCCAAGAACTTCGATAAAATTCTTGACATCGCTAGCGGAGACGATGAACTTTTGAACGCTTGGGTTGATTGGTGCAACGCGAGCGACGCGAAGTTCAACAAGAAGGCCAACAAGTTTTGGGAAGTCTTCGACAAACTTTGCAAGCCTTACACGAAGGGTAAAGCCAAGGGCGACGACAAAAGCAAGGACAAGAAAGACGAGGAATAAGGAGAGGCTATCATGGGAAAGAAAAGCAAGACAATCGTTAGCAAAAGCCAAGACAAAAGGGTTTATCCTATAAAGGTTAGATTGGCAAAACCCAATCCGATGAACAGAAACAAGGTTGTAGTCAACGATATCGAAATCTGCACATATAAGGATACAATCATCGAGAGCGCGGAGCAGTTCGCCAAGATTATTTCTTTGCAGAACCTCCTTGTCGTGAAGTCCGATGTGGCGGAGTCCAATGTCGAGGTCGTCGAAAGCGAAGGAACAATCGACATGGGAAGCGAGTTCAATGAATAGCGGAAGTTTGGAGAGAGTGTTCAACCTTTGCTCTGACTTTTTGACCGACGAAGAAATTTTGGAAGTCTGCGATGAAATCGACGCTATAGAATCCAAGTCCAAAGTCAAGAAGATTCAAGGAGGCCTTGGAATGGCTAGCCAACTTCCTTACAATTCGACATACAAGGGAAAAATTTTCGAAATATAAGAAAAAAGTTGGGAAATTTGTTGAAATTCATTTAAAAAAGCGCTAAAATCCTTGCAGACTACAAAGCAAGGATTTTTTATGATTCAAGATGTCGAACAGTTATTACTAACCCACGGTATAAAATATCAAAAAAAGGGGAATATTATAAAATGTTTGTGTCCAAATCCTTCTCATGATGATAGACATATAGGTTCATTTTCTTTTGATACGATTAAAGGTGTGGGTCATTGTTTTGCATGCGGATGTTCCGTAAATATTTTTTCATTCAATAAATTACTTGGCGAAAAGTTGGAATATAGGGGTGATGTAAATTATGAGTTTGCTAAATCGTTGAAACCAAAGAAAGAAGAAGTTGTATATACTAAACCGATTGTTTATGGAAAACTTTACAACCCTTTTTATGACAATAAAGTTATGGATTTCTTGCATGGAATCGGTTGGTCTAATGAGTTTATTGAAGAAAAGGGTGTAAAATATTGTCGATATTGCGAGATGATTGGAGAAAATATTGCGAACAACACTGATGAAAAGCCGACAGTTATGGAGAACAGAATTTGCATACCGATTTATAAAGACGGAAAACTTGTGAACTATGAATGTCGAACATTCAATAATGAGTTTCCGAAAGTTAAATATGTGAAGTCTTGTAGTTCAAATTTTCTTTATAATTTTGAAAATGTTGATTTAGAAAAACCTGTCGTACTTACAGAATCTATAAAAAATTTGGGTCATGGTTGGAGTGTAAATAAAAATATAATATCATCGTTTGGAAATCAAATTACTAATAAAAAATTAGAGATGTTACAAAAAGTAAAAAATCTAATTCTTTTTGCTGACTTTGACATGGGTGGATTAACTATGGTGAGAAAACTTCATGAAGAATATGAAGGTAATTTGAGAGTAACATTCTGTCCAAAACAATATAAGAAAAACAACGAAATGAAAGGATTTGATATGAATGACTGTTCTTTAGATGAAATAAAGTTTTATCTTGAGCATACAATGTCTGCAGAAAAAGCAGAAAGAATATTAAGTGGTGAAAATGAAGATGATATTTTTTGGACATAAAATTAGGATTGAAAATTAATTATTAACTATTTATTATTTATAAAGAGGTGAGTGTAAGTTAGTACCTTATACATTGGTTGAATTCCTAATCTCGTTCAACCACACCTCTTTAATTTTTTTAACAATCTATTTTTAGCATTAACTATTTAATGTGATGTTGGTACTAACAACGTAAAAATAATTTTTATAGGAGATTAGATTTATGAATGTATTAAATCGAATGATGTCTTATGATAAGACAAAAATTAATCAAGAAAATTGTAACTGTAAAGAATGTGTTTCCGTTGACACTCCAAAATCGGAAAATCAAACGGTTGAATATCCAAAATTATCTGAAGAAGAAATTGAACGGATTATTAACGAAAGATATTTTAATAAAGACGAGAAAACTAAAACTTTTATCAGAAAGGCTTTAAGAAGACATGGAGATAGATATGATTATTCAAATGTAGTTTATGTGAAAAATGATGTAAAAGTTGAAATTATTTGCAGAATTAAAGGACATAAACCTTTTCCACAAACACCTAACAATCATTTACGAGGACAAGGTTGTAAAGTTTGTGGGAATATACAAGGTCATGAAAAACAAAAATCAACTTTAGAAGAATTTATAGAAAATGCGAAATTGATTTATGGAGATTTATATGATTATTCTAAAGTTGTTTATGTGAATGATGCAACTAAAATTCTTATTATTTGTAAAACTTGTAAAAATAAAAATAGACCTTATGAATTTGAACAAACTCCAAATCATCATTTAAGAGGTAAAGGATGTCGTTTATGTGGAATTGAAAAACGAGCAAATAAACGCAGGATGACATTAGCAGAATTTATAGAAAAAGCAAACAAAGTCCAAGGTCTTGGAAAATATGATTATTCTAAAGTTAATTATATTAATGCACATACGAAAGTGATTATTATTTGTCCAAAACACGGCGGATTCCAACAAACACCAAATAATCATTCAAATGGTCAAGGATGTCCTATTTGTGATGAATCAAAAGGTGAAATAGAAGTATATAACTTTTTAATGAACAATCATATAAATTTTGAAAGAGAAAAGAAATTTAAAGATTGTGTAAATATACATTCACTTCCATTTGATTTTTATCTTCCAAAATTTAATATTTGTATTGAATTTGATGGTGGACAACATTTTTCTCCTTGCAGTTTTGGTGCTAATTTGACAGAAGAACAATTGATGGAAAATTTTAAGCAAATTCAATTTCGAGACCAAATTAAAAATGATTATTGTAAAAATAATGGAATTATCCTAATAAGACTTAATAATCTTAAAACGGTCGAAAAAGAATTAACAAAATACTTTCAAGAATACGGAATTTTATAGAATTCTATTGATTTTTTTCAATAAATATTAAATTATAATGATAATACAATTTTGAGGTGTAACATGAACAGTATGACGGATATTTATTGGAATGTAATTCAAGAACTTTTGAAAAAATTAAATTATTATGAAGAAAACTATGCTTGTCATATAACTCATGTTTTACCTATCGGTAAAATTGAGTACGAAATTAACTCAAATTGTACAAATTATTACCGTTCGGTAAAAGAAGAAAAGGAGGAATAAATGTCAGATGTTACTTTATATAAAGGCGATTGTCTTGTAGAAATGAATAAAATTGCAGATAAATCAATCGATATGATTTTGGCTGATTTACCTTACGGAACTACCCAAGCGAGTTTTGATACGGTAATTCCGTTTGAACCATTATGGGAACAATATCATAGAGTGATTAAAGATAACGGAGCGATTGTTTTGTTTGGACAAGAACCCTTTTCATCTTATTTAAGATTGAGCAACATAAAGGAATATAAGTACGATTGGATTTGGGATAAGGTAAAAGGTGTGGGATTTCTCAACGCAAAGAAACAACCTATGAGAAATCATGAATTAATAAGCGTGTTCTATAAGCAACAATGTAAATATAATCCTCAAATGACTCATGGGCATAAGAGAAAAGTTTCTTATAGGACAGATAATCAACAAGGTGAAGTTTATGGTAGTTGCGGAGAAAACTTGTATGATTCCACAGACCGTTATCCAAGAAGTATTCAAGTGTTTTCAACTGACACGCAAAATTCTTCATTACATCCTACTCAAAAACCAATTGCTCTTTTACAATATTTAATTAAGACCTATACTAGCGAGGGTGAATGGGTTTTGGACAATTGCATGGGAAGTGGCAGTTGTGGAGTCGCTTGTTGTGCCACAAAAAGAAATTTTATAGGCATTGAACTTGATGAAAATTATTTTGAAATCGCCAAGAAAAGGATAGAGGAAAGTAATGCAGATTTGTTTGATTTATAACTATATTATTAATAAATATAAATTTTTTAGGAGTGTATTATGAATGTAGACAACGATAAATCTGTTGATGAAATTATTTCAGCAGAAGTTGAAAAATATGAAGTGGGATATGATGTTTATTTTTATGACGAATATTCTAATAAAAAACATGTTAGTACAATAGAATATGTATATTTAGGACAAGCGAGAAACCTTGTGCTTAGTGTAGGCGAGGGAAATATCGGAGATGAACATTATGATTGTTATCAAGTATTTTTCTTTAATGTGTCCGATAGATTTTATGCGTGCAAATTTTATAACAAACTTAACGATGCACTCAAAGAATTTAAACTTTGGGTTGATTAAAATTTTTTGAATTATTTCTTTTTAAACTTTAAGCCGAATTTTTCATACAATTCGTCTTGAAGTTTTTTTTCATTTTTTTGCGAGCAATCCTCTTTTTCATCGGTGTCGTCATATAAGAATGACGCGTAATTTACATTACTTTTATCAGCGTTTGTACAAGCACCAACGAATGAGTCAGACAAATCTTTTCCAAAATATCCACATTTCGATTTTTCCCAATCAGAATTTTCTAAATCAATCCAATCTCCTTGAACATGGTCTACAATGAGTTTTCCGCTTTTGCTCTCTTTTCCATTATGTCCTTCGTTAGTAGTGATTAAAGATTTCATGTTGTTTTTCATAACCAAGTTTTTACCGATTTTTACTCTACCTTGCATGACCCAAGAAGCAAATGAAAGATAATAATCAGGTGTAGAATCCAACGACAATCTTTCACATTCAATACCATTTCTTTCTAAAAATTGAATAGAACTTTTTGATTCAAAACCATCGTATGTTGCTTTTTTAATATTTGTATTTCCATAAATCTTCATGCAATAAACTAAATATTTGAAACTATCCAAGTTTATTTTATCGTCTTTTTTACTCATAATTGGTAAAGTAAAATCAGCAACATACATCTTTCTTCCGATTTTATCGGTTTCAAGGTGTACCATAGAGACGCCAGCCATATCTTTCTTTTCCGCCATATCTATATGAACAAATCGTTCAGCGGAAGGATAGCGTTTTAATCTGAAAGAATTTTGTTTTCCTGTGTAGACATAGAATAAAGGTCTGACTTTATCCCACAATAGTGTTTCAGGCGCCAATAAATAACTTGCATATTCAAACATATAAAAGTTTTTAAGATTTGGCACGAAACATTGGTCTATAAGTTGATGATTAGTGAAGAGTTTTGTATCAGAACCTGCGGTTGGTATTGCACCGAAATCACGCATACATTTAGCGACATTATCTTTGGCTACAGTATATAAGTCGATAGGGAAATCAACAATATCGTTAGGGTCGTAATTTTTACGTTCTTCTTCTGTGATAATTTTTGTCGGTTGAGTAGAAGTACCTTTAAAAATAGGGAATACTTTACTGTGGTCTTTTTGCCATATGGGAAAGACATGTTCTTGCACATCCCATTTTTTGCAGTTTATATATAAAACATCATCATCAGTTTTATGTTTATCAATCCATTGGTCTATTCTACTTTCAAGTGAGTTTGGTGAGGTATCTATTATGAGAGATGCGTTTGGACTATTTTTACCGAAACGAGAAATAATACGGTTTTGAGATTCTTCAAGCATTTCCATAATTCTATCTTCAGGCATAACTTTACTTAAATTTGCTAGTTCATTTAAATTTATGATGCAAGCTGTCCTACCTACAAGGTCGCTAGGAGAACTTGCACATTCCATGTATACATCACCAATGCGAATGATGGCGTTACCTTTACTTGTATTACAGAATAAGATTTTACCTTCTTCATTTTTAGAAGGGTCTGTCATATCTCGTTCATATCTAACTCTTTCAAATTTAGAAGAAATTTCCATAAGAGTTGTCATTGGTTTCACAATCATATCGTAACTAACTTGTTTTGAAAAACTAACACTGATATCACACAAACGAGTAGATTCCGCCAATTTGAATTGTTTATTTATATTACGATAAGATAATGTAACAATAATTCGATATAGATTCATTAGAGCAACTAAAGTTGTTTTACCATAACCGATAGGGGCATATAAAATACATGTATTACGATTAATTAATGGATTAAAATAATCAAGAAATACTTTTTTGCAATGAGGATATATGTCTTTTGCTTGCCCACCTATCCAAGTTTCTGTTAAAAATTCTTCAGGAGTTGGCGGTCTAAATTTATGATTTATTTTCCAACTGTTATCAAGCAAATTACCCTTTTCTCTTTCAGATAATCGTTCATCGTGCAAAATTAAACCTAACGCTGAATTAATATCTTCAACTTCGGCTTGAGTAAATAGATTAGAATTAAGAATATTATCTAAGTACGATAAATCGTTTTCTGGGTGTCGAAGTATATCGTTTTCCATGTCTTTTAAACTGTTAAAATCCGACGGATTCATATTTTTCACCTCCTTACGCTAGGATTTTTCATCATATACCGCATCCGCATAAAACTTTATTCATTTATGCAAATAGTTATGCATATTCAAAATGACAATGATAATATGAATGTGGTTATACCTATCAAAACCACTTTTTCACAAATAATAACTATCTTAACTATATTGATAAAAGAAATTTTATTAACTATTTTATTTAGATAGGAGAAGATACATATGGCTCATATTTTAGATGTGTTAAGTTCACTTGGCGAAGATGCCCTAGCAAACAAGTACTCGATAATTTTGCCGACGACAGTGTCGCAATTGGCAGGCGTTAATGACCAACTCACATTCCGCATCACGAATGTGTCGATTCCAGACAAAACGATAGGAACTTACACGATTACCAAACGAGGCCGTCAGTTTGACCGTCCCAACGGAATGAGCGAGCAGAGCAGAGAGATTTCGTTCAGTTTCAGACCTGACAAGAAGTTGCTCACATACAAGGCTTTGTCCAATTGGATGTCATACATTCAGAACAACGAGACGATGTTCATGGCCTCCGACAGTGGCCCTAGCGGAGAAGGCGGAGCGAGTTTGTTCCGAGCACCCATCGAGATTTGGGCGATTGACAATTTGGACGACAACAACATCGCAGGTACTCCCAACTCTATTTGGATATGCCAAGGTTGCTTCCCAACCACATTGAGCGGATTGGAGTTCGACGAAGAGAGCGGAGACCCTTTGAGTGTGGATGTTACTTTGAACTGCTTCAATATCATATATCCGAGCGTGTGAAAAAGTAACTATTTTTAGTTGATTGAAGGATAGTTTATCCTTAAACAATATTGTTTCAAAAAAACCTATATAGGAGAAAGAAGAAATGAAGAAGTCAATTTTTTTGAAGAAGTCGATTATGGTCGAAGGAAAGATTATTTCCAAGGGAGCCAAAATCTTGGTTGAGGCGGACGATGTTGAGGATGTAGGAGTTGTGGACACGACTCCCATCGAAGACACAGTTGAGTACGACATTGAGAAGGCCAAGCGCCTTGCCAAAATCCGCAAACTTCGCGCCATCAAGAAGGTGGAAGCCGAGACTGTGACTGCCGACGAGAACGACGAACCTGCCGAGTTCCCCGCAGACGAAATCCAAGCCCTCCGCAAGGCTCGCATCGCTAGAATCAAGGCTTTGAAGAATGCCAAGAAAGCCGAAGACGAAGCCACAGAAGAGGAAGAAGTCGTTGAGGAAGAGGACGAGAAGAAAGACGCTCTTCGTCGCGCTCGCTTGGCTCGCATCCGCAAACTCCGCGCCTTGAAGAACGCCAAGAAGGCCGAAGGTGAAGAGGAAGTTACGGAAGAGGACGAACTCGACAAGGAAGACGAAATCGCCGAGAAATCTCGCCTAGCCAAAATCCGCAGACTCCGCGCTTTGAAGGCTCGCATGGCCAAGAAAGCCGAGGAAGAGACTGTTGAAGAAGAGGACGAAGGCGACGACGACGGAATTTGCGCGGAGAAGTGCTCTCGCTAATTCACGATAGTCTTTGACTGAAAAAAGACCTAGATTTGTTTCTAGGTCTTTTTTTTTATTTTTCCCAACTATTTTTTCCATGAACGAATTAAAAAACATTAAACTGTACCACAAGGACATCTTCCTTCCGCAAGAACTAATCGAACAAGCCATCGAACAACAAAGAACGGTGAAGAACTACATCTTTACCAAGCACTTGATTGAGAGAATAGAATGCAAGGATAGGTCGCACAACTCCGTGACCGCCGAGAATGTATGGAAAGTGTTAGATGGATTGAAGAAAAAGCCCGTCGCTCCCTTCGAGGTGGAAACCAAGGAAATCAACGGAAAGGAGAAGGTCGCTAAGTATGTGGTTCGAGCCAAAATGAACGAGTTGGAGGATATTTGCTTGGTGGTTAGGGGAAACAAGGCCATAACCGCATACATCAACGATTCGAGCGACAATCATAGAACATTGGATTTTTCAAAATACGAAACCGCTTGAATTGTGGTGTTGTCGAAAAGACGAAATTGAGGTATTGTTATTCATTGGATTTTTTTTGGAGATGAAAATGAAACGAAATGTCGGCTTGGAACAATTCTACACGACTAAAGAAAACGCGGAATTCTGCTTGTCGAAATTGAACTTGAATTCTTTCGATTTGATTGTGGAGCCTTCCGCAGGCAACGGTTCGTTTTCCGACTTGATTGATGGGTGTTTGGCTTTCGACATAGAGCCTCAATCTTCAAGCGTGAAAAAGGCGGATTTTTTAAAATTGAATTGCTCCAAATTGAAAGGAAATAAGGTTTTGGCGGTAGGCAATCCTCCCTTTGGACGACAGTCTTGCTTGGCGATAAAATTTGTGAACAAATGCTCCGAATTCGCGGACACCGTGGCGTTTATTTTGCCAAAATCGTTCAAGAAGGAAAGCGTTCAAAATAAATTGAATCCATTTCTTTGGATAAATGAAGTCTATGAACTGCCGTCTTGTGAATTCATCGAATGCGGAATGAAAACGGAAATTCCTTGCTCATTTTTTGTCTTTGAAATGAAAAACGAACTTAGAAAGAAAATTCCGATTCCCAAAGTCGATGATTTTTCGTTCGTGAAAAGGGAAGCTGCGGACTGTTCGATAAGGCGAGTCGGCTTTTATAGCGGACGAATTGAAGGCTTGAATGTTTCCGAATCCTCGCATTATTTTGTAAAATGGAACGACGATTATGCGAAAGAAAAATATTTGGCTTTGAAATTTGATTTCGACAATGTTGTGGGAGCGAGAAGTTTGTCCAAGACCGAAATATTGAGAAAATGGGTGGAGAAATACCAATAAATTTTTAACTATTATATATCGATTGTCATTGAGGTGAAACATGAAATTCAACTTGAACAAAACCGAGATATTCGGTCACATTAAAATCCGCGAAATCTTGGACGCTCGCTTGCATGAGGTCGAGGATTGGAGCGAGGTCGGCTTGGAGATAAAGGACGAGTTGCTTTCTTGCGACTCTCTTTGGGAACTGTTGGACATCGTTTCAGAATGGACGGAGGAAACTCCCAAGGTCACGGTCGGCGACGACTATGTTTGGTTGAATTACTCCGACTACGCTTTCGGCTACGATTTGTCCAAGTTTGAGGTTTCGTTCACAGTTGAAAATTAATAGAGAGGTGTGAGTTAAAGAACGGTTGACAATTAATTATTTTATAAAACATATTATCCTTCCATTAATTTTATAAAATGGTTAATTTTTTCTCGAAAAATGATTGACAAATTACGACATTTGTTTTAAAATATTAAACGAATGATTTAACTATTTACAATGTCGTTATTACATCATCGGAGAGTGGCCAAGTTGTACAGAGATACAAACTTTTAAAATAATGGAAGTCCACACTTGCTCCTCTTTTTTTATTTAAAGGGGTGCTTCTTATGGAAAACAATAAATCGGAAAAATATGACAATTTAATTTCTCAAAACTATGAAACTCTCAATGAAATATTAGGCGATAACAACATTCCTCGCTCGCAAATTAAGTCCATAAGGAAATACTCCGCTTTTTTGGAATCGAAGAAAGCCTACCATCCCAAGGCGAAAAAAGAAGTCGCAATGTACTCCCAAGAAACGGCGGATAAAATCGTGAAATACGCGAACTTGTCCAAAGCCGAGAAATCAAAGGCAATCTCGTTATTAAAATACGGAGTGGAAAACAAATCCCAACTTGAAGAAATTAGAAAGAAATTGTCGGAGACGAGCAAGGCAAATTCTGCGGAACGGATTGAGAAAAGAAACAAAACCAACATGAAGCGCTACGGAACTTGCGATTTCATAAATTCCGACAAGGCGAAGGAAACAATCGTCGAAAGATACAAGAGCATAGAAGATTATAATGTGGAAATGGGAAGGCGAAGGAAGGAAAGATTTAAAAACGCTTCCGAAAAATTTTGCGAAGAAAACGATTGTTCCATGTTTTCGGAAATATTTGAACCGAGCGTAAAGCATTCCGCGAGCACATTGAATTATTGTTTGGAACAAACGAATGTAAAATTGCTTATGTTTGAAAATGTTCCATATATTAAAAATCGCGACATTTCTTTAATAAATGAACAATTGGATAAAATCGGTAAAAATTATTCGCACAGTTCAAAAGACGAGCGAGATTTGGTAAAATTTGTAAAATCCATTTATTGTGACGAAATTATAGAAAACGACAGAAAAACGATTTTTCCGAAAGAATTGGATGTTTATATTCCTAATAAAAAGGTCGCCATAGAATTTGACGGATTATATTGGCACTCCACGGAACATCAGAAAAATAAAAATTATCATCTCGACAAAACAATCATGTGTGAGAAAAAAGGAATAAGATTGATTCATGTATTTGAGGACGAATGGAAATGCAAGCAAAATATCGTCAAATCGATAATAAGTTCGTCATTGGGAATTTACGAGCGGAAAATATTCGCTAGAAAATGCGAGGTGAAAGAAATTGGCGACCGTGAATTTAGAAACTTCTGTGACGAAAATCATATTCAAGGAGAGTGTAATTCTTCTGAAAGATTGGGATTGTTTTATGAAGGAGAATTGGTTCAATGCGTTGGTTTCGGAAAGTCGAGATTTACTAAAAATGAAAACGAGTTAATTAGAATGGTCACGAAATTAAACACTCAAGTTGTCGGCGGATTTAGTAAATTGATGAAACATTATGGCAAAGATTGCATTTCTTATGTCGATAGACGGTTGTTCAACGGCGATGGCTATTTGTCTAGCGGATTTAAAAAAATATCGGCAAACAAACCGAATTATTATTATACAAAAAAGTTTGAAAGGTTTTATAGAATGAATTTCACCAAGAAGAATATCGCTAAAAAGTTTCCAAAGGAATTCGACGAATCTTTGACTGAAGAGCGAAATATGGAAAAATTGGGATATTATAGGATATATGATTGCGGAACGATTAAAGTAAGATATGAATCGGATTAAAAATTAAAGACCTAGGAGATTTCCTAGGTTATTTTTTTTAACTATCTTAATCATAAACATTTAGGAGGATTATTTATGTTTAAATTGACGATAAGCGATGCAGTCATGGACGACGAACGAGCGTTGAAAGACTTGGAATTTAAAGTGAATAAATTGAACGACGCTTGCGACGAATACGGATATAGAAGCGACTTTTACATAGACTACGGCAAAGGTGCGATTCTCAATGACGAGGAAATATCTTCAAAGTCGGAATATTCGCCCATCATCAGAGTGAGCAACGAAGTTTTGAAAAACATCAATGTGGTGACAGTTACAGTTCAAACCACAAGTTTCGGAGCGTTGGATGTCGAGGATTACGAAAATTTTTACAACGACATCACCAAAGCGTTTTATTTGTCAAAAAATCTGCAAGTTAAATTGGACGACATTACATCTAGTTTATAATTGAGGGTGGATTTTTATAACTATTAAAACGAGAGGTGTATATTTATGAGATTTAAAATAACAAGTGTGGGTTTTGGTCGAAGTTTAGAACCTTTTATGCAAGGTTTAAAAAATTATGAAATTTTCGGTGAAAATTCCCTTCTTGATACATTGGAAATCGCAGATAAATTTTTATCATTTTCTAAAATAGGTTTTATTGATGGCTATGAAGACGATGTTGAGATTATAATATCAAATAAAAACGAAGATTATATAGAATTTAAAATAGACGATGGAACTGATGAAGATTATCAATATATTTTAAATTTAATCAAAGATGGTTCTAATTTAAATGTGAAGGTGAAAAAATATTAACTATTTTATTCTGTTGGATGTTGATGTAAAAAACATTAACTATTTTATTGTGAAAGTTTAATTGGCGATAAACCGCCTAGGGTTATATGAATGGCGGTTGGATACGAAGTCGAAACCATATGCTTTGATTTTTAAAAATGTGTCCGCGAGATTTTAAGAAATTTGGAAAATCTTTTGTTCATGCCGATAACTATATATTTTATAGGTATTTTAGTAATTCTTTCGTGCAAAGCAAACTAAAAACCTCAATCGATGAAACAAAAGGTGAAAAACTATGGGTTTCGGAAAAGTTATGAGAATGAGCGAAGACAAGGCTCGTTCAATTTACAATGAAAAACTCTCCGAGCGCGAGAACAAGGTTCTCAAGTTGAAGGAGAAGTATAGCAAGTCTAAGGGATTGGCTCTCGGAAAAGGCAAACTTGACGAGATGTTCGAAAAGGACGCGAAGAAGGCGGAAAACCTCATCTTGTTCCTTGAGAACTCTGAAATTCAGGCTCGTCGCAATCCGACAATCGCTCAGAATGTTCTTCAAGAGCAAGCCATCAAATCTATGAATGGCGCTCAGTTGACGGAAGCGATGCAGAGTGGCGGTGCCATGGCTCTTATGTTGCCGACAGACATCGTTAAGATTTCTCGCATCGGCTATTCTAACTCAATCGCCCAAGATGTATTCGATGTATGGGGAATGAGTTCAATGAAAGACAGCCTCTACAAGTTGGAGACTACTTACGGCTCAACCGCTCGCGGCGCCACCGCTGGCGATGTAGTTTACGAGAACTACGGCGAAGGACGCTATCCTTCAACATTCGAGCAAGAAGCCTTGATTAGCGGCGACGCTGGCGTTACTTGGACTGCCACTCTTTCATACAAACCCTTGATTCCTTTCAAGGTAAGCGTTTTCCTCGACGGCGCTCAAGTTGCCGTTGACAACGGAGCGGGTGTTCTCGTCGGAGCCGACCTCGACCCCGCCACACCGTCTACAATCAACTATACGACAGGTGCGGTTTCAGTCGTATTCGCCTCTGCCGTTAGCGGTGGCGCTTCCGCTGAAGTAATCGTTCAGTACGCCTACGACTTCGAAGACCCCACTTTGTTCCCTCGCACAGGTTCAGTTCTCTTGAACTTGGTTGAGTATCAGTTCTCTGCCATCTTGTATCCGCTCGAAGTTGAATGGACTCGCTTCTCCGAGGATTTGATGAACTCAAAACTCGGACTTTCTGCCAAAGATATGCTTATCGCTGGCGCTGGCGACGAGTTCCGCAAGGCTTTCGACGAGCGATGCATTGCCAAGGGAATCAAGGCCGCTTCATGGCACGCTCCTGTTACATTCGACACTGACTTCGCCACCGCTGGCGCGGACAGTTCTTACGCCCACGCGCAGTCGGTTCTTTCCGCCATCATCAACGGCGAGAACCTTCCGTATGACGCGATTGGCCGTCTTGCCGACACGACAAACATCGTGTGCGACTCGGCCTCATACTCTTACCTCACGAAGCACAACAAGTTTGTTGGAGAAAAGCCGACAAGCAGAGTTGGAATCTTCAAGGTAGGCGAGTTGGACGGACGCGGAGTTTACATGGCTCCCAAGAGCATCATCAACCCCGCTCAGAACGAAGGCAAGTTGTACTTGTTCGGCAAGAGCACAGAGGCTCAAAATGTTGACGCTCCTGTTTCTGTCGGAACTTATGGAACAGGTATCACCACAAACCCCGTAGAATTGAAGAACTTCAACTCACAGATGGGCTTGGGTGTTTATGCCGACAGCAAGATTAACAACAAGCACTTCGCCACAGTCGTTACATTGCAGAACCTTTCTAGCAACTCGTAATCGGCGACTTGAAATCTAACAAGACATAAATAGATGAAAAGACCCTAGAGAAATCTAGGGTCTTTTTCTATGAAATCAATTTCTTGAAAAATTACATCATTCCGATTTATACCTTAATCTTATTTTACCGCTATCCCAAATCCAATTGAATCCGTTTTTCGCCATGTTGTCAAACTCGCTTTCTAATTCGTCGTAATGCCTCAATTCACCCTTGTTGAATTTCTCCTTGATGAATTTCTTTTGCCAATTCATTCGGTTTGTTTTCATTCCATTCACGACATACCAATAAGTCGGAGGGCATTCCTTGTCGAATTTGAATCCGCAAGCCTCGTAAGATTTTCCGTCGAACCAAGACTTGAAGACATAGGAAGTCATTTCCTTGATGTTGAATCGCTCTATCGCGTGTTTCAATAGTTTGCTAAAGCCTCCCACGACTTGATTGTTGAGTTTAGTGGCCATGCGGTTCAATTCCCAAGTCTTGTTGATTCCGTTATATTTTATTCCCACGCACTGAACCAATTCTCCGCGATAATACAATCCTAAATAACGACTAGCGGAAGCGTATCCTTGCAGATGGTTTTCGTTCATAAAATCTCGGTATTCAAAATTGAAAATGTTTTTGACTTCACATTCGCGAGCGAATATTTTCCGTTCGTAAATTCCCAACGAAGCATTTATCATCGATTTCACTATGTTCCGCTTGAATCGCCAGTCGTCCTCAAAGACATGAATTAATCTAATTCCTTTTTTCTCGCACAACTTGGTTTTGTCGTAATGGTAAAATTTGTCTTTGAATTGGTTGGAGTGGTAGTAAATTCCGTCAAATTCGAACGCCAAATTTTTTGAAGGAATGAAAATGTCTAATTCGTATGGATTTATCGTCAATTTATCGTTGGAGATAATTTTTTCGTCGGTTAATGTTTCGATGAATTCCAACAACTCTTTTTCTTCGTTTGAAGTAGCGTAATCCGACGCAACTTCAAAATATTTTTTGATTTTATCTAAATCGGATTTTTTCACTAAGTGGGAATCCTTGACTTCTATAATCTCCAATCCCAAAAGTTTGATTACATCCAAGACTCTGTCATAACACCTTGAGACAATCATGCAAATTTCTTTTATGGGAACATAATCTTTGTATTTTTCAAGTTCCTTGAGTTTGTTTTCCTTTTTATTGTTTTTCGACTTGTCTGCTACATTTTTGTTTTTCATAGCGTTGTCGAAACCGTATTTGAGCATCGATGTCCTCTTCGTCTTTTCGGTCAGAGCATTCATCTCCTCTCGACTCTTGTTTTTCCAATTCTCCTTCACTTTAAAAACGAATTCCTCGCAATCCATGGGGTTGGACACATTTTCTCCGTAACGCTTTCGTAGAGTGTCAGCCTTCTTGTCCTTGACCTCTTGGGATTGCGAAGTGTTCTCGACTCCGTACCTTTCCTTGACTGTGGAGAGCGTCTTTTCTCGGATTTCTTTGGCTTGTTGGGGGTTCTCGACTCCGTATTTTTTCATGAAGGCGAATTTTTGCAACAAAACTCTCGTGTTAGGATTCTCCTCCTTGAATTTTAACGCTTTATCCAAGGACTCTTGGGTTATATATGTCGCTCGGCCTTTCTTCACAGTTTCAATTCCAAGGTATTCCAAGAGAGTAGGATACACTTTCATCTTGTGCAGTTCCTTGAGCGAGTACAATTCCTTTTTCTTACTTTCAGTTTCTTTCATGTCTTGGATTATGCCATGATTTCAACGGAATGTCAAGGAAAATTACCAAACATTTTCGCTTGACAAAATTATCAAAATCAACTATATTATATATAAGAAATAATCCGTAAGTTCCGCTAAAACCTATGGTGCGTTTCTTAGCGGAACTTAGCGTACTGTAGGAGGAAATGGATTATATTTCCATTAAAAAAACTTTCGAACGAGGGGAATTGAGGTTCTACGACTCATCCAAGAGCGAGAAATGATGAGAGAGAACAAAATATATAGAATTGCGGAACAATCAAGGTTGTTTATGAATAAAAAAAGCGTCCGATTTTTTGTCGGACGCTTTCGTTATTTTTTTTTAATTTTTATTTTTTCAACATTTCTTCAACCGAGATATCGCCTGACTTGAACAAATTGAACACAAACAAAATCGTTCGAGCGAACTTCTTCGGAACAATTCCTACCGCCACAATCAACTCCTCTTGGTTTCTTGTCTCGGCGGTGTTGTTGTCCGAGTCGCACCAAGTGTAGTAGTCCTCCAAGCGGTTGGAGTATGTCCCCAAGATTGAGTTGCAACCGCTTCTCACCACGGAGTAAGAGGCTTCGTCAATCATCTTGCCGATTCTGCTAGGCAAGACATTCTTCTCAATCAACTCGATGATTGTGTCCGCGAGAGAAGAAATCGGAATGTTCGAGAAGTCGCTCTTCTTCACTTGGCGAGTTCTCCAACCTACAATCATTGGACCGTAGTTGAAGTCGTTCACAATCGCGTTGAAGTTGAGGTCGTCCAACTGATGAAGGATGTCCTCGGCGGTTCCTTCTTGCGAAAGTTTGGTGATACTAGAGCCAAGAATTCCGCCCACACCATTTTCATCAATCCAAGCGGGAGCGGAAGTCGTGTTGGCCTCGTTGTCCAAGTAGTCAACCAATCTTCCTGCTATCAAACCCATGTTGGAGCACTTGAAGTTGTTTCCTTGGTAGATATCGATGTGGATTCCCCAATTCAAGCAATATTGGTACAATCCTCTGTTGGCGGTCACTCCGAAATTATATGTAGTGGGGTCGTTGACAATCGTCTCTCCGTCCACATCAGCCGCGCAATAAACAAAACGACATCTTTTTTGATAGTTGTTCCTCAACGACACATATTTAGCGATTACCTCGCTCTCGTTAGTTCCGTCAAAGCAGAACTTCAATTGATATTTGTTCGTGTCTTGGAGTTGGTCGTAGATTGACGCTATGTCCGCTCCGCTAGGCTCGTCGCCTCTCGACCCTCCGCTCAATTTCACCATGTTGGTGTCGTCGACGAATGTATTTACGATTGAATTCACCACATGAACATCGAACAACTGTTGCTTGTCGTTGAACACATTCTCGATGTAAATGTTGTCTCCGTAGGTGTCTTTTGATGTTTCCGAAAGTCCGAACAAGAATGGGCTTCCGTTCACCCCCTCGTAAGCCAAATCAACAGGATTCCATCTTTCGACAGTCATTTCGAACGCGCCTTCCACATCATCGGAGGCCACGACTTTCACTTGAAGGTCGTCTTCTTGCATGTTCTTGTCGAAAATTACGAAATATGTGTCTGACAAATCCATTGAATATCCGATGGAGATTGTTGTTCCGCTAACCAAAGGAGTTTTAAATTTCAATGTCAACTCTCCGTTCGATGTGTTGAGAGAAGAACCTGAGTCCAAAATTCCTTCAGTGGGGTCGTCCGTTATGGTTTCAATCCCTTCTGAACTTGTGATTGTGATTGGATGGTCGACTCCCCCTATGGATAGCGTCAAACTTTCCGAGTTGTATTTGGCGATGTTCTTTATTGTGTAAGCGTAAGAAATCGTCGTTCCGTCTCCGATTCCGATTTGCTCCACGAAAGCGACCGAAGCGTAATCACTTATCTCCTTCGTCTGCACTCCTTGGTTGAACGGTATCGTTCCCAAATCTTTGGTCACGAACGCTCCTCCATAAGTTCCGCCTTTGTATGGACTCGCCACATACATCGTGCATTTTTGAACTACATCCAAAGCGTCTTGGATTGTAGGGTAATCCTTTGACGGATATCCGAATGTATTCAAGATTCCTTGGGTGTCGCCCTTGTTGAACCTAACAAAATCCTTTGGGCCTTTCGGAGCCACGATTACGGTCGCGCCCATTGTAGCAGTGCTAGTTAAAGCCTTTTCCGTGTTGTCTTTTTCGACAGTCTTTATTCTCCAAGATTGAGCCATATCTTCATTCTCCTATAAAAAATTAAAATTTTTTGCGTTCACAATGCTTAAAATAGTTAAAAATTTTCAGACTAGTTCGTTCCGAAATACTCGGACAAAAGAATTTCCATTCTCTCACTTTCCTTGTAGTTCTCATAGTTGAGTTTCTTGGCCGTGAAAAACTCCAAAAGCACTTTCTTCGCCACATGCAGTCCGTCAGGATTTTGGTCGAACTTGCCAATCATATATGTGGTCACAGTGAAATCCAAACCTATTGTCCATATTCTATTCTGTTCAAGCCAATCACTCTCTTGGTAGTTGGGGTTGTACTCTATGTCGAAATTCATGACGCCTGCGTTTTCAATAATGTCTCCGTCATTGGTTTCCACTTGGGGCTTGATTATCGTTTCGTTGGAACTGTCGAATAAAAGTTTATTCATGGCGTATTCGCAGTCCTTGTTCTGTCCAAAGAAGGCGGTGGCCTCGTAACTTATGGTTATGGGATAAATTCTCATCTTTCCGCCCATTAACGATGTGAATTTGTTTTCGCGGTCTATCAATCCGAATCTGTTTGAAAAGTCGTTTTTCCAAGGTCTGTCCGCATCGTCAAATCCCACTCGGTAATAATTCAAGAAAGGAAGGTTCAACTCCCCCTCGTTTCTTCTAGTCCTTTCCCTAAAGCAATATTCGTTGGAGGCGTATATTATTCTATCTAGTGGAAATTCAAGGGTTTTTCCCAAATGGTTTTCTATGGCGATGTCTATGGCGTAGGACATCGGAGTGTTCGCCCAAGATTTCATCTGCTCTCCGTAGTAAAACGGTTGGCTTCTAGTCATAAAATGAGGATTTGAATTTGTCGTAGATGTTGTATTTATATCCATAAATGTAAATAGTTATAACTATTTTTGTCGGCGACAACCTCTGTTTGTATTGAAATTCAAGTTAATTTCTCGCGAGAATCATTTATGTTGTCGCTCGCATTTTTTAATAATTTTACTTGACAATCCGCATATAATTGTGTTATATTATATGTAGGAGGAACGGAATTATGGATAAACGAAACTATAACAATATTTTGGCTTTTCTCGAAGAAGTGACTTTATTCAGTTTGCATTTAAGCGGAATAAAATTGCAAGAACATGTTGTGGAAAAAGTTTTAGACAATTCCGATACACTTCATAGAATCGATAAAATCGAAAAAACTTGGGATAGAATCAATCTTAATTTAGATTACAATTTCAACGCCACAGTCAGAGATAATCTTCTTGAAGAAATTGACGCTAGTTTAAATGATGTTGCGAAAGATTACATTGAAATAAAAAAATATGATTATGAAAATAAAGATGTGATTTTGATGGCGTTGTCTGAATCAACCAATAAATTAAATACATTGAAAAACAGATTACAGATGATGATTGTTGAATAGGAGAAATAAATTATGGCAAGGCTTGAAATTAAAGACATTGATGAGAAATTGTTTTGGGATTTGGCGAATAGTGGAATCGTGGACGATTGGTCGCTCCATATAGTGAGCGATTATCTATATATGATTGTTGAAAAACTAAAGAAAGACACAGACCTTCATTTTAGAGTGGTTGACTACAACATTGTGAATGAGCAATTGGGCATTTCCATTCCTTCCACGGAATGCACTTCTTACGACAACATTCTAAAAATAATTGAAAAATCCTTGGGCGAAACATCGAAGGAGAATCCTTACGGAGTGGACACCAACAAGATGAAGAATGAATGGGGTTATACATTCTCTGAAACGAGTATGAGTCCATACTTCTTGACAACCGAACATAAATGGAAATCGTATTCGGAATTTGAGCAACCGAAAGTTTTTGAGGCCTTATATTTCGGAACTTTTGAAAAATATCATAAAGACGCAGAATTCATCAATGACATGAAAAAGAAGTACCTCGTGCAAGATTCTTGGCGAGAACAAGGCCATTATCGTGGGCCGATTGACGAGTTGAAGGGTCTTGAAGTTTCGTTCGCCAAGAACGGCAACATTTCGGTAAAGACTAAAGACAAAGAATTTTGGGACAGAATCAACTTTTGGTACGACACGCTCGACGAGAAGTTCAAGAATCACGAAAAATAAGTATATAAATACATTTTTAAGAGAGGAAAATTATGAAACGTGCTTGGGATGTAATCAACGATGTTTGCAATCCCAAATTCAAAAACCACGCTAGATAAAATAAAATAAATTTAGTATAATCACATTGATTGAAAGGGACAGTAGGTTGCTAGCCTATTGGTAGAATTATTCCTAGTTCTATCTAACCTCTCAATCTTTTTTTAACTATTTACGTGAGCATTAACTATTTAATGCACAGTCACTAGCAATGACTTAAAAACTAAAATTATTAGGAGGCGAGTTATGAATTTATTAACTCACATTATGTCGTATGACAAAGGCAAATCAAAACAAGAAAATTGTGATTGTAAGAATTGCGTTTCTATCGAAAATGTAGAATCGAAAAATCAAATTATTGAATACTCAAAATTGTCGGAGGAGGAAATCGAAAAGATAATTTCCGAAAGATATTCCAACAAAGACGAAAAGACGAAAACTTTTATCAGAAAGGCTTTAAGAAAACATGGTAATAGATATGATTATTCTAATGTAGTTTATATAAAATCATCAAAACATGTGGAAATCATTTGTAGAGTTGAAGGTCACGAATCATTTCCACAAACACCGAATAAACATTTAATCGGTCGAGGTTGTCCTATTTGTGGAGGCAGTAAAAAATTAACGACAACAGAATTTATAGAAAGAGCAAATATAATTCACGGTATAGGAAGATACGATTATTCAAAAGTAAAATATATAAATATCAATACTGAGGTGATAATAATTTGCCTAAAACATGGTGATTTTCTTCAAACCCCATTAAATCATTTGAAAGGTGAAGGTTGTAGAAAATGTCAATATAAAAAATTATCAGAACTTCTTAAATTTAACACTGAAGAATTTATAGAGCGAGCAAATGAAGTTCACGGAGAAGGAACTTATGATTATTCTAAAGTAAATTATATTGATATGAGAACCGAAGTAATTATAATTTGCCCAAATCATAACATTCTTTATGAATTCCCTCAAACGCCATCTCATCATTTGGGTGGTAGCGGATGTCCTATTTGTGGCGGAACTAAAAAATTAACAACTGAAGAATTTATCGAAAAAGCGAACGAAATTCATGGAGTTGGAACTTATGGTTATTCTAAAGTAAATTATATAACGAATCGAATTGATGTAATTATAACTTGTCCGAAACATGGTGATTTTCCACAAAAACCTGCCAATCATTTAATTGGGGAAGGTTGTAGAAAATGTAATAAAAATAAAGGCGAAGAAGCAATTAGGAAATTTTTAAATGAAAAAGAAATAGAATTTGAAGAACAGAAAAAATTTGAAGGTTGTAAATATAAACAACAATTAAGATTTGATTTTTATATTCCAAAATATAATTTATGTATAGAATCTGACGGTATTCCACATTTTGAAAAAGTAAATTGGAATGGAAAAATGACTGATGAAGAAATGGAAAAACTTTTAAAATCAAATCAATTCCGAGATAAAATCAAAAATGATTATTGTAAAAAGAACGGAATAATTTTATTGAGAGTTAATAATCTTAAAGCGGTTGAAGAATTAAGCAAATATTTTCAAAATTTATAAAAAAGGCTTGACAGATTTTTAATATTTTGCTATTATTTTGTACTAGGGTTTATTTTTTTAACAAATGTGAGAATTATATGGGAATATTAGGAGAATTTAATTTATATAAATGTGATAACTGTGACTCGAATGGATTTATTATAGCAAGTAATATTGCCACAAAATGCAATTGCAGAAAGAAATATGAGTACGAACTCAAGGCTAGCGGCATCTTGTGCAAGAGCGGCCTGTTGGACGAGAACTCGAATTACGAAGACTTCAAAAAGTTGATGGATTTCGATTGGTCTGACTATCGAGGCGAGGATGAAGGCGGAAACATTAAAAAATTACGCAAATATGTGGACGAGTTCGACAATCCAAATAAGCCATTCGACCGCCTTCACTGCTATGTGTGGGGAGGGCAAGGAACTCAAAAATCGTACACATTGAAAGGGATGCTTGCCAAACTCGCTTGTAAGGGGAAGAGCGTTCATTACATCTTCGCCAAGGACTTGATTTCTTTGTTGCACGACTCGGAGCGAGACGACGAATTGAGGGAAAAGTTGGACTATATCAAAAATGTTGATGTTTTGGTAATCGATGAATTCGAGGAAAACAGATGTTGTTTGTGGGCAAGCGGTTACAAGGAAAGGCTCTTGATTGTTTGGCTAAAAGACCGACTAGAGGTGGTTCGCAAAAGCACATGGTTCATTTCCAACGACTCGATGGAGGGGCAAAAGGCTAGCAAGTTCGGAGAGTTGTTCGGTGATATGCTTGAGCGCGAGTGTCGATATGGAATGTTTGAATTCAAGGACAAGTTCTCGAACTACATAACTAAGGAAGAGATTGAGCAGAAAATGAAGAATATTTGGGAGGACTAACGATATATGGTGTACCAAGGAAGCAAGGCGAAGTTGAGAAAATGGATTTTGCCGATTTTGCAGAATTGCATAGACAAAAATCATGTTAAAACATATATCGAGCCTTTCGTGGGGGGGGGGCAACATGATAGACCATATTCGATGCAAGAATCGAATTGGTTCAGATATAAATTCAGAATTGATTGAACTCTTAAAATATATGAGAGATAATCCTAATCTTGATATTTTTCCTCAAGATTGTTCTTTTGAACATTATTCCGATGTGAGGGAAAACAGAAAGAACAAGACGAACAAGTATTCTGTGGTTTATACGAGCGGAATCGGTTATTTCGCTAGTTTTGGTGGAAGGTATTTCCAAGGCGGGTATGGGCGAGATTCCAAAGGCGGAAGATGTATTTACAATGAAAGGTTAAGAAATGCCAAAGAGCAAGCCATACTTTTAAAAGAAATAGAATTTGACGCGAAATCGTTTGACAGTTATAATCCGAATGATTTTAAAAACGCTTTGTTTTATCTCGACCCTCCGTATTACAACACCAAAGAGTATGAAAACAAGTTCGATTATGAAAAGTTTTATCGTTGGTGCAAGGAGTTAGGAAAGAACAATTGGGTGTTCGTATCGGAATATTACATGCCTTCCGACTTCAAGTGTGTTTGGAGCAAAGAAAGAATGGTGTTACAAAAATCTGACAGAGAGAAAGGGGATGTTGCGGTGGAAAAGTTGTTTGTGATTGGGAAATCGAGCGAAGCCAAGGAGAATGATTCTTTTGACATTTGGAGTTGATTATGAAATTTAACGAAAATGATTTGACGAAATTGAGGGTGATTTTCAAAGGCTATGAATATGACGAAGACTTCGAGAGCATGATTGAAAATCAAGAAATCGTGAAAATAGCGGACGACTATGAATCCGCTTATAACGATTTTATTAAAAACGAAGAGATTTATGGCAAACCGAACATCTCATATGATGAATTTTTGTCGGAGTTGAAGAAAGGCTACGGAAATTCCGATTGCGTTCAAATTGCTAGATTGTTTGAATTGAGTGACGGGATATGGTATGATAACGAATATTGCGGATAAAATATGGAGGAAATGAATGAAAATCAAAATTAAATATCTTAACGATTCAATCGCACATCTTGAAAAGATAGAAAAAGGCGACTGGATTGACTTGCATAGCGCGGAAAGAGTCGAGTTGAAGAAGGGCGATTTCAAGTTGATTCCTCTCGGAGTGGCTATGGAACTTCCCCAAGGCTACGAAGCCCATGTCGTTCCTAGGTCGTCTACTTTCAAGAAGTGGGGAATAATCCAAACCAACCATATGGGTGTAATTGATGAAAGTTATAAAGGCGACGATGACTGGTGGTTCATGCCGATTTACGCAACTAGAGACGAAGTGATTGAGAAAAACGACAGAATTTGCCAATTTAGGTTGGTGGAGAAAATGCCTCTGATTGAGTTTGAAACTGTCGATGTTTTGGGTAACGAAAATCGAGGGGGTTGTGGAAGCACAGGGTCGAAATAATTTGAAATATTTTTCAAATTTTGTTGACAAAAATATTTAACTATGTTATACACTCTTTAATTAGAGTTTGCTCGTAGAGCGAAAAATAAATTACCTTTTATAGTGCCGTGAATAACGGACGAGGAGAAGTGATTATGGAAGAGATGTCACCTGAGCAGAAAGCGAAGGAACGTTTGTTGAAATTCCAACAAGCGAAGGCAAAGGCTGAAGCGGAGAAGGCTTCGCACAGTTCGTTCCCAAAAGAAGACTTGCCTGAATTTAAGGCGTGCGTCCTAAATAAGGACAAACCAAAGATTCTTCGACTTATGGGAAATTCACCGTTGATGAGAGAGAAACCGACAGACCCAATCATCGTCAAGCGCTCGATGTGCGTGGACGACGAAGGACATTGGGCTACGGTCATTTTGTCCGACGACCGAGAGCATCCAATCAACAGACTGTTCCGCACAATCATCGGAAAATACAAGTACGACAAGGAAACTAAGACTCGCACTTACGACAATGTCGGCAAGCCGTCTTTCGAGAGATTCATGAGAAACGGAAAGCCGAAGGAAAAGTGCACGGCCATCGAGAAAGGAATGCAACCTGACACATACTACTTGTTCAACTGCATCGACAAGACGGATGATTGGTGCAAGGAAAACAAACACACGAAAATTTTGTGTTGGGACTCCACATCAAAGGAAGTTGACGGAGAGATGAGGACATACTTCACATACGGAGTTAAACCGTCTTTCTATAACGAAGTGTTCGACATCAAGTGCACAGAATTGAACAGAATGTATGACCAATTCGACATCGTTGCCATGCGATTGAAGGAAAAGAAGGGCGACTCTTACCTCACCATTTTGACGCCTGAGCAGAAGACCGCCATTAGCAATCTTGGACTTGACCCCTCGAAAGTCACAATGGAGTATTTGACCGACGAAGAGGAAAATTACGAGATGTACAAGTTGGAGGACTTGCCTTTTATTTCTAGGGCAACAAATTGCGGATTCTTCTTGAGCAAATTTTCTCGCCTAATAAAACAAACAGACATGGACTTTAACAACGGAGAACCTATCCTTTACAACGCTTTCGTAGAATGGAAGGAAAAGGAACTTGCCGAACTCAAGGCGAAGAACGGAGAGACTGCTTCTAACGAAACTGCGGTCGCTAAAGAGCCGAAGGAAGAAGTTGCGGAAGAGCAAATTGAAGTTGAGAGCGAAATGTCTAGCGAACTTCCTAGTGAAGTGGAAGAGCCAACTCCCACTGTAGCGAAGAAGGTTGTGAAGACCGCCAAGTTTGACGCCCTCGCGTTGAAATCGGTGTTCCCTTACATCGACAAATTGACGGAAGAAGAGAGAACCTTAATTACAGGGTATGATTCCGAAAAAGAAGAATTGACTTTCAAGGAAGGAACTGATTTGGCAGAATGCCCTTGCTCTTGCACTATAGCGGACGCTTTCACATCATGCCCCAAGTGCGGTAGCATTTTTGGTTGATTTTTAATTAAACATTAACTCCCTCGGTTTTGCAATCGAGGGAGTTTTGTGTTATCGGAGGATTTATGGAATATTTAATGCAAAACGCAAAGTTGTTTTCGGTTCTTTACATCGTTTCTATTTTATGCGTAATAATGTTCACTGAAATCGTGAAAAAGTTCGATAAGAAGGATATCTTGAAGGGCTACAAAGTTTGGCTTCCGTTCCTTTTTTCTTGTGGATTTTCGGTGGCCTTAAAATTCATCTTCAAAATCGATTGGTTCTTGATGATTTTCGTGGAGGCTAGCCTTTTCGGTTTTTCAGTGTTTGGCTATGAAACATTCTTGAAGTCAATTGAAAAAATCTTGACCAAATTTTCTGAAAAGATTGAGAATGCGGTCAAGAACGGATAAATTCGGAGGATGAAATGGGAGATTTGAAAATTCAAAAGCGATACGATGAATATTTGGAATGCTTGGGTGAAAACATCATTGACACAAGAAAGGTGATGGAATCAATCAACAAAATCGTGTCCGAGGAAAACTTCAACGACGAGCAAAAGTTGTTTCTTCTTGGGGTCATTTTGCAGAGAAACGGAATGGAATATATTCACGCTTTGAAAAAAAGGGCGACCAAGGCTGAAAATTCAATTCCCCATTTGAACAAGGTAATCAAGGAAAAGGACAAGGAAATCGAAAGATTGCTTGAAGAGGCTAAAATTCAATCCGCCAAGTTGGACAAGTTTAGGGAGAAGAACTCCGAACTTGGAAGCAAGGCAGTTCAACTTCAACAACAATTGGACAAATTGCATTCACTAGGTCAATCCCAACCGATTTCTTCTAGTGGAGAGAAAAAGCGAGTGATTGTCGTGAAGAAAAAGACGGAATCTTAACTATTTTAATCGTCCGCTTGAAACGGACGATTTTTTAATTTATGGAGGAAAAGGATGAAAACTATAAAGTTGACGAAGCCCTATATTTTGGAAGGCCAAATCTTGGAGGAAGGAACCGAGTTGGTAATCGCCTCTGACGGAGAGAAAGAGACTGTGAACGAAACTCCGAGCGAACCACAGAACGAAACGGACTTCGGAATCGTTCCCAACGAGAACAAGACCGATGAAATCCAAAAGAATTTGGAAGAAAAGAAATGATTTTTTAATCCGCTCTAAAGGCGAGCGGATTTTTAATATGGAGGAATCACATGGAAAAGGAATTGCCGAAAACATTTTACGGAGCGAAGCGAGAATTTGAAAAAGCCTTCAATTTCGCGGTTTCGAAGGCCAAGAACGAGGATAAAAGCAAGGAATTGGAGAACTACGCCCTTTTGTTCGCGTTAATCCAAGAATTCAACAACTTTTTGTTCAAGTACGAGGAAGAAGTTTCCGTGGGCTTGAAGGATAGAATGGACGAAGTGGACAATCACAAGGTCTTTTTGTCCGACTTCAACAAGAAAGTCCATTACGACGAGGAGGCCTCTTGGCTTTTCGTTTCAGACATGAATTCCAAAGACCGAGCGGAACTGACGAAGATTCAAAATGAGGAATTCTTGAAGAAAAGAGCGATGAACGAAATTTTAAAGGGAAACATTTAACTATTTTATAAAAATAATTTCTTTGAGGTTTTTATGAAAAGACTAGTTGAAAAAGGCATAAAATACGACATTTTGACCGCCGATTTGATTCAAAAAGACATTGAGTCTTTCTTTGACGAAAAAGGATTTGATGTCAAAATAACGGACAACGGACTCGGAAAGGGATTGGATGTGAAATACACATTTCAATGCGAAGGAAAGGACTTGAAGAAGGTCAAGAGCGGAGACTTGGACGACTATCTCTTTAGCGAAAACGGAGTGTTGTTCCACAACATGGATTTCGGAACAAAGATTGATTGGAATGCGAAGCAGATAACAATTTCGTTTCCGAACACTAGTGATTATAATGAATCTAAAAAGGAGAATAAAGTTATGGCGAAGAAATTGAAGAAATATTATCTGTACGCTGGCTACTACGAGTTGTTTATCACCGGACACGAACTCAAAAAACCTTATGTGTTGCTTGAAGAATTCGACACTATGGAAGACGCGTTGGACTATGCGGAGGAGAACTACGGCGACACCGTTTTCTTCACCCAAGATGTGATTGACGCGAATCCTGACTATGTGTTGTTTAACGACGAGAATTGGAAGGATTACTTGTTCGAGGAAGGAAAGAAAATCACGGAAAAGAAAATGTCTTTTAAAATCGGAGATGTATTCGCCAACAAAGACGGATTAAGAATCAAAATCATCGGCAAAGAAAAATATGATGGAGACACTTACGAAACTATCGAGTTTGAGTTGTTGGATGACGACGCTTTCGGAAGCAAAAAGGGAGACACCGCCCATTTGGGAGATTATGAACTCGAAAAAATATTGAAAAAGGACGGATACGAAAAACTCAATGAAGGCAAGAAATCATTGAAGGAAGCCTTGGACAAGGACACTTTGTTTGCGGTTGAAGGCGACATTTCCGTTTACGAGGATTCTTATGAGGATGGCGAAGGAAAGTTCGTCAACGCTTATGATTTGGGCATGAACAAGAAGTACACGCTCAAGGAATTGATGAAGGAATTCTCTTATTTCGGATTCTCCGATGACCCCAAGGACTATATGTTCGGCGACCACAACGGATATTCTGAAATAGTATCTGATTGCATGCAGAACAAGAACGGCGACGAGCCGACAAAGGACGAAATCGAGGCTTGGAAGAAAGACGAAATTATCCTTTACAACGCTCGTTTGAGCGCCCACATTTATGAAGTCGGAGTTCACGATGTTTCTTTCGAGGACGCCAAAGAAATAGGATTTGATTTAATGTAATTTGGAGGAAATTATGGAAAGCAAAAAATCATTAAAAGAATATCGTACAGTAGGATTTGAACAGTTGGTAAGAGATACAATCGTGAGTATCTTGGAAAACCCTGAATCGTATAATTCTGATTTGTTTGATGTGCGTGATGGAATGATTCTTTATGACAACAAAGGTCGTGCAAGAATCACTTCTAATGGTAATGTTGATATAGATTATATCACACTTCCTACATATTTTTGGTCTAGTGGAGAAAGACCAAGTAATAAAAAGACTGCAAAACTCATCGATGATATTATTGATATGAACATGGAATCGGCAAGAGAAAGACTTTGGGATGAAAACAAAGATGAACTTATTGAACTTGGAATTACAGATAAAGATGATGAAAAGTTGAATTATAATGATTTGTATGATATGGGAGCAAGTGATTTAGCCGAAGAACTTTCAGAATACGAAATGGATATGGAAGGAACAGATTTGTACACTGATGTTTATTGTGAACTTGAGGAAACTGATGAAGGAATTGAACTTACAGTTTCTATGACAGTACAAGATGAATATGGACATGCTTTAGTAAAAGATTACAAGTCTAATACTGTTCTTTTGCAGGAAGATGCCGATGATTTGGAAGAGTTCATCACAGACGCTATTAGAGAAGTAACTGAACAATTTTAAGAAAAAGGCTAGACAAATCTAACGAAAGTCTGTAAACTACAATCCGCGAGAGTTTTTCTTGCGGATTTTTTATAAATGGAAGAACAAAATGAAATCTATCGAAGAATTGAAGGAACATTTTGACGGTATTGAATTTTCAGACAAATACATGGAAATTCTGAAATATATAAGAGAAAATGATAATGCCAAAGTAAGCATACAAGGAAATGCAGGAAGTGGTAAAAGTACATTACTTAAAATCATTAATTGTATGTTTTCTGACGATGTTGAAAACAAGAGAATGAATGTTGCAATTGCTTCTTCTACAGGTGTCGCAAGTGCTTTGTTGAATAACGGAAGTAATCTTGGTGCTACTACAATTCACAGTTTATTTAAATTAAAACCAACTGACATTTTCGGTGCATTTACAAACTCTTCTTATTCACAAAAAGATTTGATTGGAAACATTGATTGCTTTATTTTTGATGAAGTTTCTATGGTCAGTTGTGATATGTTCGATTATATAATGTCCATTATTCGTGTATGTCGAAGAGGAAAACCAACAAGAGTTATTTTGTTCGGAGACTGCTTGCAACTTCAATGTGTTGTAAAAATGGACGACCCACAAGTAAAAGATTATTATATGATAAACTACAATGGAAATGTAGAATTCTTTTCTTCATTTGCATTTAGAGATATGGGATTTGCCACATTCTTGCTTACAAAAATATATCGTCAGAACGATACCGATGAGAGATTTAAGGATGTTTTGAACAGAATTCGTGTATGTGAACAGACTCAAGATGATTTGGACTGGCTTAATCAGCGTGTCATGAGTGAAGAAGATTATATTATGCAGAATGAATCTTTCTTGAGAATTGTGTCTACTAATAAAGATGTACAGAAATATAATCAGATTGCTTTGGACGCTATCGATGGAAAGTTCATTTGTTTAACTGCAAAAATTACAGGAACATTTAGGGAAACCGCTGAATTTAAGAACGGATTTTACGCTGAAAAGATTTGGGTGAAGATTGGTTGCCCGATAATGATAACGAGAAACGCTTCGATTAATGGAGAAGGAATTCGTGATTATTATAACGGTAGTATGGGAACACTGATTTCTTGTAACGATGATTACGCTATTGTCGATTTAGGTGATAGAGAAGTTAAAGTTGAAAGGGCGGTTATAAATAATTATGAATATGAACTCGTAGAAGAAAATGGACATACGGTTGTAAAGAGTAAGATTGTAGGTTCATATGATAACATACCGATTAAAGTTTGTAGTGCGTCTACTATACATAAGACACAGGGACTTACACTTGCAAGAGCATATATAGACTATGGTAATTGGGTTCCAGATAATGGTTTGTATGTTGCTTTAAGTAGATTCCGTTCTATCAAGGATTTCGGGTTAGCAAAACCTATTCAAATGAAAGATATTCACGCTACTGAAGAAAGTTTGAATTATGTAAAAAATAATGAATACTCTGAGAGCGTTTATGAGGAGATGTTCGGACAATGAGCGAACCCTTCGAATTATTCAAGGGTGATTGCCTTGAAGTGATGAACGGAATTGAAAGCGGTTCAGTTGACTTGGTTTTGTGCGACTTGCCTTTTGGAACCACTGCCCACAAATGGGATTCAATCATTCCTTATAATAAATTGTGGGAACATTATCATAGAATCGTGAAGGATGATGGAGTGGTCGTCTTGTTTGCGACCCAACCGTTCACCTCGACTTTGATTTGCTCAAATTTGGAGGAATGGCGATATAATTGGATATGGGAGAAGGAGTCGGCCAACGGATTCTTGAATTCCGCATACGCCCCTTTGAAGAAAACGGAGGACATCTGCGTGTTCTCGAAGGCAACTGTCGGAAGTTTGAGCAAGAATCCTATAAAATTTTTCATCGAAAGGGAAGAAGGAAAGATGAAAAGGAACAATCCCAACTCCAAATTTAGAAAGAATAGCGGGTATGACGGTTTGAACAACAAGTTGAACTCCAATAAGGAATATGTGTCGCATTCCAATGTTCCGAGCAACATATTGAAATGCAAGAGGGATTCCGAAAAATTCCATCCGACCCAAAAGCCGATAGAATTGTTGAAAAAGTTGATTGGCTTTTACACTAAGGAAGGTGATGTCGTTTTGGACAACTGTCTTGGAAGCGGTTCCACATGCGTCGCCTCCCTCATAATGAAACGAAAATTCATTGGAATAGAGAAAGACGAAAATTATTTCGAAATTGCAAAAAAGAGAATCGAAGAATACCGAAAGGACATTTTTAGTTTGTAGTTCTAGTATAAATGGCCTTTATGCTAACCGAACTTATTTCTTCATCCAACGGAATTGTGAAAATCTGCGGATTGTTTGCGTATTCAATTTCTCCATAAATCCATTTTTCAAACGCGTAATTCACGGTGACTTCCTCGCCTTCGATTTCCTCGACGAACGAATAATTTGGAGTCTGCATATAAAGGGTACTTCCCCTCGCGCAATTCGGAATGGAGGTTGGGTATGCAACGCAATTTGGAACTTCGATTTCTTCTCCGCTTTCCTCATCAATGTAATATGACTTTATCTCAAACTCCACCATGGTTTCTTCTGTAGGTTCTGTGAGAACATTATCTCGAACTTTCGAAATTATGATAGGCTCCGCTCCCCTTTCGGTTGAAATCAAGTTCACCGCCTTTTCCATCGATGTGGCATTGATGTAAACATCTTCATTTTCAAATCTCGTGTTCTCAATCGGATAAACCGCCTTGTATTGGTTAATTACGCTCATAATTCAACATCTCCTCGAATTTATTTTTATAGAATTCACTGTCCTTGCCAAAGAATTTTTCATAAATTGATTTTTCTTGCAGTTTCGAATTTAAATTCAATTCATCATGCAACATTTTTTTAAGCGTCTTTTCGTCAAGTTCATTGATGTCTTGAAATTCTTCAATTTTTTTTTCTTTGGCGTTGAAAAACAATGGAAGGTTTCTGTCTAGCAAATAATTCGTTTTAACGAAATCATAGCATTTCAATTGAACTAAAAGATTTTTTAAAGAATCTTTGTCTATGACGCTCATGGAATCCAAATCGTCCATAGCATACATGTAGTGTCCTTGAAAACAAGGCTTGGCAAAGAGGAATTCCACAGAATTAAGAAGTTCGTTTTGAGAGTTTTCTTCCTTCATAACTATTTTAAATAGTTATTTTTGAATTTGGAGGATACGATATGTCTGATGAATATGAGGGAAGCGAAAGCACGGAACTTTCAATTCAAGACGCGAACTCTTTGGTCGATGAAAGCAAACAACTCTTGAAAAGCCTTTATGATTTGGACGAAAACGGAGCCAAGCGAGTTATGACTCAAGACGATTTAAGGAACGATGTGTCCTTGTTCGTTTCTTCGCAGTTGCGCAACTTGGAGCATCAGAACACATTGAAAGGATTGCTTGAGGCTGAGATTGCCAAAAGAGTTCTTGCCCATGATTTGAGCAATGACGAGTTGAGGGCATTCTACGCAACGATTTCTTCCGAAAAGTCGAAGAACATAGACTCGTTGTTTAAATTGTTTGCTCCGACTCAAGCCACACCGAACACAATTCTCACACCCGCTACAAAAGACGAGGAAAAAGAAAGCGTGGATTTGACTCCTTCCCAAAGACAAGCGATTGAGAAACTTTCAAGAATAATCTCCGCCCAAAAGAATTTGAACGATGATGAATAAATTGTCTTATTGGTGGCAAAGACTAGATGTTGAGCCTTCCAAAACAGAATGTGCATGTGAATTCATGAAAGAAAAGAATTTTTTATGGAAAGTCGTTTCTTTGCCGTGTTTCACTTGCATAAACGGGGAATACATTGAAATTCCGCAAAACAGAGTTGTTGCAAGAAGCGACGATATGAAACCTATTTATGTCGTCAAAAAGCAATATAAACTCATGGACAATGATGAATGCTTCCAAATAACAGACTTGTTCAAAAAAGCGTATGAGGGTTCAAAGTTCGTTTCGTGTGGAGATATATTGAATAAAAAGAAATCCTACATTACAATGTTGTTGAAGAAAACCAAGTTGTTGAACGATGATTTTTTGACTTACATCACCGTGGCTAACGGATTTGACGGAAGGAACGCTGTGAACTGCGCATTGACTTTGATAAGAGAAAAAGACCACGCGGTTTTTCAATTGTCGGACGAACGCCATAAGCGAATATGGACTATGGGGAGAATGGACATAAAGTCCAAGTTTGAGCGGATTCAAAAAGAGGTCGAGGAATACATAAAATACGCTCAAAAAACCGTAGACGAGTTGAATGAAAGGGAAATCGACTTGAATGGAACATTGAATCCATTGTTTGATTTGGATTGGAAAAAATCGAAATGCGTAAACCTTCACATGGCCGAACAAAAGGAGTGGATTAGGGAGATTTATATAAAGAACGGAGGCAAGTCGTTGTATCATCTTTATATGGCCATAAGTTCTTATTATTGCAATTACCGCAACTTTCGCAATGGAAAGTTGGGCGACGACATGCGTTTCGATTTCGCCATGTGCGGATATTTTTATGAATTGCATAACTATATAAACTATATATTGAAAAAATAACTATATTAAGGAGAGGTGATTTTATGAGTACATTGTCTGAACTTTCAAGTTATGCTTATCTTTTGGGAAACGACGCTAGGCTTTTGCATTTGTATACCGAGGGTGAAAACTTTTTGAGCATCCACGAACTATTGCAAGATTTGTATGAAGTTTGCTTTGAGTATTATGACAAGTTCGCTGAGATGGCGATTGCTCACGGAGAGGTTGTTCCCAATCCAACTGACATTCTTTTGGAAAAAGAAATTAATTGGAAGACTGTCGAAGGCGAAAACTTCAAAACCGCTTTCATTGTTGGCGAATTAAAGGAAAAGGGAAATAAAATCATTGAGTTTGGCGACAAGATGGAAGGATATGAAGGGTTTGTTGAGAGCGAAATTGATTCTTTCAATGCCGAGTTGGACTCAATCATCAATTATAAATTTGGTCGGATTGGAAAATAACTTTCCAAATCCGAAGATATATATAAGACCCTCGATGAGAGGGTCTTTTTTTTTGCAAAAAGACTTGACAATTCAATTCGTTTGTTGTAAAATGCGATATATGGAAGAATTATTGAATGGATTGGAATACGACGAGATAAAGGTTTCCTTGAGGGAGCGTCTTTGGCGGTTTCTTTTAGGGAAAGGATTCGTAAAGTCTCCGAATTGGATTTTCGGAGGGGATTGATTTTGAGAAAGGACAAGTTATACAACCTAGGATTAAAGGACAAGAATGGAAAGGAATTGATGTCCAACTCCAAAATCAAGTTTGACGAGCACATAGGAAATATTTTTTATTCCATGGACGATTGTCGTTTCAAGATTAAATGGGAGGATGGATTCGTGCGGAACATAAGTAAGAAATTCATAGAGGAGACGGAGATTATATGAACGAAGAAAATGAATTTTATTACTGCTACTCATTGACCAACAAGGAAGTTGACAAAATGTACGAATGGCAGAAATCTCACAACAAGAAATTCCACAAGAAGGGCTTCGGATACCAAGGTGTCAGTCCTGTGAGCAATTTCGAGGTGCGGTTTGGCTCTTGCTCAATCGGAACTTGGGCGGATTGCGTTTGCTTGAAGTGTTTGGATGACTCCGAGAAAATCGAATCTCCCAAGAAGGCGGAGAAAATGAGAAAGTTTGCTATACACGAAATCAGAGGATTGGAATAAGGAGAGTGAATGGAAAAGACCTATATTAGAAAGCCGATTCAAGTGAAGGCTCTTCAATGGAACGGAGACAACTTCGACGAAATCAAGAAATTCTGCAAGGAGGCCTTGTTGGATTATGACGGAAAGTTGCTTCTTCCGATGTTGAATGATAGCGACCATTTCATGTACGCCAAGTACATCGCCAAGGAAAGCGATTATGTCGTTTTGGAAGACGGAAAGTTCGTTTTTCATGACGCGAGCGAGTTTGAGAAAGAATACAACGAGGAGGCTTCGATTGTCTAAAATATTGATTGTTCCCGATGTTCATGGGTCTCGCGAGTGGCTTGTCGCCAAGGAGAAAATAGGCGAAGTCGATTTCGTCGTTTTCATGGGCGACTACTTCGATTCTTGGGAAAACAAGTGGCCGAGCCAAGGAGAGAACTTTAAGGGAATATGCGAATTCAAACGAGCGAATAAGGACAAGGTGAGGTTGCTCTTGGGAAATCATGACTTCTCATACATTAGTGGAACTCGCGAGGGAGCCAACTGTAGCGGACACCAACATAAGAGAGTCGGAGAGATACGAGGGTTGTTGAACTCAAACTTGGACTTGATTGACTTGGCTTTCGAGAATGACGGTTGGGTTTTCTCCCACGCAGGCTTCTCGAAGACTTGGGTGGTCGCGTATTTAAAGCCTTGTCTTCATAGATTGTTGGATGAGTATCCGAAAGAAGCGTTGGACGGAAAGGAATTCGCCTCTAGGGAGGAATACGACGAATTCATCGCCAAAATAAACTCCACTACAAAACTTTGGGACGAGAAAGAATTCTCGGTCGATTTGTTGAACGAGGTTTGGCACGGACTGACCCATTTTAACGGCGACGAGAATTTTTCGTATGAGTTCGATGAGTTGCTTGATTGGCATGGTCTATGCAGTCCGACAGGTGACGAAGTTCAACAAGGAATTTTATGGATTAGACCTCCCTCTTTGCTTTCCGAACCTTATTGGAGCAAGCAAGTTGTGGGACACACTGAGATAATGGATGGATATTTTTCGACGGACGGATACTACAACATTCGTCACGGAGAGAATTTATTTGTGTTGACAGACTCAAGGGAGCACAAAGTCCGAGGAATTTTTGACACGAAAAAGGACTTGGAATTTGAAGTCTGTTGAGATAAAATAAAGTCGCTAAAACATGGAGGATTTATATGGATTATTTGAGCGATTATCTTGAAAGCAACAAGGACAATTTGGTGGTTGAAGAAATCATGAAGAAGTTCAATCTTTCGGTTTCCACAGTTTACCGCCATTTGAGAATGAGAGGGTTGAAACCCAAGAAAGAGCGCGACGAAAAGCGCTTAATTGAAATCAACAAAATGCGGAGCGAGGGAAAGACCTATCGAGAAATCGGAAAGGCTTACAACATCTCTCGCCAACGAGTCGAACAGTTGATTAACGGACATAATTAAAAAAGGAGAATTTTATGGCGGTTTCGATTGTTTTCGCTTTGTTGGCGTGTTTGTTTTATTGCGTTTGGGAATACGACTTGGTCAAAAACGACTTGATTAAGTCGTTGTGCAAGGACTTTGTGGATTTGTCCCCTTGCCTTTTGTTGTTTTTCTTTTTCGACATTAGGTGTGCGGTTCTGTTGATTGGTTGTGTGGTGGCTAATGTGTTGATTGATGAGAATGACATAATGGGGGCTTTGGCTTTCGCGTTTGTCTATTCGTTCACCGCTTGGTTGGCGTACCATACTTGGGAGTTCAATTGGATTAAATTGACCGTTTCGTTGGCGATTCCCTTGTGCTTGTGCGGAGCGATTCTTCCGTTTTGGAAAGTGGATTTGTTGACCAAATGCTTGGCTTGCGTCTACGCGGTCGGAACATTGGGAAGTTGCTTGTACGCTTTCTCCGCTTGCCGAAATATTGGATTCCTTTTGTTGTTTTTCGGAGATGTGAGTTTGATAGTGAGCAGATTGGAATTCAAGGAATGCGTCAAGCGGACGATAAGAACTTTATCCAACTGCGTGTATTTCTTTGGAGTTGTTTTGATTCCATTGACATTTGTTTGAATTGGTTTTGTGTTTGGCGGAAGGTTAAAAAATCTTCCGCTTTTTTCAACAATTTTGCTTGACAAAACTTTCGTCTTGCGTTATATTTAAGCCATGAACGGATTGAACATTCAGACATTTTATAATCATTCGTCTTTCATGAGCGATGTTAGTGAGGGTGGAAAAATCATTGCCAAAACTGAAAAGGAATTGGCTAGACTTCCCAAGGAAGAGTCTCCGATTCAAGTGGGCGATTTGGTTCGGTCTAGCGGAAAAGGAACGAAGGTCGAAAACATTCAAGGCAAAGTCTTAGACAAATGGCATAACGGAAAGTTCCTCGCTTTTAAGGTGGATTGGGATTTCGCCACAAAAAAGAGAAATCATGAAATCACAATCGAAAGATTGAAGGATATAAAGGAGATGTAAACTACCTATAGTCTAAAGACTGTAGGCTTTCTGAACACTTTCGCAAGTAGTTCTTTCTGTTTCAACGGACGCTCCAATGTTTAACGCTTGTAAAACAAGCGAATTTACATTTTCAACGCCCTCCGCAGACCTAAATTCCCCACGTCTCATGGGTACAGATAATCTAATCGCTTCGTTTTTCAGATTGATGCTTGCGTTGTAATCCCTTATGTGGTGTTCACCACAAGAAGGACAAACCCATTCTCTATCTGAAAGTTTCAAATTATGGTTTTGATAACCGCAAACGTGGCATAATTGAGATGAAGGATAATATCTGTCAACTTTTATCACAGAAGTTCCTAATTCTTCGCCTTTTTGAATCAGACGAGTTGTAAAAATTCCGTAAGCACAATCATTGACATTCTTTGCGTTTCGTAGGAATTTGGCAATTCCTTGAAGATTCAAATCCTCAATTCCGATTGTGGAATAATTTTTAGTAAGTCTTAAAGATTCATTCTCAATCCACCACTTGCGAGAATCTGCAATATGTTTCTCTAATTTAGCAAGTTTTATTCTTGCTTTTTCATAATTTACTGAACCTTTGGTTTTCTTTGCCAACCTTCTCTGCAACTTCGCAAGTTGTTTTGCATGTTTTTGCTTTTGCGGTTCGTAGCCATAATCTTTCGCCGAGTGACACTCGGAGTCTATGTAAAATTCAGACGGAGACCAATCCAAGCCAATCGCTTGATTTTCGTCAATTGGTTTTTGATTGGAATTAAAATTAGGAAGTTCAAATAATAAACTTACCCAATATTCCCCACATGAATTTTTGCTTATTGTAATTGATTTTAATATACAAGTTTCCTTGTTATACCATTTTGGCAATTTTTCGCGATGTTTGAAATAAATCGGTGTGCATTTTGAAATATTTATTTTTCTATTATGGAAGTCAAAAGCGTTCTTTTTAACATGACATTCCGTGTAAGAATCCTTGTGCTCTTTCTTTGAACGGAATTTTGGAAAACCCATCTTCCCTTTTCTCGATTTGTTCAGACTTTTGAAAAAATTGTTGAAAGCGGATTGTAGATTTCTTTCTGTCGAATTCAGACAGTCATCGGAACATTCCTTTGCAAAATCAAATTTTTCCTTGAATTGTTTCTTGGTGGTCGCCTTAAAACTTTTATATTTTTCTGATTTTAATTTGACATCTTCTTTAATTGGTTCAATTTCATTCTTATAAAATTCAATTTTTTCATTTAACAGATAATTATAAAAGAAACGAGATGTTCCTAAAGATTTATTTAAGAATTCTTTTTGCTCTTGAGAAGGATATAATCTGACTTTTAACGCTCTATTAACTATCTTATCTGTCATGCAATACTTACCTATTGTTTGATATTTTTAAGGTTGGAGGTCACATTCCAACCTTTATTTATATAGTTATAATAGTTAATATTTTTTTGAGTAACAGTTTTTAATTTTAATTGTTTCTTGCAAAATTAACTTAATATTTTACAAAATTACTTGACATAAAATCTCTGATGTTTTATAATTTGAACATCAAAGATTTTTTATATGTGAGGAATAATATGAGTGAAAATGCAAATCATAAACTTGTTGTAGTAGGTGATATTCATCTTTGTGATAAACATCCCAAGTATGATAATGCAATTGACACATTAAATTTTATTTTTAATGATAAAAATTTAAATAATGAAAATAATGAAATTTTATTTCTCGGAGACCTTGTGGAAATCAATTCTAGTTTTGAATGTTTCGAGGTGTTTGTTGATTTTTTTGTAAATAAGTCTAAATTTTCAAAAATATTTCTACTTCAAGGAAATCATGATGCTATTAATCAGTCTACAGTATTGTCGCTTTTTAAGCCATTGAAAAATGTGGAAGTAATACAAGAATGGAAAGTTATTGATTTTTATAACACTAAAATTCTCACACTCCCCTTTTATAATCATGAGGGGGTTGCTTCCAAAAAATCAATGGTAGAAACATATTCACATCTGTATGAAAATGAAGAAATTAAAGATGTAGAATTTGATTATTGTATGGGTCACGTTGAAGATGAAACAAATCACTTCTCAAAAAAATATTGTGATTTATCTCAATTAAAAGTAAAACATTTTTTGCATGGTCATATTCATACATGCAATCTTCATAAAGGTGGAAGATACTTAGGAAGTGCTTGCATGAACTCATCATCTGAACACAATGATACAAAATACCTCGCAATTATTGATGGAGAAACAAAAGAATATGAATTGAAAGAGATTCCAAAGTTTATGGAATACTACACTGTAGAATACCCCAATCCGTTGCCAAAGATTGAAACAAAATATGCAATATTCACAGTAAAGGGTGTTCTTGATAAAAATACGGCTCTTGAAGAATATTCCAAGCAAGCAAAAGAAATGGGATTTGAATTCTATACTAACAAGGTTCTCAAGCAGAGAGTTACAGAAGTTGAAATTAATGATGTAGAAAAATCGGAAAAACCGACTTTTGAAAAATTTGCAAAATCAGTAAGTTTATCAAATGAAGTGTTTGATATTTGTAATGAAGTTATTCGACTGAAAAGTAATGGAACAGATTTGTAAAATAGCAAACATTGATGATATTGGAGAATGAGGAAAATAATATGATTGAAATTAAAGGAAAATATAACAGTGCTAAAGTTTTCGTAGATGATTATGATAAATTAGAAGAAGCATGTTATAAGCAGATTTTAAATTTATTAAATCAAAAATTTTCAGAAAATTCTCAAATTAGAATTATGGAAGATTGTCATGCAGGAAGTGGTTGTGTAATTGGTTTTACACAAACTATCATTGATAAAGTAGTTCCTAATTTGGTTGGTGTTGATATAGGTTGTGGAATGCAAGTTCTTAAAATATCTAAAGATTTTCATTTTGATTTAAAAAATTTAGATAAAGTGTGGAGAGCAAATATTCCTATGGGAATGACACATAGAACTACAAAACATAAATTTTGTGAAAATGTAAATTTTGACAATCTTATTACACCAATCAATAAAGAAAAAGAATTACTTGCTCTAGGAAGTTTGGGTGGTGGAAATCATTTCGGTGAATTGGATATCGATGAAGAAGGGAATTATTATCTTGTAATTCATAGTGGTTCTCGGCATTTAGGGATTGAAGTTTGTAAATATTGGCAGAATAAAGCAATTGAATATCAAAAAGCAATTCGATGTACTAAAAGTTTTCTTACAGTCTTGAAACAGAATAAAGCGATAAGTGAAAAAGATTACGAAGAATTGCTTGATAAACATAGAAAAGAAATGCCGAATGTTCCAAATGAACTTGCATATCTTGAAGGTGAAGATTTGAAAGGATATTTGCATGATATGGAAATTGCACAGAATTTCGCTTATTGGTCTCGTAAGGCTATGCAAGATGAAATTTGTAAAGCATTGAATATTAAGAAGAAACATATTATTGATGAATTCTGTACAATTCATAATTATGTAGATATTAAAAATAAAATTATTCGTAAAGGTTCAATTTCTCTTTATAAAGATGAAATCGCAATCATTCCTATGAATATGGCGGACGGTTCATTAATTGTAAAAGGCAAAGGGAATGAAGATAGGAATTGTAGCGGTCCTCATGGTGCGGGTCGTTTAATGAGTCGTTCTGTTGCTAAAGAATCTTTGAAAATGGAAGATTTTAAAAAATCTATGAAGGAAGTTTACACCACTTCGGTTTGTGTCGGAACTATTGACGAATCTCCAATGGCTTATAAACCTATGCAACAAATTCTTGAAACTATAGATGATACTTGTGAAGTTTTGAAAATCATAAAACCTATTTGGAATGTAAAGGCTAATGATGGAGAATAATATATGAACAGAAAAGCAAAACGAAATAAATATCGAAATGAAATCGTTTCTAAAAATGTAGAAATCAACACTCTTAAAAATGAAGTTCGTGGTTGTACAAATGCGTATTATAGTGCATTATCTGATTTTCGAAAATGTTCTAGGAAACTAGAAGAACAAGAAGAAAAGACAGAAGAATATAAAAAGAAGTATTTTGACCAACTTAAAAAGGAATTTCTTGACGGTAATAAAGAACTGATTACTTTATCTTTGGCGGTTCCGAAAAACCTCGAATCTTATAGTAGGGTTCCTACTGAAATATGGGAAGAAGAGCAGAAGAAAATTTTATGTTACGAAATTGCCAAAAGCCTTTATGACAATTTTGATGCGTTAAGAAAGACCGAATATGAAACAAGCACAAGATTTGATTTGGTGCTTGTAAAATGGAATAAGAGCGTTAGAAACCTTGACGATTGGGATGAGTTTTGTGGTTATGCAGATATTAACCCATATGCCATTGACAATCGTGGTATTACTGCCAATGAACTTATGAAAGGACGAACTGATATTAAATGTAATTTTGGCAGAAAATTAGTTTAAGGGATAAATATGAAAAGTTTTCTTATAATTTTAGGAATTTTTTGGGTGTTAGGATTCATTCTTAAACAGAGTGGATTAGCAGATTATTATCATGATTTGGCAAAAGGAGGAGAATAATATGACAGCGGATAGAATTAAATCGATTGAATATTTGTTTGACAACGACAGTGCTTTTGAAAGAACATTGGATACTTTTATAGAATATGCAAAATGTAAAAGTGTTTTAATGACTCTTATCGCATATCTAAAATCTAAAAATTATGAAGTAAGTAAAGACGAACTTGAAGAAATTATAACAAACTTAATAAATAAGATTTAAGAAGGAATTTTTATGGAATACGATGATTGTTCTTGCAGTTATCCGACGGTTGAAACAAAAATTAAAAATCAAACCGAAATAGCAGAATTATATTCCTTAAACGAATATCAAAAATCTTTTCATTCTTGCGTCACATTCAAGGTTGAATCGATTGATACTTTTAACATTAAAGTTAATTATTTCATTCCGTCCGATGTTGCGTTGATTATGGATTTTGATTTGAATAGTTTCAATGAAGAATTTGACAAAGCGATGTTGGGACAATTTTCAAATTACATAACTGTTTATTTAATTGTAATGAAGATTGTAATGGAAACTTTTAATTCACATTTGATTGGCATTTGCTTGAATAAAGATGTAGAAACTCAAATGATGAAACAAATAAAGAAACAAAAGGAGTTTGTATGAAAGAAGAAAGTAAAAAAATACTCGATGGATTGATAATGGAGCATTCTAATAGATATGCGAGGCCTAGCGGTTTGAGTGATGAAGAATATGAATCGATTGATAAATATAATTATCATCAAGATAAAATTTGTAAGTTCTTGAAATCAATTCCACAAATAGAATCTCATTTACGTTTGGGCGGATACATTCAAGATAAAAACGGAACACCTTGTTGTCATGGCGATAAAGTTATTTATGATGAAGTTTATGAAGGTATTTTAGAATGGGATAAAAAGAACGCAAGATTTATAATTGCTAGTATTTATGGTGATTATGATTTCACAAAAATTAAATCTTTTGTAAAAATAGTACCATAAAATAGTTTGAAAAGGTAGAATAGATTATGGATAAAACATTTGATGATAACGAATTCTTATGGTCGCAATTCATTCGTCTTGGAGAAATGCTAGGGGATGGAGATTACGATGCTTGGGTAGAAAAAGAATACAAACAAATAGCGAAACAATTGGGATTAATAAAACGCAAACCTAGAAAAAATAATTCTTCACAAATTGATGAATTTATGGAAAAGCGAATTATCCAAGTAAAGTGTGCGAAATGTAACGGAGAATTAAAACAATCAAGAAAAGGTTCTTTTGTTGGAGTTTGTATAAATTGTGGTGCAAAATTCACGCTAGGTAAAAGAAGAAAATAAAAAAATTATAAATAAACTTGACAAGTCATTCGATTTATTTTATATTTATTGTAACATGTAAGGAGTAATATGCTATGCTTAAACTTATAAAACTTTCGTTAAAAGGATTCGGTTGTTTTAAAGATGAAAAGATTTTCGAGTACGAAAGCGGTGTCAATATAATCCGTGCGGAAAATGGAAGTGGAAAAACTACACAAATAAATGCAATTTCAATTCTTTTATTGTCAGAATATGAGGGTAGTTTTGCCGATTATATGAACAGAGAATGCAATGAGTTTACAATCTCTTTGGAATTCATGCTCGATGGTAAACATCTTCTTGAAACATTAACTTGTAAAAAAGGAAAAACTTACATAACCACACGAAACCTTAAAGATGTTGATATCGATACAGACCTTGCTAATGGTGAGGGTGTAAAAGAATGGTTGAATGAAAGACTTCCTGTTGCAACATCAAAGTATGCTCTTTTTGTAAGACAGAATTCCGATATGGATATCATTCATTGTTCGGATAGTGAAAGACGAGATTTATTTAAAAAAATTCAAGACCTCGATTATACAAAAGAAATCAAGACTCTTATTGAGCCAAAAATTGAGCAAACTAAAGAAAAAATTATTGAAGTAGATAAGAATATTTTTGCTCTCGAAAATAAAAAGTATGAGATGAAATCATACAGTGAATTTCCGTTTACAGAAGATGAATATAAATTAAAAAAATCACAGTTAGATAAATTAAATGCGGAAAAATCTTTAGTAGAAGAAAAGAAGAATCAGTTGAAAGATTTGGAAGAAAGAAAAACTTCATTAAATAATGAATGTATAAATATTGATTCTAAAATTTCAACTAAAAAAGTTTCAATTATAAACGCCAAACAGTTTAATTTTGATAGTGAAAAAGAAAAGATTGAAAAAGAATTCGCAGACAAGAAACTTGAATCTGAAAACAAAATCAAGTTGTTGGAAGAGCAGAAGGAAAGCCTTGATAAAACCGTAAGCGAGAAATCCCTTAATCTCGATTGTGAAATTAAAAAAATTGAAGATGAAGGAAACGAACTTGTGAAAGAGATTGATTCCATTCGTTTGATGAAGTTGATTAAGTTTGATGAGGATTCTTTGACAAAAGCAAGGAATAATTTGACAGAACTCAAAACAAAGTCTTCAATTGCATGGAAAAATTCAAAAACTTTGGAAAGCGGAGTTTGCCCTACATGTGGTTCTAGCGGTGATAGTTGTAAACATAAATATCAAGAATTTGTAGATGAAGCGATTTCTTATGATAAACAAATTATAGAATGCGAAGGTGTGATTGACGATTTGCTTACTAAGAAAAAAGACATTGAAGAGAAATCAAAAAAGAATGAAGAATTGAAAGAAAAGAAAAACAATCTTTCCAATGAACTTTTGAAAAAACAGTCTTTAATTGAAAACAAACGAACCGAACAGAAATCGTTAAATGATTCTCTTTCACAGAAGAAAGAAAATTATATTAATCAGATTGAAAGTGAAAAAAGAATTCTCGAATCGGTTGATAGTGAAAAAGAATCTAAATTAAATTCCATTAAAGAAAAAGCAGATTTATATTCTTCACAGATTGAAAGTTTGAAAAAAGAGATAAATGATTTGGAAAATCAACATAGTTCTAAATTAAAAGAAATGGAAGAACTTTCAAAGAAAATTGAATTATTCTCTATCGGAACTTTTGATGAAAATAAAATTAATGAACTTGAAGAAGAACTTAAATCTTATAATTCTGTTGTTGTAGAAAACAAAGTCGTGAAAGAATACAACGAGCGACTTGAAGAAACGAAGAAAGCGGACAAGAAGGAACTTGAAAAGTTTAAGGAAAGAAAACAAAAGTTTGAGAAAGAAAAGTTTGATTTGGAAAACAGTAAGAAGATTCTCACAACCGATTATCCGTCTTGGGCAATACTACAAAACTTGAAGAATATCGAAAATGACATAAATGAGTTTATTGACCAAGTTTATTACAAACCGTTGAACATCAAATTCGACATGACTCGTGGTGGAATTTCAATGAGATTTGGAGATGACATTAAAGTTGAACGATTGAGTGGCGCGGAAAAGGCTATTACAAATATCGGATTCTGTGAAAGTTTCAATAAGAATTTGAATTTGAATATGATTTTGCTTGATGAACCTGACGCTCCGTTAAGCGCGACTAGAAAAGAAATGTTCTACTCATCTTTGTTAGAAATGAAAGATGTGTTTGAACAGATGATTGTTGTAACTCATTCAAAAGATATGGTTGCGTATATTCAAGCAAATGATACGGATTGTAATATAATCACGCTCTAAAAAAATCCTAAAGTTTTTTCCTTAAAATCCGAGAATTAAAGCAAGGAGATATTATATGTTTGAAAAATATGTTGAGTTCTTTCAATCGGAAAGCGGAGAGAATTGTTGGGTCGAGTTCACGGTCTTGGGAATCGTGGCTTTGGGAATGTGTGCGGTTGAGGTTGTTAGTAGAATAATCCGCAAAAAATCCGTTTTCTTTTGAACTATTTAATTAGAGGTTTTAAAGAAATGAGAAAGATTGTTTTGATAGGATTTGTCGCCTTGATTTTATGTGCCTTGGGATTCGGATATTCCTATGCCATGAAATGCCCCAAATGCTTGGAGGACAGAACCAAGAGAAAGGACAGAATGGTCTCGATTGGAATCGCCCATAGGGATTTCGAGACTTCGGTAAAACTAAAGAACGGAAACGCCTACGCCACATATCGTTGTTGTTACGGTCATGTGTTCTTGGTTCAACTGAACGAAGACAAGAAGTAGGCTTTCGTAAAATCAAGCGAAAAATCGGTCGGATTGAATTTCGGCCGATTTTTTTTGAAAATTGTTGATTGAAAATAAAAATTGAGATATATTGAATTCGGAGGAAATTGATGTTGAAGTTTCTGCTAGTGGCCTATTATTTTCTTTTGATGTGGTGCCACGAGAAAAACAAGGAGCGTAAAATGTTGTCCGCTTTCATTGAAGGGGAAATCGTCATTCCCAAAAAAGTCCACCAAGAACGAGTCTACGCCATTGACTTCGACAACACGATAGCCTACACCAAATGGCCGACCATAATAAAGCCGATTCCTTACGCTATGGAAGTCTTGCGGAATTTGTCGGAAGACCCAAACTGCACATTGATTTTGTGGAGTTGCCGAGAAGGGAAGGAATTGGAGGAAGCCTTGAATTTCTGCTCCGCTTACGGAGTCAAGTTTGACTATGTGAACGAAAACTGCGAAAGAAACTTGAAAAAGTTCGGATTGAATTGCCGAAAAGTTAGCGCGGATGTGTACATAGACGACAAATCATGGGAAGGCTTGAACGGCGGAATAGAAAGGTTGTGGAAGAATTGGCACTTTTGGCTAAAGGAAAACGGATTCTTCGATTAAGGAAACGATTTGATATGGAAGATTTTTTCGGAAACAAATTGGTTGAGTTAAACAAGCCGATTAGATTAATCACTCTCTTTAGCGGATACGGGTCACAAGAAATGGCTATGAAAAACATAGGTGCGGACTTTGAGATTTGGAAAGCGATTGAGTTCGACGAGAAAGCGATGAAGTCGTACAACATCTTGCACGGAACCAACTTCAAGCCCATCGACATACGAGATGTACGCGGAAAAGACTTGAGGATAATCGAAACCGATAAATACGACTACATCATGTTTTATTCCTTCCCTTGCCAATCGCTTTCATCGGCAGGTCAACAAAAAGGAATGGTTGAAGGGAGCGGAACATCGTCGTCTTTGCTTTGGGAAGTGAAAAGAATAATGAAAGAGTTGAACGAAAGCGAACTTCCCAAATTTTTAATAATGGAGAATGTCCCCCAAGTGCGAGCGAAGAAAAACATCAAGGAATTCGACAAGTGGCTTTCGTTTCTTCGCTCCAAAGGATACAAGAATTTTTGCCAAGACTTGAATGCCAAGGATTATGGAATTCCGCAAAACAGAATTCGTTGCTTCTGTGTGTCCATTCTCTCGGAAAGCGAAGAATATGAATTTCCAAAGCCGATTGAGTTGAAAAACCATTTGAAGGACATTTTGGAAAGACATGTCGATGAAAGTTATTACATCGACAACGAGAAGACTAGAAAGTTGTTGCTTAAAAACAAGAACAGTGAAGTTTCCGACAAAATAATAAGAATGGGGACTTTGGAATGCAAGGGCTACGGAGAAGGGTATAGAGTGATGAACCCCAACGGGTTGTCCTCCGTGGTGAAGTCGGAAGGCGGAGGTTATGGCATACTCATTTGCGAAGACCCCAAGGTTTATTCTTGCGCGATACGAGGCAGAAAAGTCGATGGAAACTACAACCAAACTTTGGAAATAGGCAACTGTTCGACCGCCAACTCGATAACGACTTGCTACGAAGCGTCAATGCTTGTGGAGGGAAGCGACAAGCCGAAAATAAGAAAACTCACCGAAAAGGAAAAGGGAAGGTTGATGGGAGTGAAGGACTCCGACATAGAGAGAATGAAGTCCGTCAACACCAAAACTCAAATCGAAAGACAGTTCGGAAATTCGATAGTGACATCTGTCCTTTCCGCAATATTCCTTCAATTGGGAATTCGAGGCAAGAAAAGATGGAATGAAATGTCGGAAAAAGAAATTGAGCCTTTGTGGAATTTAATCGAAAAATAAGGAGAAATGAATATGAAGGAAGAAAAAGCGGAAACAGAAGAAAAGAAGGAAAAGTCGCAAGGATTGCCCACTTCCAAAGAGTCGTATGAAGAATGGAAGAAATCTTTGGACATGATGGACAACCTTCAAATAATCGAGAAAAATCGTAATTTTCCTTGACATTTTCAAGGAAATGTGTTATAGTAGTCGATGTGGGAGAAATATGGAGGAAGAATATGAACTACATCGACCGAAATGTAATCCACAAGAACTTTGGGAAAGGCAAGGTTCTGTCAACTTACGAAACCAAGGGCAAGACGGTCTTGGTCATCAAATTCGACATGTTGGAGACGGAACGCTCTGTGTTCGCGGACTTCTACGGAATGAGGGTATTTTAAATGAAGGTTTGGGAAATCAAGGCCACGGAAGTGGACGAGCGAGGGCAGAACAAAAATCTTCGCTTCCACATCGTCGACAAGGACATCATGAGAAAAGTCGGATTCGAGCATACCGACGGATTTTGGATTCTATGCGAGTGCTTGAACGATGTAAGCGTGAACATCAAAATTTTGGACGACGAGGTCGGAGAGATTGATGTGTTGGACGACGAGTGGCTTCAACCCTACGACTTTCAATACATGATTCAGAGCCGAGGCGACGACGCCCCTCAAACCGCGAAGGAAATTCAAAAGAAGTTGTACACCATTCTCGACGCGATGAAGACATTCGGAATTCTCGAAGGTTGGGAATGGGGCGACTATGTTTGATTTTTTTGGGAGGAAAATTGAATGGTCATTACTGTCGGAGAAACTAGCGTTTCAATTCCAAACTCCATAGCGGATTGGGTTAGGGAGTCGGAGGACAACAAGACGGAATTCTACGGAATGATTGACTCCATGATGTATGCTTGCAAGTCCTTTTATAAAAACAGATACAAACCGAACCCTTATCAAGAAGTGTACGAGGAACAAGTCAAGGAGTTTATGTCCTTGGGCAACACTAGGGAGCAAGCGGACGAAATGATTAGAAGCATAGTTGTCCGAGAGATGAAGAAAGTGAACGAGGAATGGGATTCCAACGGCTTGAACACTTTATTGGAATTATTCAAAAGATAGAAAAGGAGATTCGCATGAACGAATATTTTGAGGAAATGGACGGAGAGTTGATTAAGACAATCTCCAACGGAGAGGAGTCGGTTTTAATCTACCGCTTCCCCAACGGAGAAGTCCGCTCGTCGGACGGATATTTCTTCTCCAACATAAACGACGATTCTTTCGAGGACGCGCTTGAGGAATTCGAGTGCGGTTGGAGGGAGATTCATTGGAACAGAAGCGATTGGGCGGACTATTACGGTTGCGACGAAGACCAGTTGGACGATGCAATGGATGACGATATGAAGGATTGGTAGGAGGAAATATATGAATTGGCGTTATAGAAAATTCATTTGGATATTCACAATGATTGGAGTTTTTCTCGCAATCTTGATTCCTGTGGCGATGTCGTTCTTGGTGGAATGGTATTGGGGTTGCTTGATTTTTGGTTCAGTGGGTCTAGTATTAGCGGTGGCTAAACTTTTATTGATTTTCGACAAATGAGAAATAGGAAATGGACGGAACATGTATTGAAGATTGCAAATTGTTTTTAATGGAGCAAGTAGGAAACGGCCGCTATGAGAACGCGGAAGCCGATTTCCATAAAGGCGAGATGGTGGAAATTGGAGACCGAGTGACGAACATCGGCGCAAACGACTTCGTCGAGTTGGTCGTTCAAGACCCTCGCTACGATTGGGACAACGAGTATTATATGATTAAGAGGTCCGACCGCGACAAATTCTTCAAGCGAACGGCTGAGGAAGTCGTCCAATGCGAAAGTTTTGAAGCGATGAGCCGCTCCAGAGGATATGAGAGCGCGTCTTGCTTTGTCAATGAATTCTTGAGAAAGATTCGCCCGGAGAGCATCGTTTCTTGCGGATATAGCGGAGGGCGATTTTGGGTTTACTACAAGACTTTCGTTGAGAAAGGGTGGGAGGAATGAATTATGCTTTTCCCTAATTGGTATGTTCATTGGCTTGGAGATTTGGATTATAGAATTGACAACAACGGAATAAGCGGAGATGTGGTTTACGGCTCGAACGACAAATACGATTGCGAGAATTATGTCCGTTCAAAGTTGGAAGAGTATTATTTGTCGGAGGAACAAGTATGATAGGAAGCGACATGAAAGATTATCCTATGGCTTGCGAGAATTGCGGAGAACTTGGCAAACTCCACAACATTTACATTGATTCGCGCAAAACGAAATGCATGCTTCTTCTTTGCAAGAAATGCATGGGCGATTTGGCGAGCGTGGCGAAGACCGCTTCAGAACATATGGAGGAATAAGATGAAAGGCTATGAGGATGTCGTCAACCAACTAACCCCGAAATTAGCCCACGCTTGCGATGTGATTAAGACAAAACTCACCCAAGAATCTCCCAAACCGGTTGGCGACTTCGAGATTTCTTGCGAAGGGGCTACTAAAGCGATAATCACTTTATATGACGGAAGATTTTCTTTTGAAGAAACGACGGATATCGATTACGTCTATAAAATTGTTGAAGAGGCCGTAAGTTTAGACCCCGTGAACTTGAAGTATTGCTTGGAGAAAGACTGCTCTTGCGAGGGAATGGTTAGGATTGAGTTGCAAGACCAGTCGAAGTATCTTGGAAACTACGAGATAAAAGTCGAGGAGAAGGACGAATCCTACGAAAAGAACAAGTATCTTTGCAACTTGCTTGAGGAAAACTTCAAGTACCACAACAGAATGGTGGCGATGAGAGCGGTGCTCGACAAGCACAATCTTATGGGCGAGGTTGAGGAATTGTTGAAGGAGATTGGGTTGAAATGACTTTGTTGGAGGAAGCGTGAGAAAGTCTTACAAGCATTTGAAGCACAATATGTTGGTGAACTTGTCCTACATTTATGGAGCGGACAACATCATAAAGTTGGTCGAAGAGGACAAGGTTGAGAAAGCGTTGAAGATTTGGGACAACTCCAAATTGCAAACTAGATTTTCATTTTCGTCCGCTATGGCGAGAATGCAAATAGAATACCTGAAGAATGGGTTGGTCGCTTTGGCAGAGGCTTTGAAATGAATTACAGAGAATGGACAATGAAGTGTTGCGAAAATGTTATGAAAACCGTTCAAGTGTATTCCGCGGTAAATGAAAATAAAGAAGTGAGAATTCATAACATCGGCGACCAAGCGTTCGTTCGCTTCTTCATTGACGGAATTGAAATTGAGGAGCCTGAATTTCCAAGTGAAGTTGCGATGCGGTTTCGCAACTACTTGTCGAAGTTTCACTTCCAATACATCACAAAAGAACTGCTCATTTCTCTTGCTGACACTATTGCAAGGGAGTTCTTGCCTCACTTGAAAGATTCAAGGCAAGGGAATTTCAATGATTGGAAGTTGGAAGTCCACATAGGAGAAATTGAATGATGTTTGAGAAAGAAGCGGAAGAATATGCAGATAAAGATTTTGGAATGTATGAGCCAACAGACCATGAACGATATGCGAAAGAAACTGATTGGAGAAACGGTGCGGAGTTTGGATATAACAAGGCTAATGAATGGCATAATTTAAATGAAAATCCAAATGATTTGCCTAACGAAGGTGAATGGATAGAAGGTTTATATCTTTATTATTATAAAGATAAAGTTCATTGGGATGTTTTCAAAGTTCGTTGGTATCACGAAATTGGTGAGTTAGACGAAAAATTAGTTCGTTGGTTTGGTGCTGATGAAAATAGTGTATATGGTGACAGAGATTATTGGAACAAAGTAGATGAACCTGATTATTGGAGAAGAATAGTTTTACCGACAAGGAATGAGTATGACAGAAATTACTGAAAAAGAAGAAAAGGTAATGTTTCATACATTAGGTTATGAATATCAGCCGAGTTGGAATGATGATAGAGGTGGTTATAGAAATTGGTTCGGCATATATCCAAGTGAAGATAACGGAGATTATAAAGCAATTAAATCTCTTGTTGAAAAAGGATATATGCAAAAAGACGGAACGACTGATTGGAACGAAGAAGTTTATTCTGTAACAGATGTTGGAAAAGATTATGTAGTTGATTTGTGGCTCAAGAAAAAGAAAGAAAACAAACCAAGCAGAAGTAAAAGAAGATATCAAGCATATCTTGATTGGGGTGAATGTTATAACGGTTCTTTCAAGGACTTTCTTGATTGGTTGAAAATCACAGAGAAAGATGGACTCTATTGTCATGAAGAATGTGAAGTTATTAGAGAATATAAGAAAAGGTGGCAGATATGAAATGTTGCCATAAAATAAAGGAGGACTAGAATGTTTGGCGTAATCTATGAGCATGAAATAACAGGTGCTTATCTACATCTCGATGAAAGAAAATGCGTAGAACATACAATTAACTTGGACTATTTGGAGCGAATGGAATATAAGCACGACTATCCGAACGGCTACGGCGACTACTTGCCTTGCTTGAAGTTATTCATCAAGGAAGGGCAAAAAGTTGTCCTTTACAGAGAGGACGCGAACAAGGCTTATTCGTTGTTGAGAAGCAAAATCGGCGAAATTGCGAGCAAGGAGGATTGAAACTATGGAAGAAGAATATATTCTAGTCAGCTTAAAGCACACGGACTTGTCTTGGATGCCAAACTTCGTTATGTGGCAAGACGAGTATTCCGGCTACACCACCGACTTCAACAAAGCGGGACGGTACACTCTTTCAGAAATGAAGGAGCATTGGAAAGGACTCCCTTCTTGGCTGGAGTTTCCCAAAGGGAATGTGTCTTGGGGCGACTTGAGCTGCAGCAAGGCTGACACGCTTGCGATTCCTGTAGACCAACTTGAGAAGTTCGGATTTGTCGCGAAAACATTCTTGATGAAGGAGTGAGCGGAAATGAAGCAAGAGACGAAAGAATTATTGGACTATATCATCTCAAAGTTTGATAAAAGAGATGCGATTTACGACGATATGCCTGCAAGTGAGTTTAGAAAAGCGGAGAAATACAACGAACTCCAAGACAAAGTCCAAGCCTTTCTCCGCTCCATTCCTGACATCGAAAAGAAGTTGCAACACGGAGGCTACATCTTCGACCGCAACAACACGCCTTGTTGCCAAGGCGACAAAGTGCGGTTCTACTTTGAGGAGAAAGGATACAAGGATAATTGGAAGATGAAGAACTTGCCAAGGCTTGCGGAAGGCTTCATCAGTTTCAACCATGAATCAAAAAGTTTCCAGATATTGTTCAACAAAACCGAGCAAGGTTGGGATTGGATTGATTGGACTTGCGACGGTTACGGTTGCGAGTGGTTTGAGAAGGTGGAGGAAGAGAAATGACTTGGTTTCTTAAAGACAAAATCAACCACATAATCCACCCTTTCAAATACGGATTTTGGTGCATAATGGGTGTAGGAAAGGGGTTCTACGACAAACGCCCAAAACTCGGAATGTTGTGGGAAACCTACGACAGTTACGCAGGCGACGGAGACTACGGATTCGACTATTGGTGGACAAGCCACCGCAAGACTTGGAAGGAGTTGCGCTATTATAATAAGTTCGGTTGGGACGACGACGGCTATTTCCAGTTCATCCTTCCGTTCTTCCTCGCTTGGCTCATCGTCCTTCCCGGAACAATAGTTTATGAAGTGAGGCAAGAGTTGGAGATGAGGCGCTACGATAAGGATTGGAGGGAGGGCAAGATTTAACATGTATGACGACAATGAATCACCCTATAGATGTCCTCTTTGTCTAGTCCGACCCAGCCTTTGCACGACCGATGCCACTACAGGAAAGCATACTGTCGGTTGTTTGACTTGCAACTGCGGGGCGCCGGTTTTCACGGAACCAGATATTGACTTTCATTTGAATTATGGCTCTTTGAAGTATGTTCCTTTGGTCAAGTGGGACAGATGGGTAGTCCAATACAGAAACGAGCATCCGAATTGGCACCAAGAGCATGTTTGCGAAGGTTGTTTGAAAGATTGGAAAACTTGCGGCCACTATGACAAGGATTGCGTAGCGTGTCTTGACGCGGTTTATGAAACGGAGGAGAAGGAATGAGTTTCTTGGAATGGATTTTGTTCTGCGCCTATTGGCAGTCCCACAAGAAATACGAGTTTTGGCTTAAAACAGTCGCGGACGACCCTTATGAGGCTTTCGTTTTCTGCTCTTCCGACTTGATGACATCCTCCGTCAAACTTTCAATAATGCGGTTGGCCGAAATGAAAGACGATGACATCGCCCTCAAGTCTTTCTTGGCACAAATGGAAAAGGCGTTCAACATAAAGAGCGAGCGTTTTGTGGACGAGTGCTTCGAGGACGTAAGGCTGGGGCAGAAAGAGCCTTGGTATCCTTTGTACCAAGAGTTCTTGCGAAGACGGAAGGAGGGGAAATGGCAAGCGATTCAATGATTATGCCGATAACAAAGATTAAAAAGAAATGTCTCTGTTGCGGAAAAGAAATGGAAATATTCCCTTATGAGGAACAAGATTTATGCGACAGATGTTTTCCTATTGTTTGCCGAGAAGTGTTTAACAAAGCGAATGATGGCACGACGGTTGAAGAAGTTAGGGAAAGAATCAAGAGGAATGTTGAAAATGACCAAAGGTAAAGATTTTTAAGGATTTCTATTATAATAATAAAACGACGGATAGATACGCTTCACATGAGCGGAAGTCGTTGGAAAATAATTCAGTTCAACTAAAGGAGGAAATAAATGATTAGTTCAATAATTTGCGTAATCAAAATGGCGAGCATTTCGTGGGGAGAGTTTGTTCGTGTGGCGCTTCCGATTTTGATTGCGGAATTCATTCTCGACGAAATCTTAATCAATGTGATTTCTGACAAATTAAGCAAGAAAACGAGAGATGAATGAAAAAAAAAGAACGAGGTTTGAAATGATTGGAAATTGGAATGATTCAGACACGCAAAGAATAGCCGACAGTTTCGACTATATGCCGACTATGCGAGAAGTGACGGAAAGAATTGAAGAGGAATCTTTTTGCGTTCAATGGAAAGATGAGGATGGGGAAAGTTTTGACTACATGGGCTTCGTGAACGAAACTAGTGACCAAGTCTATTCAATGCTTTGGGATAAATTCCGTTAGAATGGGAAATCTTTATGAAACATTTTTTAGTGGTTGATGTTGGAGACCCTTCGGTAGGCCTTCAAAGTTCGTTGGCGGTCGATTTGGCGATTTCGGACGAAATGGCGGAATTGATGGAAGGGCAGAAAACAAAGGAAGAATTCAAGAAAGACTTGATTAACCTTACGGAAAAGTATTTTGCGTCGGAAACTTTCTACGACACTGTGGAATCCCTCAACTGATTTCTGAACAATTTCCCCAAATCCTCGATTAGTTTCTTTTTGTTGCCGTTCCAATCCACGCATTTTAAAAGGATATTGTGTTTTTCGCAGTATTCTTTTTTCATTCTGTCGCGCTCTTGGCCTTCCTCGAAGTTTTGTTGAATTTCTTCTTCGGTCAAATGGCCTCCGAAATTGGTGGGCTTGTAATGTTGTCCTCCTTGGACTTCAAGAAGAAACCAAGAATCTTTAAAAAATATTTGAAAATCAAAGCGGAGTGGAAAGTCCTTGCTCTTGTAGTAAAGGTTGTTGAAAGAAACTTGCTCCTTGAACGGCAATTCATATCGCTTCAAGAAATCTCTAGTGATTTGTTCGCCCTTGCTACCTCTCTTTTTCTTGGCCTTCAAAAAGGCTAACTTGGATTCCATTTCATGAGAATGATTCCGCATTTTATTCGCATAATTTTGTAGACTCATGTATTAAAAATAGTTGAATTTTTTGATAATTTTACTTGACAAATTATTTTATTCGTAGTATATTATAAGAGTAAGGAGATTAAATCTTATGGCAAATAACACAGAATTTTATAACAGAATCTTGAATGGAACTTATACATCGGAAAATGTTGAAAAGTTTGAAAATCTTTGTGCTAATTATTCAGATATGTACAAGGATATTCATGGTTTTCGTCCAAGAGATGAGCGTACAATGTGTGTGAACGCTTACAGTGGAAATCCAAACATTGAAGAATTTCGTAATCTTCTTAAAGAGGGTTTTAATCCTTTGGTTGACTTGGATAAAGAATACGATGATTTCATCGAAGACGAAAACGATTGGATGGAAGAATACGAAGAACGTGATTTTATGGAATCTAATCCTTCAAAGGAAGAGATTCTTAGTAGTCACCCTGAATATGAAAAATATTTTGCATAACTATATATTTATAACATTATTAGGAGAAATAATTTATGATTATTGATTATGATTTGCTTGCAGAACTCGCTAAAGAATATGAATATCAATATGACGTTGAAGATTTGTATGGCAAGATGATTGCTAGTAAACTTTCAGAAGAATTTGGAATTTATGTAGGATTCCGAGACAGATGTTTTATTTGCGATTCTGTAGGATTTAAAGTTTATTTCCGAGATGTAAAGGATTATAAACAGTTATATTCTATGATTAAGGATAAAATTGGAGACGGTGCTGATGATGCAAAACTGAAAGATAAGTTCCATTATTTGTTTGGCGAACTTTCTGTAGAATCAAAGATTGGTGAATTCCATGATTATTCTCGTTCGTTCGATTCCATGTTGTTTTTCGACTTGCTTTGGTATTTGAAAACGAACGAATTCATCCGCGACGGCTCAATTGGTCATAATCTTATGGATGTCGCTCAAGACTACGCGGACAAATATCCCAACGACACCGAAACCTATTTCTACCCTCGAACATATCTTCAGTATCAAATTCGATACGGTTCATGGATTGACCTAGCCACGGTGGACACCAAGTTTAGCGGTTGGCAAATCAAGTTTTTCCAAAACCGCAAGATACAGATGAAAGGCTTGTCTATGGAAGATTGGAACAAAATCGTTTATATTGATGAAATTTGTTCAAGAAAATAAAGGAATATAAAAACGCTCGAATTTCCGAGCGTTTTTTTCATTTAAATTTCGATTTTCTTCAATTTGCCGTTCACTCGTCGATAGACATTTTGGTTGGAACTTCCTCTCAACTTTAGCGACAAGTCCTTCTTGCCGTCCTCGTAGCGACCGTCGATTAGGTAATCGATTGTTGACAGAATGAAGTTCACGCTAGCATCGTTCATTTTTCTCAACTCTTCCAAAGTGTATCCGCTCCACAGATATATGATTGTGGTAGGAGATTTATCTTTGACATAATTCACCAAATCAGAAACAAGTTGACGATTTTGCTCAATCAAAGGTTCTCCGCCTAAAATAGACAGTCCTCGATTGATTCCGTTTTTATGAAGCAATTCCAAAACGATTTCTTTGTAATTTGATGGGAGTTCTTGACCGCCACACAAATTCCATGTTTGCGGATTATGACAATGAGGACAATGGAAATTGCAACCTTGACACCAAAACGACACATTGATTCCACTTATGGAGTCAACTATGTCGTTTTCTATGATATTCGCGTATCTCATTTTTGTTTCCATGACGACAATTTATTCACATGAACATATCGGTCTTTGACTTCGTGTTGCTTTCCTAAATTAAAATGCTTGTAGTCCGTGGAGAGATAACCTGTCACGCGAGCGAGATGTTCAATTTCATCTTTATCCGCTCCACATTTAGGACAACTTTCCTCAAAACCAATGTTTTCGTCGCAACCGCATTTTTTGCAATGCGACAACGGAAGATTCAATGCGAAATATGGAACATCTTTCGACTTGGCGTACAATACGAGTTCTTCGAGGGCTTTCAAGTTGTTGGAAGCGTTGTCTCCGATTTCAACATAAGTAATGCAACCTGCCGAAGAATAATTCGTTAATTGGGATTCTATGTCTATTTTTTCAAACGGAGAAATTTCCTTCCAAACAGGAACATGAATCGAATTCGTGAAATATCCTCTAGGTTGTAATTTTCCGTTTTCATCTTTATATGCAGTGACATTTTCAATAAGACCGTATTTTTTCACAAATTTATCGAATGAAGTCTTTGATAATCCTTCCGCAGGTGTGTAATAAACTCCAAAATTCAATTTATATTCGTTCTTAAACTCAGAACACTTTCGCTTGAATAATTCCTCAATTCTCTTTGCCAACTCCATTCCTTTTTTCGTGCATTGGTCTGTTCCAATTAAAATTTGCAAAGTTTCCGCCAAGCCTATTTGTCCCACCGCCAAACTGCCGTGTTTCAACGCTGAACGAATTCCCTCGCTTTCTTTATATCCGTAGAATGTTCCGTTTTCATACATGAAGGAAGCGGATTTTGGATTTTGCGAGCAAATGTAATTGAATCTTTCAATCAATTCGTCTTTACAGTCGATTATCGCGTCTTCGAGATTTTTCATGAAAAGTTCAATCAAAACCTTTTCATCAGTATCGTCTTTCATTTTCTTTTTTGATTCCATGGCTATTGTTGGCAAAACTATAGTCGCAGGTGTTATGTTTCCTCGTCCGTCCTTAATATGCGACAATTCCGCAGACTCCGCGTTTATGTCGCTACTGCTATAAGTCCTACAGTTATGAGAGACGATTCCGCTCAAATCAAACATGTCTGTTTCTGTAGTGAAGTCGTAAGTGTCGCATTTTTCGTTAGTTTCTTTTACGGAAACGATTTTGTAACCGTAACCGCTAATGGAGTCATAAATCACATCTCCGACCTTCAAATCCCTAGCCTCGACTCTTCCTCTGCTAGTGTGTAAAGGATGGTCTTCCGTGATATGGAGAGTTTGCTCGGTTTCGTTTTTATCAAAAGTGACTTCGTATAATTTTAAGGGGGATGATTTGTCGTTGAATTCGATGTTGAGAATTCTAACCCATTTTGATTGACACTTAATCTGACAATCTTTTACTCGTTTATGTTTTGTATATCCAATTTTATCAGATTCATTGTTAATCCATTCGACATTAGAAGTATATGCATTAATCATTTCTATTGCTTTTTTAATCGAAATATCATTAAATTCAACATCGTTGATTTTAATAGAAACAATTTCGTCTCCACGAACCGCACCCATTGTACTAGGATAAGTTCTAGGGTCATCTTTATTATATCCTTGGTCGTTGCTCCAATCACAGTTTACATAATTAGGATATAAGCGTTTTGATGTACATTCGATTGCTAATCTGAATAAATCATAATTAGGGTCGCTTTCTTTCACATTTACACCGTCCATCAATTGAAAAATCTGGCATGGGAAAATGGAAGTCGCGTGATTTCCAACACCATCGATTGTGCATTCCAAAATTTCTTTGGTTAGTAAACGACCTTCTTTCAATGTGCAAGTTCCGTAATTTATGGACGAAAACGGCAATTGATTCAATATTTGTTATCGTATGGCTTTTTATCCATACTTCTTATGATTTCTCATAAGTTCGGCATACATTTTCATCCAAATATTTGGATGTTCGGTACTCGTGGAAGGATTATATTTATTCACCTTCTATGCTCTACAATGTCATTCGACCTTTCGCAATTCGAATGCTTATCTCGGTATCAACATATCTTAATGATTTAGTCTTCACCGATTTTACCGAATTATCAATTCATCATTACTGATGAATGGGGCAATCTAAAGTCTACCCGACCTGCTTTGCAATGAATTTAAATTGTGCAACAATCCTTCTATCGATTGGTGAACTTCTTTTTGTAGCATATCCATGGCGTATTGATACGCTTTTTTATGCTTTTTGTACTTTTCGTCATCAATGGACACATCAATCACATCTCTCATAAAATAACTCCTGTATCATAATATATTAAATTACACTGGCTTTCGTCAAGTGTTTTTTTACCAAATTTATCAATCATAATCTTTCTAGGTTCAGAAAAATTATAATCGTTCAACGAAGGTGGGAAACAACCATCATTAAATGTTTTGTTTTCAAAAATTAATTGTCTTATTTTATCGCACAAAACCTCACGATTATTCACCCATTCATCTTCTTGTATATGAGCCAATCTAACCCCTTGCTCCAAACAACATACACTTTTTCTTTGATGATAATATTTATCTTTAAATTTTATGGAATGCCAATACATTCCGTCAAAATCAAATGCAATTTTTAATCGAGGCAAATACAAATCTAATTCAAAATATCTATGATTGTTATTTTTTACGACATTGGTCACATTGTTGAGAATTTCACCATCATAAATTTCTTTAATGTAATTTCTAAGCTCAACTTCTCGTTTAGAAATATAACTGTTGGTGTGCGTACCTTCGCTAGAATATTCTATTATATCTTTTAAAAATTCATTAGGTACAAAATAATGCCCCATGTATTCAAGATATTCTATACCGAGAGACCACCATCCTACACCGTATAATTTTTTTAATTTACTCCTCGATGTGCAATCGTTTTCAATTTCGAATTTATCATATTTTTCTTGTTTTTCGAGATTATTTTTATTTATTATTTCTCTACATTGTCCTATGTGGGGAACACCATACCTCTTCATGTTGGTTTTCATGGTTTTTTCATAATTAGAGGCGTTGCCGTATAGTTCTCGTTTTTTATTCGCAGAATATTGTTGAAATCCTTCCCTTTTAAAATTGCAATCCACACCATATCGTTCGATACTAGTTTCTTTTGCTTTTTCGTGATTAGAGTAATTTTCATTGCCATATTTATTCAACATGTTTTCTTTGAAAGATTTAGAGCCATACAATGTAAAATTTTCATCTCCGTATAATTCTAAATTAGTTTGTTTTCTTTTTTCAAAGATTTTCCTTTTTTCTTCTTCTGTTCTTTTAGAAATAGTCTTGGAAAAATGTTTTAATTTAGACGGAACTTTATTTGGGTCACAAGTTTCGCAAGTTATTTTATAACCTCGCTTTCCGCCCACAAATCTACATAACTTATCACACAATGGACATTTCGGAGGTTCTACATTTTTAGACAAGCAATACCACGCTTCATCATTACTTCTATAATTAGAAGAATATTTTCCCCACAACGATTCGCATTCGTCGTCCCAATAATTTTTATAACAGAATTTTCGTCCGTTATTTTTATTGAGAATGCCTTTTTTCTTAAATATTTCTATCAATGTTTCTTTCATAATACAAATAGTTAATCCGATTGGGAAATCACTTACTTTTTTCTAAAATCCCATTGTCGATTTTTTCAATTTCTTTATCCGATTTGCCTTCCGCGTATTTAAGGCCATCATTATAATGCTTGAAAAACGATTTTCGAATGTAAGGAACCATAGTCCAATCGATGTGAGTTACCGCCACACCTCCGAACTGTTGCAAAGATTGTAATTGAATCGCCACTGCGACAAGTTGCATTGCGGTCGACAAACTGTTGGCGGGTCTAATGAAAACTTGTCTAGTTTTCATTCCGTTTCTTAACAAATCGTCAATGGGAAGCGATAAACAGTTATGCATTCCGACAAAATAAGAGTCTAGGTCGTGTATATAAATTCTATTGTTATTGTGGTTTTTGGCGAATTTGGGAGAAATCAAATAGTTCAAGGCTAACTCCTTCAACAATGCGGAATCCGCTTCGCCCTTTCTTCCTCCGAACGAAAATTCGTCGAGGTTTGCGTTTTGATTCATGACATTCGTCGCGTTCAATTTTTCAAAAATTCTTTTTGTAATTTCAAGATTTCTAAATCTGTCAAGTTCTCGGTTTTTTCTGTATTCGATGTATGACTTGGCGACATCCTTGTTTTCTTTTTTCAAAGATTTTTCAACCAAGTCATGAATGTCATCGACACTAACCTCATCTTTACCTTCAATAGATAACTTTACAAAAGTAAGGGTGTTTTTTATTTGTTCGTCTGTTATTTTGTTGTCGCTTTTTGAATTTTCAGACGCCAATTTAATGGCGTTCGCAATTTTTGATTCGTTGAAATTCGCAAATCTTCCGTCTCTTTTTCTTACCTTCATGATTTTTACCTCTCTGTATGTAGTGTCGGACTAACAATAGTTATCGTTTTCAACCCAACATTTAGTGTTTTTCGCATATTAGCGCACATCGAAATTCTTTTCAACAATTTCATGAAAAATTTTACGAAACCAACTTACGAAAGGTTGGAATAACTATTTAAAAAATCACAATGAATGGAGTAATGATATGGCAAACACGAATATACCAGACACGACAGAGCATTACGGTAGTTTTGTTTTAACTGAGATAAAGGGCAACCACAAACTCTTCATGGGCTTGAGTTCCGATGTCACTCTTCTTCCTAATGAAATGCAGAACACCATCACAGGTTCCACCGCTTTCTGCGTCGACACAGGTGAAGTTTGGTTCTACGAAGAAACTTCAAAGACTTGGTATCAGATTTAATTCATTCGCATTTTTAGGAGAATAACCATATGATTGATGTTGTAACATTGGCGATTGCCGAAAAATATACACGAGATTCGCTTGTGGGATTGGGGGCGTTGAAAGGCGCTCCATGTACGATTTCAAAGACTGAAACAGTATCAGACGGAACAGAAATTACCTTCAAATGGACAGGTGACGACGGAAGCACAAACACTCGCAAAATTAAGGTAAAGGACGGAATTTCCGTTGTAAGTGCTTCAATTGGAAGTGGGAATCATCTATTACTTGCTTTATCAAATGGTAACGTTATAGACGCAGGTGTTCTTCCAACTGTAGATGATTCATCTACCGTAAAATACACCAATTCTAGTAAACCTAGTATTACAAATGTAAAACAAGGTCTCGATGAAGCATTAAATAATATTGTCGAAGATGCGAGCGATGTTTCATATACAAATTCTAGTTTTCCTACTTTAGACAATGTGAAGAAAGCGTTGGATTCGGCTTTATCTAGCGGTGCGAAACTTGAACAATCTTTAACAGTAAGTAATCCTATAGGTTCAGCAACAAACGGAAAGGTTTATCCAAAAGACACAAAAATCGAAACCGTAATTAGAGATATGCTTATTAAGGAAGTCGCTCCTAGTCTTACTCTTGCTATTGTTCCTAGTACAACTTTGTATGATGTTGTTGACACTGTAATTTCTGCAGTAACCATGAAAGCAACTTGTACAAAGAACACATACAATCTTTCTAAAGTAGAATTTTATCTTGATAATGTTTTGAAGTATACACAGAATATTTCCGCTAGTGGAACTTATCAATATGACATGACTTGGACGACACCGACAAATACAGATTTTACTCTGAAAGCAGTTGTTTATGATTCCAAGAGTGGAACACCTATGAGTGCAAGTAAATCAATAACCGTGAAATTTGTAGGAAAATCTTATTATGGAACGGTAAGTGCAGATGTTGGTGAACCTACGGAAGCAATTATTAAGGCATTGCAAAACAATGTTCTGAAAGATACAAAGAATTTGACTTATAGTGGAATTACAATGGATTATGGTAAGGTTGTTTATGCTTATCCTAGTAGTTTTGGAGCATTAAGTTATATAAAGGATGAAAAAAATAATTTTTCTTATTTTGAAAGTTTTACCAAGACTAGTTTGACGATTGACTCTATTCCATATTTTTGCTATACACTTAATGAGCCTGTTCAGGCTGATTCTGTAGAATTGGTATTCAAATAAGGAATTATTAATGACGGTTGGAATAGATTCCAAAAATATTATAAAGAAAATATAGCATAGGAGAATATAAATATGGCAATCAGTTTACTTTCAAATTTGAAAATTAACATGAAGGCTCAAACGAATGAACGAGATGCCTTTTCTACAATAGCCGATATGAAAGCATTTAGAGAAGATTATCTCCCAGATATGTATGATTCCTTCTGTTATGAAACAGGATTGAAATACAGATTTAATAGAAGTAACACTATAGATGAAATAACTGGAAAATGGCGAGTAATTGGAGAAGGTGGTGGAGACCTATCATCATACTACACTAAAACTGAAACAAACAATCTTCTCAACAATAAAGTGGATAAGGTTAGCGGAAAAGACTTGTCAACAAACGATTTTACTGACGCTTACAAACAACAGATTGACGACAATAAAACCGCAATAGACACCCTCAACGGTGATTCAACTGTTGTAGGTTCGGTTGATTCCAAAGTTGCCACCGCTTACTCAAACGCTACAAGTTACACGGACACTGAATGTGCGAAGAAAGTAGACAAAGTTAGCGGAAAAGGACTTTCAACAAACGATTTTACTGATGAACTTAAAACAAAGTTGGACAATCTTGAAAACTATGACGACACCGCTTTGGGAAACAGAGTTACTGCAAATGAAAACGCAATAACTGTTCTTAATGGCGACACTACGGTAAACGGAAGTGTTGACAAGAAAGTTGCCACTTGCTTGACCGACAGTAAATCTTATACGGATACAAGCATACAAAACGCTATTCGACAAACTGCTATCGTTTGTGACGCAAAGCCTACATTGAGCGGAACTACAATCACTTACTATCAAGGTGGAGTTGAAAAGACCATCACTTCGGACAACAAGACGAAATTTTATTATACTGACAATAATGTAAATTACAGTACGATTTGGATTGAAAATACTGAATTTACTGATACTGTAGCAAGCGTGAACTTTTCTGATTATGTTTCAAAGACAAACGATGTAACAAGCACATATAGTGGTTCTGACGCTGATAAAACCAAGATTCCTAACATCGGTGCTATGGATGCATTGAAAACTTTGGTTGATACAGAATTAGATGAAAAGGTAAATGTTTCAGATGTCGAATCTAGCGTATCATCTTCAAGCGACAATCCTGTTAAATCATCGACATTGTATACAGAATTTGCAAAGAAAGTTGATGTTGACCAAGGTTTAGCAAACGAAGGAAAAATTCTTCAAGTTAATTCTAGCGGAAACCTCGGATTGGTAGACCCACAATCTACGATAGATTTGTCGGATTATGTTTCAAAGACAAATGATGTGGTTGATACTTATAGTGGACAAGAAGTTGACAAGACTAAAATACCAAACTTGGGTGCTATGGACGCATTGAAGACTCTAGTAGACACTAGTGTAAGTGGAAAGGTTTCAACCGCTCAAGGAATTGCGAATGAAGGAAAGATTCTTCAAGTGAATGACGAGGGTAATCTTGCCTTGGTAGACCCTAGTTCTATGGGAAATGACGCAAGTGATGTAAGTTATGAAAATGCTACTTATCCAAGTTTGGATAATGTAAAGAAAACTTTGGATAATCTGCTGGCTAAGGTTTATTATGAAAAAATTGTCATTTCTAGCCTTTCGGTTTCTCCATCGACCACAATCTATGAAATTGGAAATGAGATTTCAGAACTTCAATTTGCATGGAATTTGAATAAGACACCGATTACACAAACTTTTAATGGAACAAGCGTTGACAACGATATTAGAGCGTTCACATACGATACACCTTTTAGTACAAATAAATCATTCAAACTTGTTGTATCGGATGGTACGGAGAGTGCGGAAAAGAGTATCAATATACAGTTCCAAAATCAAATATTCTATGGTTCTGCAAGTATTCCTCAAGATTATGATTCCGCTTTTATTCTTGGATTGAGTAATCACAAATTCAACAATTCAACATATAAAGGAAGTTTTAATATCACAATCGGCAACGGTGAATATGGATTTGTTTGTTGCCCTAAGTCATGGAATATAAAATCCGTATGTAAAATAGGCGGATTTGACACCGAATTGGTTAAAGAAAATGCTATATCATTTACTAATTCTAGCGGTGGTGTAGTTGTTTATGATATTGTGAGAACCACTCGAAGTGGATTAGGTTCAATCACAATGGTGTTTGAATAATTCATTATAATCTGATTTTAATTGAAAAACGACACTTTTTATCAGTGTCGTTTTTTTTTGTAACTATTTATTCTAGTGTTGCGGTATGCAATGAAAAAGGTCAGAACTGTGAATTCCAACCTTTTTGAAACATCAAACGATAAAGAGGTTATCGAATGACAAGATGATTATATAGTTATTTTGTCAGAAAAGCAATTATGGGATTTAAACATCAATTAAGAAACGATAAAAACAGATTTGTTTGTGAGTGTGATTATTGTCATAAAGATTTTATATGTAATACAGAATCTTGTAAAAATTGGCAATATACTTTTTGTGGTGATTGTTTAAGAAATTACGATGAAGAAGAATATGAAATTGTCAGACTTAATTATCCTCGTACTAATCTTAAAGTAACTCAAGGTGTGAATGATTTATATAGTACTTATTCTAATTTAATGTATTTAATTGTAAATAAAGATTTGGCAAAAACATACAGTTATGGAACAAGACATAAATTTTTGTTCAAATGTCCTGTCTGTGGAGATGAAAAATATGAACAAGGTAGATATGTGATTAAATATAAATGTTATAATTGCCCTAACGATTCGTTAAGTTATCCTAATAAATTTCTTCGAGCGTTTATGAAACATTTTGATGTAAATAATTTAGAATATGAATATCATCCTTCGTGGATAAAACCGTATAAATACGATTGCTATTTTGAATTTAATGAACAAAAATACATAATTGAGATGGATGGTGGGATTGGTCATGGTAAATTGAAATTTAATTCTAAAGAAAAAGATGTTGAAGGATTAGAACGAGATAGATATAAAGATATATTAGCAAAAGAACATGACATTGAAGTGATAAGAATAAATTGTGATGTATCATCTGTTGATTTTATAAAAGAAAGTATTTTGAAATCACAATTATCCGAAATACTTGATTTATCTAAAGTTAATTGGGAAGATTGTGGAAAATGGGCGTTGAGTAACCTCTTAATTAAAGTTTGTGAATATTATAAAAACGCAAAAGATGAAAATAAAAGTACATTAAATATATCTAAAATATTTGATTTAGATAGAAGTACAGTTGAAAAATATTTGAATATTGGAACGGAATACGGATTGTGTTTTTACGATAAAGAATTAGCAAATAAATTAAGAATCGAACAAACAACCAAAACACATAGAGCAAAAGCACATAAAATTAAAGTTTTTTATCATAATGAATTTGTAGGAATTTTCATAATGGAAGATTTGTTGGAATATTTAAGAAAAAATACTATTTCAAATTCTAAAGATAGAAGTATAAAAGATGCAATTCGTAATATATGTAGAGGTGATTTGAAAAGAAAAACATATTTTGGATATAGATTTGAATATGCGGACTAATTAACTATTTACATAAGATATATTTATGATTTGTTTTAATTTTGAATAGATAGGAGAATAACAATGATTAAACTTGCAGACACTCTCGCACCCATGTCAAACGATTTCTATGCAGTAGAATCAGAAAATGTGGGTATAGATATAGACGGAACTTCAAAATCCATTCAGCAAGCCTATGAAGATGGTGACCTTTCGAGTGGTGGTTCTTCCATTCAAGTTGACACAATGCCTATTGCTAGTGCAGAAAATGAAAACATGATAGTCGAATTCATTGGAAGTACGGGAACTTATGTTAATGGTTATTTCTATGAATGTGTTTCTGACGGAGAATCTACACCGACATATTCTTGGGTTCAAAAGAACGTACAACCTAGCAATGCAACTGCGACTGATGTTTCTTATGATAACACTACAAGTGAACTTATTGCAACTAATGTACAAGATGCTATAGATGAGATTAAAGGTGGATTAGGAACTGCAAGCGGAAAAAATTTTACTGACTTGGTTAGACCAAATTCACATGAGTTGGTCGAAAGCGGTTCTGTTTACAGTGCCATTAATAATGCTTTAAGTTCAATCTACACTCCTCGTGGAGAATTGACTTGTGCAGAACTTACATCAAGTTTATTGATTGAGGATAATGTAGGAAATATATACACGATGAGTGATAGCGGAACTACAAGTGCTTTGTTTATCAACGGAGCAGGACTTACAATCAATATAGGTGATAACGTTGGAATCATCAAGGCAGGTGCGGACACTTATCTGTTCAACTACATGGGTAACGCATTTGACCTTACTGATTATCAGAAAAAAGATTTATCTTCTCCAATTGCAGGTGCTTCTACTGTTGAAGGTGCTATTGCACAGAACACAAGTGATATTGAAAAAATTAAAGCATACACCGCAGTATCAAATACTGATGCAAATACACTCACCACTACAGGATTGTATTATCTCACTACGGGATGTACTAACATTCCTAGTGCATACTGCATCTTACAAGTACAAAGTAAAAACACAACTTCTATTTCTGACGACATTGCTCAATACACAGTTAATACGGAAGGAGAGCAATATTATCGTGTAAGGGTAAACGGAACATGGTCTAGTTGGAAGAAACTTGCTACAGAGGATAATAGTGTTAAGATACTTTCGTCAGATACTTTTACTGATATGAATGCTCTCTTAGCAGACTTAAAAACAAGAGGAACAGGTTTTTATAAAGGAAAGGCTTATTTATCAAGTACGGCATTGTGGCATGACTACGACATCTGCATTAATATAGGCATAGAAGGCTATTGGTATGGTATTGGGAATTTACGTTCTGAAGCAGGAGCAGAATACTATGTATACAAGACTTATTCATTATCAGATTCATGGACTATACAGAAACTTACTACAACAGAGAATTTGACAAATATAACTTTAAGCGACTATCAATTATCAGTTGGTGGTGATAATTATGCTTGGTTTGATTTGGGAACATCGACATCTACAAGTAATTCGCAAGCATTTTTATTCTATGAAATAACTTACGGTAGAGTAGATGGGGGTCAGTCAAAGATATTAGTTTCTTGTAGTGGAACTATGGCTGACTTAAATTATATTAAAGCAGTAAATTTAAACGATACTCAAACATCGGCTACTGAACAACTTAGGTTGGATAATAATAAACATATATGGCTAGGTATGCAGTCATATTGTTATGCTCATGTCAAGGTGTATGGTAGATGGACTGGTATGGGAATTAAAACCACAGTAGAACCTACTGGCATTGTTCTACCTATATATAAACTTGTCACTGAGAATGAAATAAAAGTCTTTAAGACTGCACAGAGTGATAGTCTGTTATGGTACGCTCAACAGAAGTTTGGTTGTGTTGCGGGAACACGCTATAGAGTACAACTGACCTTATCTAGTAGCCATGGTGCGTGGATGGGCGTTTATGCATTTAATGCTGTTTCACAAGCTGGAACATTTAATAACGTTACTACTACATTTGTAAAGTGTGGAGGCACTATAGATATCCAAGGCATAACAGAATATGGAACGCTCCTGCATGATGGTGGATTTGTTTGTGCAATGGCACAGATGATTGACCCTATGTAATCACACCAAATTAATCTCCCTACTCTTTAGAGGGTGGGAGAAACCAATCCTTTATGCACATACGTTGCGTTGGAATATATAAGTTAAAATATAAAAAAATCAAATCAAATTTATATAAAATTTGTACCCTATTAAATAGAGTACATTTTTTTTAATTTAATCCCCATTCTGTAGGCATATATTTTCTTATACCCTCATCCACACTAGTATGATAATACTCTGTATCTTTTATGAATGAGATTATCTTCTTTATAAAATAAAACGGAAACTTACATTTATGGTCGTCTAAATAATAAATAATATCTTTTAATTTTTTACCGAAGAATGGGGCACATCTTGGAACAAAATCGTTTGAATATACAAATGCTATAGATTCATCAAGATTCATACAATTCATCAGATAATTTCTAGTATGTAAACTTTCACACGGATTCGCACCTTCAAAAGCAATCGATGTTGGTTTTATAGCATAAACTTCATAAAAATCTTCCATAGCGATAGGTGCAATTGAACCACCCAAAGAAAAGCCAATCACATAAAGTTTTAATTCATCTATGCGGCAACTTTGTTCTATTGCTAAATCTTGAAGCAATGGAGATAAATAGGATTTTATTTCATCTCTTGCCGATTGATATTCTCTATAAAAACCATCGTGATAAACTAACCGATGTTTCCAACCCTAACTATTTAAGAAACGGTCGGAAATAACAAATTCACATTGTTCTAACCCAAGTGGGTTTGTCTGAGTTACTGCTCTTGAAAAAGCGGAAGTGTGTTCTGACTTAGCCATCACAAGCATTGTGGGATGTGGTGGCGATAAGAACAAAAGAGAAAACATAAGTGGTAGTTACCAAAAGTATGCCTTTGAACAAAAGGAGAACCACCAAGAACCTAGTTTCTTGCAAGCGAGTGTGTGTAAAACGAACGCTCAAAGTGACGCAATCACATCGGACTCCACCCACAACATGGGTGGATTTTTTTTTCATTTTTTCCTTGACAAAGCGAGCAATACATGCTATAATTCTTAAAACGAACAAAGAAAAAACGAGGGAAGAATTATGAGCGATTCCATCATCGTAAGGACTGCCAAGAAGGACTATGTGTGCCTAAAGTGCGGAAACTTGATAAAGAGCGGAACGGACTACTTGGACAGAGTGATTTTCAACGGAAAGGACAGAATCGAGCACAAACGTTACCATGACGAGTGCCCCAAGGAAGAGTTGGTTCAGAGGTTGTTCTCTAGGCTATACTCGTCGAACGGAGAGGTCTTCGCCATAGACGCCAACGGAACGAAGTGGGTGTTCAGAGGCTTGCGGTTCGCGGACTGTTGGAATGTCGAGTTGTCGGAATGGAAGAGCGTGGCCTCGGTTCATTTGGTGCCTGTCGTTTACTTCATGTCCAACTTCTTGGACGAAAACGGAAATCAATTTTAAGGAAAACATATGAAAGAACTCAAATTAATTGAAGGGTGCGTGAAATTCCCCAAGGAATTACCCTACATTGACGAATATTATTCCAACGAGAATAAAATGAGATTGTCATATCGAGCGGTGAAATGGCTCTTCATGTGGTCTACTTTGGCGGACAAATACAAAAGCGAAAATGTCTACCAAAAGAATTTTTATAAGTCATTAAAAACGGAACTGACGAAGGAACAGAAGGAATTGAAATTTCCGTCCGACTTCGAAACGGTTCTGTCAAGAATGAAAGCGATTAAAGAAAAATACGCGGAAGAAAAGAAACTTTACAATAAAGAACATAGAAAGGAAATAGCGGAAGAAAACAAAAAATGGAAGGAAACCTACGGCTACGCTTTGGTTGACGGAGAGAAGGTTGAGATAGGAAACTCATTAATCGAGTCTAGCCGAATATTCATAGGGCGCGGTGCTTGCGAATGGAGCGGATTTGTTGTGGAAGATGTAATGCCTGAAGATGTGTCAATCAATTCGTCTTATCCGTTTCCGTGCGATTACGGAACTCACAAATGGAAGGATGTGTCGTTCAAGGACACCTCTTCAATTGCCACCTACACCGAGCGGTTGATTGGAAATCCTAGCGTCACGATTCAAAAGGCGATTTGGTTTTCCAACAAGTCTTTATTCAAGGCGGATTCCGACGAGGAAAAATTCGAGAATGCTAGGCTTCTGCAACAAAACATCAGAAAGGTCACCAAGGCGATAAAAGACGCTTACTTGTCCGACAACGCCAAGAAACGGCAAATTGGTTGTTGTGCCTACATAATCTCTAAATTTGGTATACGAGCGGGCAACGAGGACAAACGGAACAATGGGGTCGTCGGAGCGTCCACCCTTAAAGTTGAGAACATCATTTTGTTGGAAAGCAAAAAAGTCCGTTTGCATTTCTTGGGTAAAGACTCAATGGTAATGGACAACACGATGAAAGTTGATGAGGACGCTTTTGATTCGTTGAAAAAATGCTTGAAAGACAAAAGCCCAAAAGACAGAGCGTTCGACAAAATATCGTCTAACGATGTGAACGAATTTTTAAATAATGTATGCTTAAAAATAAAAATTGACGAACTATTGTTATCTAAAAATGAAAATGACATTAAATTAGCGATAGGTTTGATTGTTAAATATAATGTAATGGATTATTTAAATGAGTAGACATAAAATATATAATAATCATATTAGTGGAATTTATAAAATTGAAAATCTCATAAATCATAAAGTTTATATCGGTCAATCAATTGATATTCACAATAGATGGATTTCTCATATAAATTCAAAAGATGATTGTTATATTCATAAAGCAATAAGAAAATATGGCGTTAAAAATTTTTCTTTTGAAATATTAATTGAAACTTATGACTTAAATTATTGGGAAAAAAGATTAATTAAACTTTTTCATTCCAATGATTTAAATTTTGGATACAACATGACCGAAGGTGGGGAATCTAATTATAATTTATATATAACTGATGAACAAAAATTAAAAAAATCTCAATCTACAAAATCATGGTATAAATCTTTATCAAAAGAAGAATTCGATACATTAAGACAACATCAAAGAGATGGCTTTGAAAAAGTTAAAGATTTTCATAAACAAAAAGTTAAAGAAATGTGGACAAATGAATTGAAAGAAAAATCAAGCAAAACTCATAAAAAATTAGCAAAACAAAAAAATTATATCAATCCAATGAAAGGGAAACATTGGAATGAAAAAGAAAAGAAAAATAAATCTGAAAAAAATAAAATGTTTTGGGATTCTTTATCCGATGGAGATAAAAAAATTTATTCTGAAAAACGCAAAAATGGAATCACTGAAGAAAGTAAAAAAATACGAAGTGATTCCATGAAGGGTGAAAAAAACATCGCTAAAAATGAAAAAGTAAAATTAAAAATAAAATCAAATAAAGCATTACAACAATTTTTATATAATAAATTTAACATTGATATTGCTTGGAATGATTTTATAAAAGTTTATAAAAATTATTTTGACGAATACACACAAACAGTATATAATAATATTAAGGAGGGCAAATATGCTTATAATTATGACAAAATTACCAAAACGCTTGAAGAACTTGCTATCGGTCGATAAATTTGAAATTGACGATTCGTTATTGGAAACAATAAAAAATAAATATGAGTTCGCAACAGCAAAAACATTCAGAACTTATTTCGGCACATCTTTGCTTGCGGAAGAAATTCAAAAGAGAGATTGGAGCAATCTGACCGACAAACAGTTCAAGAATCAATACATGGATTGCGCTAAAGTGGTCACGATTAAACTCAACCATAAGAAAACGCTAACCAAAGAGCAAAACGAAAAAATTGACGAATCCACGAAAAACAAAACCAAGAAAGCGAAGGCTTCGTTCGACAAGTCCAAAAATTCAATAGAGAAAAAATTGGCGAAACTTGACGGACTAGAATCCGACTACAAATCTTGCCTTGACGGAAAACTTCTCAAGGAGAAATTGAGCGAAATATCCGCTCAAAGAAAAGAATTGAACGACAAGTTGAAGGGGGCGGAACAGAAATTCAAGGACATTAAGAAATTGGCCAAATCCAATTCGGAAAACAGAAACATCGCTTTGAATACCGCGATGACAAACTACTCAAATCCGAAAGTGGCATATTCATTGTGCAAGGATACGAACCACGAGCCTACGACGATTTATTCCAAGTCTTTGGTCGAAAGATTCAATGTTTGGGCTAACAATGTGCCTTCCGATTATTGGAGGAAATACCCCAATGTATAAGTATAAAGTCGAAATGGTTGACGAAAGCGGAAAGCCTTCCGAATATGTCTGTGTGACTGCCGACGGATATTGCGCGGAACTAGAGGCTAGGAAGAAGTTTCCCAACAACAAGATTGTGGAAGTCAAAAGAATCAGCGATTGCATGAGAAACAATCCGAACGCTTGAACCGACAAGAGGCTCGGATGAAATATAAAAAATTTGGAGGAAACGACAAAATGGTTAAAGTTAGGATTGGGAGGGAGGAAATCGTCTATTCCGACGAGGACTTGTCTGAAATGACGCGCGAGCAACTGAAACAGTTGAAGCAAGACTTGCAATGCAACATCGAAGAGGTGTCCGCCAAGAGAATGCGCTACCAAGCGGAGAACGAAGAGGAGTTGAACTCCAAGAACTTCTTCAAGCAAATGGCCAAGTACAAGACCGCCATGGCTTGTCTAAAACGCTCTTTGGCGAAAGTCAACATGTACGACAGAAACGAAAAGGAGAGCAACCAAAGGGAAAAGGAGCATTGGCTTTGGCGGTTCTACATCGAGGCCAAGAACGAGTTGGACGAAAAGGATTTCAAAAAGTTGGTCGAATTGACGGACGAGAGCGTGAAGTACCACGCGGAGATTGGCGAATGAAAAAGAGCGAGCGAACGAAACAAATAACGCCATACATGGACATCGCCTTAGAGTCGGCGAGTTTGCAAAACATAAAGCAGTTGGCTTCTGCAATTCTTTTATCCGCCATAGAGGACGCGGATGTGGAGTTCTTGACGGAGGACTTCGAGGAATGGAAGGTTTATCGCAAGAAGAGAGCCAAGAGAGACGAAGTGCTCAACGAGTTGGACTTCAAGATTGAGTTCAATGAGTTGAAAAAGTATAGGGAAACCTTGTTCGACATATGCGAGGTGACTGTTAGGGCTAGCGACATACCGCAAGAAATTTTGGACGAGCGAAGGTTGTATGAAAGCAACAAAATTCCGTCCTTGTCCAAGGCGACAGGTTACAAGAAGGAAACCTTGCTCAACATGGCCAAACTTCACGGTTGGAAAATCGGGGTCGATTATGTCGAGCCTTCGATGTTCGACGACGACTTTTGATTGGAGGATTGAATGGAATATAATATTATCACAATAACTTCATCGAATATAAATGATATTGTAAACGATGATATTTTGTTTAAAAAATCATCAAACATAATGTTTGAAGGTCTTTGTTGCGTTTGTGGAAAACCATTTTCAAAATTTGCAAAAAATATAAAAAATAGAAATAATATTTCTCGATGTATGGTTTGTTCAGTAAAACATACTAAATTATTAAAATATGGAAATGAAAATTATGTAAATGCCGATAAAGCAAAAGAAACAAATTTAACAAAATATGGGGTTTCGTGTACAATGAATACTGAAAAAAATATAAAAAATCGCAAAAATAAAATAATCGAGCGTTTTGGCTCTTTGGAAAATTTTAATAAAATTTCCGCCGAAAAAAGAAATAAAACCATTATTGAAAAATATGGTTCTTTGGAAAATTTCAATGAATTAAAAATGAAAAAAACCAAAGAAACAAATCTTAAAAAATACGGAGTTGAATATACAACTCAATCTGAAATTATGAAAGAGCACACTAAAAATACATTAAAAAGTCGCTATGGCAACAATATTGAAAATGTGAGCCAAGTTGAGGAATTTAAAAAAAAGAAAAAACAAACAAATCTAATTAAATATGGAAGTGAAGAATATTTAGGAACGAAAGATTATAAAGAAAAAACCAAACAAACTAGCCTATTGAAATACGGAGTCGAAAGTCCAAATTCAAGCGATGTTGTAAAACAACATAAAGCGGAATCTTCATTAGCGAAATATGGAGTAGATAATATTAATAAATTAGAATGGGTTAGAGATAAAATAAGAAAAACATGTATCGAAAAATACGGAAAGCAATGGAATCAATATAAATTCGAATATGATAATAATAAATTTGATAGTTCGTGGGAATTAATTTATTATATGTATCTGAAAGATAATAAAATTGATTTTATTTTTCATCCCAAAACCAACATAACTTATGAAATAGATGGAAAAGTACACTCATACGAACCTGATTTTTTGATAAATGGAGAATTGGTTGAAATAAAAGGCGACCATTTTTTTAACGAAAAAGGTGAATTAATCAATCCTTATAATAAAAATGAATTGTTGATTGAAAAACAAAACTGTATGATTGTCAATAATGTCAAAATTTTAAAGAAAGATGATTTATTTGATGCGTTTGAACATTTTGAACAAAACGCTTATGATTTGAATGATTATGTATCTGAAAGGAGAGATAAATGATATTGATTGAGTCTTGCCAAAAAAATCCATTGAATTATATTGGAAAAATCGCTGGGGTTTGTTGGAATTCTAATATTGACGATGTTGATAAAAATATAAAACGAGCCAAGTCATGCATCAATAGCGGACACGGGCGAATAATGGAATATGTGGATGTGGTATTTATTATAGATTGTAAATCCGCAAGATGTATCAGAGAATTGGGTCGTCATATAGTGGGAACCACTTATTTACAATCGTCCACGAGGTATGTTGACTATGAGAACTTCAACTACTATACTCCCAAAGGAGTATCCTCCAAGCAACTAGAAATTTACGAGACGGTGATGGACGAGATTTCCGACTCATACGGAAAATTGGCGGAATTGGGAATGCCGAAAGAGGACATAGCCAACATCCTTCCGTTGGGAATGGACACGAAAATCGTGTGGAAGATAAACTTGCGAGCATTGATTCACTTCATGAACGAAAGGCTTTGCTCTAGGGCTTACAATGAGATTAGGGAATTGTCCAAGGAAATCAAGGATAAACTTTCCGCCTACTCCGAGGAATGGAAGTGGATTTGCGACAACTACTTCGTCCCCAAGTGCGAGGACATCGGTTACTGCAAGGAAATCAAGTGTTGCGGACGAATGCCCAAGGGTTTGGAAGGATTGAAGGATAAAATAATAGAGGATTATAAAAAATCGAGAGAGGAGGACGACTTAAAGTGAAGAAAAGAATTTCAACAGTAATTGACGGAGCGGAGGAATTTCAGAACAACCCCCTTCAAATCAAGGACACTGGCGAGCGCAAGGAAATCGACTTTTACTTGAGCGGAGAAATCGCCGAAATCGAGAACTACATCGATTTCTTGAGAGCGGTCGGAAACTGCCGAAGCGGAGACTTGGTCACAATCCACATCAACTGCTACGGAGGGTTGGCTGACACCGCTTGGAACATATACGACGAGTTGAGGTCGTCGAACGCGGATGTAGTGGTTTCAATTGAAGGGGCTTGTTGTTCCGCAGCGACGATGATTATGTTGGGAGCCAACGCTTGGGAAATTTCAAAGCACGCCTATTGCATGGTTCATTGTTGGACTGACTGCGGATACGGCAAGTGGAATGAGTTGGTCGCCAAGTACGACTTCGACAAGAAGGTGGCGGTTCGCCATTTCAAGGAACTCTACAAGAACTTCATGACCGACAAGGAAATTGAGGAGTGCTTGGGAGGCAAGGACTTCTACTTCGACAATGAGGAGACCATGGAGCGGTTGAATAACTACCAAAAGGACGAAATTGAGAAAATGGAGTCGATTCAGAAAATCACGAGCAAGTACTCGTCGATGGCTCAAAAGGAAATCGACAAGAGTTTGAACGGAACGACGAGCAAGAAAAGGAGAAGAAAGGCATGAAAATGACAATCGACAAATTGACGAATTGGGTGAGAAAGTTGGCGGAAACCAAACCTTACAAAATCTCGGTGAAGAACGGAAGCGGATTTTACGAAATCGTCTTCCTTTACGGAGAATGGCACTATTCGGACAGACTTTCGCCCAAGGACTTGGAAAACGAGTTGGAGTGTCAAAAGTTGGTCTTGGGAATGTGCCAAGTGTTCGAAAGAAACATACATTTGCGAGTGTTCTAATAGGAGAAGCGGACAATGAAGAACAATTTCACATATAGCGCGTCAATCAAGTTGAAGGATTTGGAGAAGATGGAGAAGGCAATCGACTTGTTGTATTCTGAAAAGTTAGACAACGATGACCTCCACATCTGCGTGGCCTTCAGAAACTTGTTGGACGGATTCGATGGCGTCGGCTACATCAAGATGTATGACTTGATAGACAAGTTCGCCGACTTTTACCAAATGTTCTTGCGTCCGTGGTGCAAGGGAAAAATCGTCTGCGAGAATTTTGAGGAATTCGACTTCGAGCAAGTGCAATACATAATGGATAAGATGAAGGAAGTCATTTCAATCATCTACGGCGAATACGGACTTTAAGGAGATTTTGAATGAAAAAGAGAATGTTCGAATTGTGGTATCATGAAGTAGGCAAGGAAATCGCCGAGAAGTGTCTTCCCATCGACGACGCCACGGACAATGAATTGAGAATTGAAGCCAAGCGAATATTCAATTCAACATACGGAATTTTCTCATCTTTCATGGAAGACAGATTAATGTACATGAAGGATGAAATCCAAGACCATCTACTCGGATTGGAAGCCGAGAAAGAAGAATGGCTTGAGGAGAAGGAAAAGGCCGAGGACATGAAGAATGAAATCACGCCCTACATGACGGAACTTTACGACTGTTACTTCAAGGAGAGGTCAATCAAGAAGGAGCAGTTCGAGCGGTTGAAAGCCCACTTCGGAAAAATTTTGGACTACTGCGGAGAGGTTATCGGACACTGCGAGTTGAATTTGTCGGAATTGAAGAGAGAGCGGAAGTTGGTCGAGAGCCTTCTTCCCCAATAAGGAGAAACATATGGAAACGAGTGAACTTTGGGAAAACTTGAGGGAAGCGTGGAACACTGAAATCTTGGACAAGGAGGAGGAGCCTTCCGTCTTGGCCGACAAGAGAATAAGGGCTTCAATCTTGAAGGAAAGGATTGAAGAATACATTAAAGGCTTGGATGAAGTGTTGAAACTCAAGGTCGACGAGAAGACATCTTGGACTAACGATGAATGCGGAAAGGTCTTGGAGATGTCGTTCAAGAAGTCGTCGACAATAGACCCCAAAATCATGGACGAACTGACGGACGAGGAGTGCCGAAAGGGATTCACGGTCACTCAAAAGGCGATTGAGGCTAGCGGACGCAAGGACTTGTTGGACAAATACAAGACAATCACGGAAGCCAAGATTTTGACATTAAAATCAATAAAAGGATAAAAAATGATAAAGTTACTTGACAAAATTCCGACAATATAAGAAGGATGTCAAGGAGAAAAAATGAAAAAGATTTTTGTTGGTTTGGCTTTGTTGGCCATTGGAGCGGTTTCGTTCGGAATGGATTGGTCTGAGTACGAGAGCCTTTGTTGGCTTAATGGAAAGGAGCCGACCTACGAGGAATGGGAATGGCTTTCGACCGAAGGGGCGACCGACTACGGCTACGAAGCGGAAGAGTTGGAAAGACTGTTCGCCGAAGCCGAGGCTAGGGAGAATGAAAATTAAGGAACTTTTGGAAAAATACCCTTTTCTCAAAATCAAGGACGACGAGAGCCTAGAGTCCGCTATGGAAAGTAATTGGCGGACTTATTGGGACGGCCTTGGTTGGGAAAGACTGTGGAAAAGGTTCTTGGACGAAATTTTAAAAATCTACGACTCTTGGAGCGAAGAAAGGAAAGTCCTTTTCCGCATAATGGATTGCAAGGAAAAATGGGGTTCATTGAGAGTGGACATTTATGGCGGAGATGAGCGTACTAACGAAGCGGAGGACATACTCTGCATGCTCTCCCAATGGACTTGCTACAAATGTGGAAAGGTTTCGAGAGATTCCAAGGGGAAACTTTTGATTTGGGAAATGGGAGGTTGGGTTCTTCCCTTGTGCAAGGAATGCGCGAGAAAGGAAGGTCTTTCCAAAAAGGAAATCGAGAAATCTAGGTTGAAAAAATCCAAATTTCTCTTGACTAGTTGGAACAAAAACGGCAAAATGACGAAAGAGTACGAAGAGTCCGACGGTTGGCTCAAACTAAAGAAAATTAAAATCGAAAAAGAGGAAGCGAAATGACGAGGGGAATTGTGATAGACGGATGGAATTTGTTCGACTACAATGGAATAAAGGGAGACAAGGACGACAAGAAAACATTGGCGGTCAAGTCTTTGGGCGACAACTACGCGGAGATTTATCTTGTGTTGCCAACATTTTCCTTCGAGTTGGACAAGAACGGAACCAAGTTTGGGGAATTTGAAAGGTTCTCCACTTGCCTAAAGTTGGCGGACGAATGGTTCAAGGGAATGGAGAGCGATGATGAGCGAAACTGAATACGAATGGGAGCGCGAGAAGAGGAATGCCACTAGTCAAGGCTTTACGATAGGAAGCCTTTTGTTCGTCCTTTTCTTGGCGATGAAGTTGACGGAAAAGTGCTCGTTTTGGGACGGATACTTTCCAAGGTTCTTGCAAAGCACGGACGCTTGGTGGGACGGTTGGTTCATGGTGTTCCTTCCGCTATGGGTCGGGCTTCCGATTGTGTTGGCCGTCTTAGTTGTGGTCTTGATTATAACTCTGATTAAATAAAAAAAAATAAATTCCATTACTGTCGTCATTTGAAACGACAAAGGAGGTTATGTGAGTCGTTGGACTGGCAAATGCGATTTCGCGGATTCTTGCGAAATGATACACGACCCCAAGAGCATGGTTGAGAAATCCGCCGTCTATCTTTGCGGGGCCAAAATCGACATCAAGGACGAAACCGACTTGATTCCCTACTACACTTACTTGGAGGCGATGAGTTGCTATAGCAAGGATGAGGGGAATGTAATCCACTTGTCCAAGAGGTCTTTCATCGACTCGGAGGAGGCGGAGCGCTTGTCTTGGAAAGTGATTCAAGCGATAAAGGCCTTCCGAAAGGCGAAGAAGGAGAAGAAGGAATTCAACATCGAGTATTTGAAGAAGAGCAAATTCTTTTGGGGCGAAGACTATGACTTGGTTTGGCTCGAAATCGTGGACAGAATAAAGAAAGACAACGATATAACCAAATGGCACTTGTCTTCCGACTATAGAGAAGCGTCAAGATTCGTCGAAACTTGGCTCATCCCCAACTACTTTTGGGGAATTCACGACCCAATGCACAATAGGTTTAGGGAGGAATTCGTCGAATACGCGAGGAAGAACGGATACTCCACATTCACGGACGAAAATGGAAAAATCAAGAGGGAGAAAGGAAAATACAGTCCAATCATAATGGACATGTGTTTCGCCATAAATCAATATCGTAAAATGGAAGCCAAATGGCAAGGAGTTGGAAAATGATGTATCCTCATGGAAGCGTGGACTTGAATAGATTGAAAAGAATAGTTGAGTCCAATAAATACAATGTTTGGTTCGAGGACTCGACGCAAGAGCCGAAGGATTGGAATTGGCAGAAAGACGGATTTTGGAGGGGAGAATTGACTCCCATAAAAAATATTAAAGACTTGTCTAAGTTCATCGAAAAAGAGTTGGACGGAGAAGGGTCAATATGCTACGACATGACTGAGGAATATTACGAAAGCCATCCTTATGTCGGCGAAAGCGCGTTCAGAACAAAACCCTCGCTCCGTTGGGAATGGCAGTCGTATGAAACCAAAAAATGCTACTCCATATGCGAGTGCTCATATTTGGGAAGAAAGCCCAACAACCCCTCGTTTGAATTGAACTGTTTCGAGAACGGATTCGAAGGCAACTGTTTTTCAATCGCCACTTGGGAATGGACGAGCGAAGGCTATGAATTCCATTCCGTAGGCTCTAGGCTTTTCGATAATGTGGACGAGTTGGATTTGACCGAGATATGGCGAGCGGTGAAGAAAACGGACGCTTGGCTCAAGGCTTTGGAGGTTGGAGAATGATTGTCGAATTCGAGAAATTAATCCGCTTTCAAGTTGAGGTCGACGACAATGAATTTAAGGGCGACTTTTCGAAGGAACGGTTATGTTCCCTATGCGAGAATTCGAAGTTGGACGAAACTTTCACGGTGTCCGAAGAGTTGAAGTCGGTTCGTTGGAAGAAAGAAAACGACTCGTTCGTTGAAGAAATAGATGAGAGCGAAATCAAGAAAATCGAAGATGAGCGTGATAGGGCGGAGCGGTGCTACGAGTGCCGAGGGTATGGCGACGACTATGATTGCGAGGGAAATTCGATGTGCGAAACTTGCTCCAACAATGAATTCCAAGAGAAAAATGTTGGCGACGAAATTCCTTCTTGGGTCAATGGCTTCAAGAAGGAATTCGTCGAGAAAGTCGCCAATTTGAAGGGCAAGGAAAAGGCTTGCTCTCTGTTGAAGGCGACAAACTTTTCGTGGATTATGGAAAATCCAAGCGGACGGATTTTCTTGTTCGCCAAAAACCCTTGCGAATTCATAAAGGACGACGCTTTTTGGAATTCAATGCAAGATTGGGCGGAAAAGCGGAAGTTCGGCCTAATATGCATAGGGAAATTCGAGATGAACCTTCGCTTGGATGAAGGGGAGAAGGCTTGGCCTATGGTTGGATTGGAAGAAATGTTGGAATAAGGAGATATTTATGGTCAAATGGAAATGCCGAGACGAGAACGGTGACAAGTTGCAGATAGGCGACTATGCGTTGAGCGAGGCTAGAAGGGGCGACTATTTGAAAGTCAACGGAAAAATTTACAAGGTTGTCAAAAGGACATTCTCCCAAGAAAACTACGATTGGGCGGAATGCTTGGTTGGCGTGGAGTCCGTGGACTTTGGAGGAATGGAATGAGAACCACAGTTAAAGACTTGAAGAAATGGCTTGAAGAATTGGACGACGAGGCGGTGCTCGGAATGAGCGTGTACAAGAACAATAGGGAGAAGGCGTTCTTGACCGCTAGGGAATGGAACGAGAGCGGAAAGTCGGAGGAAAAGGAATTCACGATTTTCGTGGAAGGCGACGAAGAATAGCCTAATAAAAAAACAATATGCGAGGAACGATATGACATTTTCAAAAATAAAGAAAACATGCGACGAGTTGAAGAAAATATCGTCGACAAACGAAAAGAAGGAGTTCTTGAAGACGATTGATGATGAGGACTTCAAGAAATTCTTGAAATGGCTCTTGGACTCTTCCGTCATTACGGGGCTTTCGTCCAAAAAAATCAACAAGAATGTGGATGTCGCGGAAGGTTGGGAACAAGCGACAAGCAACATAACCGACTTGTTCGGCATGTTCGATTACTTGGAATCCCACAAGACAGGAACCGACAAGGACATAGCGGTGGTTCAATATTGCAGAAACTTGCTATGCAAAAGCGAGGATGACATCGAGTTCTTCAACAGAGTTGTCACGCGCGACCTTCCTCTTGGAGTGGATGCCAAAACTTTGAACAAAGCCATCCCCAACTTCGTGCCAACTTGGGATTGTTGCTTGTGCAACAAATACTATGACAAACCGCAACTCGTCGACGGAACTAGGGAATTCGCAATTTCAGTGAAGATAGACGGTTGCCGTTGCATAGCGGTGAAGGAAAAAGGCAATGTCCGCCTCATTAGTCGGCAAGGAAAGCCTTGGGTGGGCTTGGTTGAAGTGGAGGAAGAAATCAAGAATCTGCCTTTCGACAACTTCGTGTTGGACGGAGAACTCACAATTGACGACTTTATGAAATATCCGTCAAAAGATGTGTACAAAATGACGACAAAAGTCATTTCCACCAAAGACGAAGAGAAACGAGGGGTCACATACAATGTGTTCGACATGATGAATGTTGATTGTTGGAACAAGAAGAAGTGCCCTCAAACATACAAGGAGCGCCACGGCATATTGAGAAAAACTCTCGGACAGACCAAGCACAATCATCTCAATTTCGTAGAGGACATTTATGTCGGAAGCGATGTTTCCAAAATCGAGGAACTGATGAAAGGAATAGTCCGCGAGGATGATTGGGAAGGTTTGGTCATTAAATTTACGGATAGCACATATTCTTGGAAAAGGACGAACGATTGGCTAAAGGTCAAGGCTTTTGACGAAATGGACTTGATTGTCCGAGGGGTGGAGGAAGGAACGAACGCCAACAAAGGAAGGCTAGGAGCGTTGATTTGCGACATAGACCATCCCACTCTTGGACACATTGAGGCTAAAGTGGGAAGCGGATATAGTGAAGAGGAAAGAATTAGATTCTACAACATGAAAGATGAATTGATTGGTAGAGTAATTTCCGTACAGTATTTCGAGCAAACTGAAAATACTACAACTCATGTTAAATCTTTGAGATTTCCTGTGTTCCTTGAGTTGAAGGAAGAAGGACAAGAACCGAACAACTAGGTGCGAAGAATGGTCATAAATTTCGACGAATGGAAGGACGGAGAGCCAATCACGATAATTGAAGACGGAGTGGCGAAGGCTTATAGCCATCCTAAAATTACATTGTCTTACATCAAGTGCTTTCCGCCCACTAGGACGATTGACATTAGAATTGAGGGCGAGGATGTGTTGTACATGGAATCGAACGGAGGCTATAAATGAACTTTGTCGAGGAGTCGATTTACCGCCAAGGCTACTTCAAGTGCTTGCTAGACATAAGGAATTGGATTGAAAGGCACTCGGAGTCGTTGAAGCGAAACAAACTTTTCAACAAGAAAGGAATCCTTTTGTTGTTGAAGGGAATTCTTGAAAACGAAGAAGAGTTCATGAAGTGGGGTGAGTGGACTGAGTTCGTCTTGAAAAAGGACGGAAACGGAATAATTTTCGGAGGAGTTGACGAATGAAGGCTTACAGATGGAAGAAGGAACTGATATGCGGAAAGTGGCATACAGTGTGCGTTTCCCACGAGCATGTTCCCATGATAAAATGGAATTCCGACGGAACATACTCGGTCAAGGGCGCGGACGGAAAGCCTAGGGTTGAGAAGGAGTTCAAGGACGCCAAGAAGTTCGCTTTGGAGACGTATGAGCGGATGAAAAAATTCAACAAGGAATGGGAAGAATGAAAAATTTTCTAAAATCGCTTGATTGGAATGGGCGTTTTGGAATAGAATGGGCTTTGGAAAAAAAATCATATAGAAAGGAGAAAAGAACATGGATTTGTCTGAAAAAAAGAAGAAGTTGGCGGAGTTGAATAAAAAATTCGCCAAGCAGTACGGCGAGGAAGGAACGGTGAAAACCGCCAACAACCTTGAGAAAGTGAAATTCTATAGCACAGGAATCATGGGCATCGACCTAGCGCTAAACGGAGGTATAGCAGTTGGACGTGTGGCAGCAATCAACGGAACGTATTCGTCAGCAAAATCCTCTCTCGCCTACATGACGATTGCGGAGCAACAGAGAAAGGACGAGTCCTTCTACGCATACATATACGACGCTGAGCAGAGCACAGATGTGTCCTATTTGAAGGCTCTAGGTGTGGACTTGGACAGAACGGTAATCGACCAAACGAAGAGCGCGGAGGAAGGATTGACCAAATTGCGCGACTCTATCGCTAGCGGAATCTATGGAATCGCGGTTTTGGATTCAACATCCGCCCTTTCTCCGTCAAAGGCGAACGACGAGGAAATCACTAGCGTGAGCATGGCTTTGGTGGCTCGCATTTTGGGAAACGCATACAAACAGTTGGCTGGTGTGTGCGCGGACAACAATTGTTCCTTGATTGTAATCGAACAAGTCAGAGCCTCAATCAACACGATGGGAATGGGCCCGTCCGAAGTGAAATCCGTCGGACGAGCAGGGGAGTTTACATTCTCCCAACAAGTGACAATGCGCCGTCAAACCAAAGTTACGGAAGAGGACGGATTGGCGGTGAGCAACGAAATCACATTCAAGGTCACCAAGAACAAAGTCGGAGTTCCTTACCGCAAGTGCACTCTCGTTTGTCGTTATGGGCAAGGAATTGACAAAATAACCGACTTGGCTAGAGCGTCGGTTCAACTAGGGACGGTTAATAAAGGAGGGGCTTGGTTCTACTACCCCAACAAGGAGTCTTGTTCCGACGACCATAGATGGCAAGGAGAGGAGGCCTTCTGCAACTACTTGAAGGAGCATGAGGAATTCAAGGACAAGTTGTATGAGGAAACATTGAGCGCCTACAAGAACGCGGACGAAAAGACTGTAATGCAAGACGACGACAAAACCGACGAACTTGAGGCGAAGAAAGCGGAGTTGGCGGATTTGAAGGTCACCGCGAACGACAACGACGCGGTTTCACAAGACACGGAAAACTAACTATTGAAAATTACAAGAGGTGAAGTTTAGGTCGTTACCCTAAACATTGGTTGAATCGCTAATCTCGTTCGACCACACCTCTTTAATTTTTTTTAAATATGTATTTTGAAAATTAACTATTTAACATATAAAAACTGAAAATTAATTTAGGAGATAAATTTATGGCAAGATACGATTGGAAAGTTGAACCGAGAGATGACGATTGGTCTGATGATACATATGCTTATTTCTTGATTCATATTAATCTCAAGAGAATGGTTGAATATCTTACAAAAGAGTTCAAGAAAGATTGGTGGTTTAAGGCTGATTATGGTCAAGATAACTGTTATATTGTAGCAGAGAATCATAATTTCCCTGTAAGGTTGTTCTTTACATTTGATGAGGGTGGATGGGCAGACATCATAAGACATTATACTGACGGCGCATCATATACAGACGACCACCTTGGAAGTTGGCATTTTGCAAAATATGATGTTGATTATTCATATAAAGTAATCAGTTCTAACATTGAAGATTATTTCTTCAAGTTTGAAGAATCTATAAAAGGAACAACAAAGAGAAGTCTGAAAGAATCTAATTACGATTTGATAAACGATGATTTGCTTGCGATGTGTAAAGGTTCAACTAAACAATTAATTTATGCTATGGACGATTATCAGAGTAATTATAGTGATAAAAGTTTGAAAGAATTAAAAAGAAAGATTGAAGAAGTCGAAGACCTTTGTAATAAAATTTTGTATCAAATAAATAAACGATAAATTAGCATCATATTATGAAATCCGCTCATTTTTTGGGCGGATTTTTTATTTAACATTTTTAATAATTTTCCTTGACATTCAATCTCTTTTATGATATATTTATATCTGTAAGGAGATTGAATATGATTGAAGTGAAGGCATCTAACACAAGACAAAAATTTATGTGCGCTTCAAAATTAGAAACTCTTGCTTTATTCGATATTATAAATGCAAAGACCCTATTTTAAAATGTGGTTCGGAATTTTCATTGCGTAATTTGAATTAGGCAGAGGATTAACTTATGGATTTTCAACAGTTTATACATAAGGTAGCGGATGTTATTTTAACATTAGATGGGAGATAATAGAAAATGACTAAAGACGAAGCGCGTTCATCTGTTATGGGCGCAATATCTATGGCGCTTAAAGACTCGACACTACAACAAGGATTTGAGATTATCTGTAAGAACCTTTCAGAACTTGAAGCGGAAAATGCAGAACTGAAAAAAGGATTAAGTGTACTTAATGCAAGCAACAGTTTTAATAAAGAGCAACTTACTGAAGCAAAAGAACTTATAGAAAAATTGTCAAAATCTTTATTCCTTGCAAAAGGAATTGTAAGAGATTTGATTGATGATACTGTAGACTTCAAAGAAAGTAAAGAACGAGCCATATACTGTTACGAACAAGAAAAGTTTGATACTTATAAACAAGCAGAGCAATTTTTAAAGGAGCAAAAAATAATGAGTAGTACATTAAAAACATTCGAAGGCGATTTTCTCAAAAATCCAATGTGCATAGAATTTTCTTCTTGGATTAAAGATTCTATTAAATGGCGATTGGAAAAAATGGGATATGGGAATTCATCACAAGCATTAAACGATGCCATAAACAAATGTTTGATAAATCACACCAATGAGGATTATTTAACTTGTTCAAATTCTCTAACTTCCGATTTGGAAGATGTTTTGGTCTATCATGGAATCAACATAAATGACGCCATAAGATTGTCTTGGAAATGGAGCGATTAAAAAACTATGAGCAGATGCATTCTAGGAAACGCTAAAGGATTTTTTAATCCTTGTCGAATCTGCAAAAACAAAGATATAATTGGTCTGACCGCTTGTTATTGTACGAAAAATTTTCTTCAAGTCGTGGTCGAAAATCTCAAGAACAAGTTTAAGAAAAATAAAATTGTGAATGTTGTGGATTGAGAACAAAAAAGCCTCGCAAATCACTTGCGGGGCTTTCTTCATTCCACATCAACCGTTTCCTATTTGAAGTTCCACCATCTCAACTGCGGTTTGGGCAAAATTTTGTCCATCTCGTCCGCGCACTCGTTCAAGTCCTTTTCAGAGTCCACATCGCCATTCTCAACCAAATCGGCCATCAAGTCTCCGCAACCCTCGTATATTGAGTTGAGTTCGTCAATAGTCTTGGTGTAGATGTCCTCAAATTTCATGTAACTCTTCAACACCTTTCTAGAGAACACCATGTTCGACGGCTCTTTCTTGAGTTTCTTCAACAGATTGATTGACGACAGAAGCGTGTTCAAGTAGTCGTCTCCGCTAGTGGACGAGAAGTCATGTCCGCTCCTCTTTCCTATGGCCTCCGCCACTTCCTTGAACTTCTTTCCGTGGTTGGCATTCCAATCCCCTTCCGCGAAGTTCACGCAATGCACCATTTCATGCAAAAGGGTTTCGTCCACATTCAAGCCCTTGAAATGGCCGTTGATTTCGATGTCGCAAGCCACGCTCTTGGGGTTTCCTTCGACTTCCTTCAAGTTCATCTCCGCGATGTTCTGCGAAGGAATTCCGTCCAAGGGAATCGCTTGACCCATGATGGAATTGGATTTCTTTCCGAAATAAGCGTCGTGCACGATTAGCGGAAAGTCGTAGAAATACTCGTCGGCCAACTCTCGGACTCTTTCAACCAAGTCTTTGTCGTCGAAACACAAAAAATCTTCCATAAAGCCCTACTCCCCTCTGTCCGCCTTGGCCAACTCGCTTTCGTCCCAAGGCATGTATCTCAATATTCCCTCGTCGACATTGGCGTGATACCAAGGGGTCTTCGTTATGGTGGAAACTAGCCACTTTATGAATTTAAAGGGGAATTTCACCGTTCCGTCGTCCAAGAAGTAGATGAAGTCTTTCAGTTTCCTTCCGAAGCAGAAGGGGCATCTAGGCACTATGTCTTGGGCGAACACGAAAGAGATTGACTCGTCTTGGTTCAAAGAGTCGGCCACCACATTCCTAGTGTGGTTGTTCGAGCAACACTCCGCCCCCTCGTATCCTATTAGGACAGGGTTCACTCCGTAAGTGAAGTTCAAGTCCTCGCAAGCGATTGGGGCTATGGACGCTCCCAAGGAGAAGCCTATCACATACACCTTCAAGGCGGAAATCGCGCAATCTTGCTCAATCGCCATGTCTTGCAAAAGGAGCGAAAGGTTCGAGTGTATCTCGTCCCTAGCCGATTGGTATTCCTTGAAGAAGCCTTTCACGAACTTCAACCTGTTCCTCCATCCTTTGTAGGCCTTGGTGGAGCGAGGCAAGAACATGAAGTTGTGTATCCAATCCGTCGTCGAGCGCGAGTCTTGGAAGGCCAAGCAGTAGCAGTCTCGTCCGTCCTTTATGTCGCGCACCCTTATAATCCGCCAATCGCAGTCCTCTCCGCTCTTCACATAATCCAAGTCCTTTATCAAGTTGTAGATTTCGTCGTAGGAGTATTCCTTTCCGTTCCATTCGAAAATTTTTCTGTTCTTGAAATTTTCGACCAATTTTCCTGTTTTCATAGATTCCTCCGTTTTTGGAATGATTAAAATAGTTGCGAATTTTGGCAAAAACGCTTGACAAAATCCCCATTATATGGTAATATGCGGTAGAAATCCGATGGGAAAGGAGGAATTTCTTATGGAAAAAGCGACAGTGGAATGGAACGGAGTCAAAATCAAGTTGAGCGAAGGCGACAAGGTGGCGGTCTTCGTGGACAAGGGAAACGGATTGAACTTGATGAACAAGTCGACATTCGAGTCGGTCAGATTCCGCAAGCACGACTCGGAAACATACATTGTGGAAAATTCTAAGGGCGAAAGCGTGGCCTACATCGCGGACATAAGGTTCTTGCTTTCCCAACTGTTGGAGGGATAGAAAAAAAATGGCGAAGAAGGAAGAGAGATGGCCGTCCACATTCGAGGAATTCTTGGACAGAAGAGGAATGGACGAAAAGACCAAGGAAAAGACGCTCAAACTGATGAAAGTGAAGTCGATTGAGGAATTCGAAGAGGCGTTCCAAGGCGACGAGGACTACGCCAAGTTGAAGGAAAGTTACTTGGAGTTGAAGGCCGTGGCGGACAAAGTCGGCCTTGGAGGAAGGAAATGAACATTTTCGAGAAAGTGTTTTGGTCGTTGGGTGCGGTTTCGCTCCCTCTGTTGGCGGTAGGGTTGTTCGTGGGCTATGTGTTCGGAACGAGCGAGATTTTGGTGATTGCCACGGCGGTTCCGTTCTTCGTCTTGTGCGGAATCTTTCTCTTGAACTTCCTTTTCTGCGAGGTCATTCTCCGCAAGATTTGGAAAGTGGACTTCTCTTTGTTCCCCACCCTTTTCGATTGGAGTTAGGGAATGGGCAAATTGAGCGAAGTAAACTCGGCTTTAATCAAGGTCGAGAAAATCGTGAAAGAATACGCCAAGACGACATCCCTTTCCAAGGAATGCGAGAATGTGGTTCGAGCGATTGAAATGACGGTCAATGAGGTCAATAAAATCCGCTTCAAGGAAAGGGACTTGTCCTATGAGAACCGCTACACCGCCGAGCAACTTCAAGAGTTCTACGACCAAGGCTACGCAATACAAAGGAAATTCAAGGGCAACTTCAAGGGTTGGGGCACATTGAGAAACCGACCGACTTTCGAGGACGACGAGTTGGCTAGGTATTCCTATAGGGTGATGAAGGCCAAGGAAGCGTCGTTCAAGAAAGTTTACGAAGAGGTGGGATTGTGAGCGGAATTTTGGACAGAGTGGCCTTTGATTCTGTTCGGCTTGGCTTGCGGGGCTTCCGCGATTTTAATCGAGATTTTCATAGGAGGAAATTGAAAAAAAATATGTTCGTGAAGTATGTTTCGGAGATTAGAAAGACCGTCGAGGCGGTCAAAGAAATGTTGGTAGCGGAGGGGTTCGAAGAAATTGCGGACGACTCCATGAGAGTGGGTCTTGAAAAAGGGAAGGAATTTTCATTCTCGCTAAACTCTTCCGCCAACATCTGCTTGGGAAAAAGCCATGTGGTTCACTTGAACTTGGATTTCGGAAACGGAGACGACAAGACATTCAAGGGCTACAGAATCTCGCTCAACTCAAACTACATCAAGGGAGCGGAGGACGGATTGGAATACCCCAACCGCTTCGTCGGAGGCTCTGGTGAAATGTATTGGAAATCCAAAATGGACTCGTTGAAGAAAGACTTGAAACAAGCCTTGGACATGAAAGTCGAGGATTGGAAAAGGGAGGAGGCTTGACAATGAAAAGTGCCATTCTTGCGGTTTCCTTGCTTTTGCTCTCGTTTTCAGTTTTCTGCGAGCCTATGGAATTTCCATTCAACGAGGATGCGGACGAAGAAATCATCGTAGTCAACGAGTCTTCGGAAGCGGACGCGTTCAAGGTGTATGTCCATGTTCCAGAGGAATTGGACGGAAGCGTGGATGTCAATGTCAGTTTGACTAATGTAAATGTGGGAAGATTGAAGGAAGGTTGGGTTTTCTTGACAAAGACTCCTATCGTGGAGAAGGGCAAGAAATGGAAAAGTTCGTCCGACTATAGAATAATGAAAAGAGCGAATTTCATAATGATTGACAACAAGTCCAACAAAAAATTAACCTATTCGTTCAGAAGCAAGCATGACAAGTTAGTGATAACAGTGTTGGATTACGACGGAGATTGGTAGGAGGAATGTATGGGCGAGTGCGTTTCGTTCAGTTTGCAAGGAAAGAACTATGAGGCCTTGGCCAAGATTGAGGACGGCAAGGTCGTCTTGTCTAGGCTCTTGAGGGAAGACCCCAAGAAGTTCAATGTTTGGGACGATGTGATTTGGGAATACCGAGCCAACAAGGGTTTCCAAATCGATGTGGACGAGGAAATCTATGAAGCGTTGGAAATGTAAGAAGGAAAACGATATGGATGAGTTGAATTGGGACACAATATCCCCTAAAATGGAGAACATGGAGATGGACTATTTGAGAGGTTTAGGGATTGAGCCTAACTTCGCGGATGTGAGCCGTCATGTCGAAGACTTGTGCGAGCCGTTGTCCGAATGGATTGGCGAACAAGAGTGGGCTTCGGACAAACTTTTCGAACTAGAGGACGACAACGAGCAGTTGGAAGCCCAAGTCGGAGAATTGGAATGTAAATTGGAGGAAATCCGCTCTTACATCAAGAGAATGCGCAAGCAACTTGACGGAATGGAATTCGAGGACAAGGGTGAAATCGAAGCGATATTATCCGACATAGAGTGGGAGTTGTAGCATGTTGGTGGAAATAACGATAAACGACAACAAGCACAACTTCATCATGACTTGGGCTATAAAATGCGTGTGCCTATGCCTTCCCTCATACTTGAAGGAAAAAGGAAAGCGGAGCATAGCCAAGCACGCGAAGGAAATAATCAAGGAATTTCTAGAGTCGATGAAGGTCGAGAAAAAGACGAAAAACTACATCTTGGAAAACTTGAAAGTCAAAAATTGCAAGAAGATGAAGGACTTCGACGGCTTCAAGACATTCTACATACACGACAGATTTGAGGACGGAGACTACTTCGACTACATGTTGAAGTAGGGCTTTTCAAGGGAGGATTAAATGAAACGATTTCTTTCATATATATGGCAACTTCCGCAAAACTTGGTCGGATTCGCAGTTTCGCTCTTTTGCAAGTACGAAACGACCATAAACGATGTGGATGTGTTCACTAGGCTAAAGTTTTTCGACTCCGCGGTGAGTTTGGGAAGCCATGTGATTATCCAACGGAATTTGTATGTGGCGAAAGACAACCTAAAGCACGAGTTGGGGCATTCCGAACAGTCCAAGAGGTTGGGTTGGCTATATCTTCTTGTTGTGGGAATTCCTTCCTTCGCTCGCAATATATTTGACCGACTGTTCCACAGAAAGTGGGCGTATCGAAAAAGATACAATTGGTATCACCGAGGATACCCTGAGAAGTGGGCGGACGAGTTGGGAAATGTGGACAGAAAGCCTTTTTGATTAAAAACTTGCAAGGCTTTTTCCTACTTCCGCTCTGACTTCAAGGAGAAAACCTTGTCGTTGAGGCCACGCAAGTCGGATTCGTGTCTGTCCAACCTATGTGTGTTGGAGTCCACCTTTGAAGAGAGACGGCCTAGTTTGTACAGAATAACCGCCAAGGACAGAACCGTTCCGACCAAGGCGCAAATTTCGCTTACGCTCATGGGAAAGATAGTTGGATTTCCTTCCAATCTTAGGCGTTTTTACGCGGAAAAATAACTATATTATCATATTCAGTTCACAATGAAAAAGGAGAGTGAAAACTATGAACGATAAAAGAATGACTGAAAAATTCGACGCCCCGAAAGGTTGGGATTTTGATGAAATGGCGGAAGAATATGGAGAAGAATATCTCAACGATGTTGGTCGTGATTGGGAAGATTACATTCATGATATGGATGACCTTGAATATTATTTAGAGAAAGAAGATTTGAATTGGTTGTTAAATCGAATATATTTTGGCGGTCAATATTATAATGGTGATTTTCATACAAAAGATACTTTTGACCCAAATGAAGAATATTATGTAGTGAACGGTTACGGCAATTTTTATTCTTTGTCTGAGCATAACAAAAATGATTTTATTAAAGATAAAGTAGAATATCTCGATGATGGGGAAGAATCATTTTATAATTGGTGTGTAGGCCAAGGATATTTTGAATCTGACGAAGACGACGAATAAAATTATCTAACTTGCGAGAGTAAGAACAGTTTCTAAGAGCGGAAAGTTTTATATTTTCCGCTCTTTGTTTTTCATAATGTCGATATTCCTAGACATTTTGAATAATTTTGTCTAAGAAAATAAACATTAAATTTTTGATAATTTTCATTGACAAATTGAACGAAAGCGTGTATAATGGCGCGGAAACTTGGAGGAAACCATTATGAAAGAAATTCACAGATTGGAAGAAATGGCTCGACTCGGAAACTTCGACGATTACGAAGTGATGGTCTATGAAGGAGAAGGCACGATTCCTCATTTTCATTTCAGAAATCCGCAGAATGGAAAACAAGGTTGCGTTAAATTGCTTGCCAATGAATATTTCTTTCATGGACAGTACACCGACACTTTGAACGCTAAAGAAAGAAAACTTTTGGTGAAATTTTTGAAATCCGAGCCGAAGAAACAGTATCAGAAAATGTTTGCCGAAGGTTTGACTAATTTCGATGTTCTTTGCTTGTTGTGGGATATGAACAATAATGATGAAATTAGTTTGAATGACATTAAAATGCCGAATTATTTGGATATGTAATTGGGATAATTTTTAATGAAAACTGAAATTGATGGATTAAAGGCTCAACTAAAATGGGAGTTTGACGCATGAAATATTTTTTCGGCAGAAAAGAAGAAACGAACGGATATCCGAGACTTGAGGGCGTTTGGATTGAAGCGGACTCCTTTGAATTCGCCGTATATAAATTTGTTTACACGGAAGACGACATCTATAAATATCTCTCGGACTATAGCCTTTCTGAATACAATCATGATTCAAATAAATATGCCATTAAAGACGGATGTTATGATAAAGCCGAAATCAACATCTATGTTGAAACGGAAGAAGATTATAAACTCGTGAAAACAATCAAAGTGTCGGAATTTGAAAACTTTAATTTTGACGATGTGGAAAAGAAACTGTCGTCCAAAGGGCAGAAAGCGGATTCCCAAGAAATAGCGTTGTTGAAAGACGACGCGGTCAAAGCCTATTCCGAAAACCTACCGCAAGAATTCAAGGAAGGCAAAATCAAAACGGTGAAAGATTTCAATGATTGCAGAAATGAAATCGAAAGGAAAATGCTTGAACTTGAAAAACAGAGGCAAGAATTGAAGTTGCAAGTTGCCGAAATGGAAAAATGGCTTAAAGGAAAATATCGCGTGATTTGCGCGTACGAAACATATCTTGGGGCGAAAGAAGAGGTCGTCGAACTTATCGGCGAAGGAAAGACGAGCGACGAACCCATTCATTTGTACCAAGCCGTTAGATTCATGGACGAAGAATATGGAATCGTGAATCTTGAGCAAATTACGGAAACCACTTATGTGGAAACGGACGACTTTGATTACAAGAACATCAATCTTTTTGACGAATGGATTGTCAAGAATTACAAGATGTTCATTCCGTCGGAGCGCGGAATTGTGATGTGGCGAATCAAAAGGCGGGGAAAAGACTACGGCGACAGATGGGAAAACATGGTGTGCAACGGATATAACGCCAACTGTTATTTTCTCATAAGAAACGGAGAAAGGCTCTATAGAATTTTCTCCGATGTCGAGTCAAGAGACGACACGATGTTTCCCACAGAAGAACAAAGCATTCAAGCGGGAAAGAAATGGAACGGCGATGAAGAATTCGACCAAGAAACTTTCATGGAAAACATTCTCCCTTGGAAATACATTCTCATAGCGATTCAAGGCATTCTTGACAGAACCGACATTCTCGGAACGGACTGCCAATTCAAGACGAATCTCATATGCGGACTTTTTGACAAGGAAAAAATCGTGTTGGTTCGCGATAAGGAAAGAAAAGATTTGATTGGCGACAACACGATGCCTAGTTGGAGAAGTTATCTTCAAGAAAACAGAGACAGAAGCAAAATAGGCGACAGAATCATCGTCACCGACTTGTGGGGTTCTAAAAATTATTACGGCAGAGCGACCGACGATTCGGATTTCATCTATGAGCATCATATGGATTGGAGAAGAAGATGGGTGGGAATTCCGAATAGAAGCAAAGTTTACGAAATAAAGGATTATGACGAAGATTGGGGATATAAAATCCTTTATTTTGAGGAAAGATGGCATGACGACACCAAGAGGAAAAGAACCGCGATTTGGTTGGACAAAACGGAATTCTTCAACATCAGTCAGACCACGGAAAAAGACTTGAGGTATTATTTGAATGACAGACGAGAAAGGGAAAAATATCTTGATATGTTGCCGAAAATAAAACTTGCCTACAAATACTTTAAGACCAAGGCTTATGAAAGGGAGGATTATTTCAAGGAACATTTCATGGATTATTAATTAAAATACGACATTTCATTTAATGAATATGGCGCATAAATATTGACAAACTAATCGTTGAAATGCAATAATTTATTTCGTAGGAGATAAAAAGAAACTATATAACGGTCTGTCTGTCAGACAGACTATAAAAACGATTTGGAGGCATGAATATGACTATGAAATTAAAAGAGGTCATTGAATTGGTAAATCTCGGAAAAGCCAAATACAAGTTTTCGAGATTTGGAAATCGATTTGTCGGATTGAATGAAAATTCTTTTACTCTTGAAGAATTGGATTCTAACGCGAAAGGTTTTCTAAAAATGAAAGGAGCGATATTTTTTAGAAAATTAAAATAAAGCATAATTCCTTGAAGATTTATAAAAAACTTTAAGTCGCGCGATGAGTAAGTTCAATAAGGAATGGGAAGAGGATTAAAATTATGGTAATGGATTCTTTTGAATTTGAACAAAGAAAACTTTTATCTGAATTATTGGATAAAGAAATTTTAATTACAGAAGTCAGAGATATGGAAGATTCTCATGAGGTTGAAATTAGAGTAAATTTTAAGAATCTTTATGATAAGAAAAATTTTATAGATGATTTTGAATCATTTACTCTTGTTGCAAAATAGATACATCCGAAATGAATGTAGAAGTTGAATTTGATAACGATAATTTTAAATATATTGAGACAGACACAGATGACAGATAAAATAATTTTTCTAGACATTGACGGTGTTCTCAACTATCATTATTTCTATAAATCAAAATATTACCAAAGAAATGTGAAGAAAAATGGCTATGATATGGTGAGCCAGATTTGCAAAAGAAACTTGTTTTGGTTAAGTTTGTTATGCGGACTGACAAAATCTAAAGTAGTTTTATCTTCCACTTGGAAATATGGGTGGAATGAAGACGGTTCTGTAAGAAAAGACATTAAAGGCCATGATATGATGAAGACTGATTCTCTATTCCGTAAGAATGGAATAAATGTTATTTCAGTCACTAGAGAAGGAAAATTAAGTCTTGAAAATAATTATGAAATGAACGAAGATAAAATAACTGATTGGTGCAATAGACCAACATTCCAAGGATTTGAAAATATAAAGAACCGAGATTTTATTCTGCAGTATGCACGTGGAACTCAAATAATGGAATGGATTGAAAGAAATCATTTTGAAGGAAAATATGTCATCTTGGAAGATGATTATCTAGATGTAGAGTTTTATAAAGATTTGGAGAAACGATTGGTCATTACGAATTTTTATAAAAAGCGTGGCGGATTTGGATTCAAGCATTTTATAAAAGCGTTGGCTATGATGAGGCAGTGAACTTGGGAAAAGTTGAGGAGGACATAAAAAATGAGCGACGAATATAATGAAAATGTAAAATATGAAGTCTTTGAGCAGTTTTGGGACGACAACTATGGAAAGGAATTTGGGCGTTCCGATAAATGCCCTTTAGAGCCTTATTATTCAATCGCGGAATATTCATGGGAGATGGGAGAAAATCACGGCTATTATCTTGGAAAAGATTATGGCGATATAAATCGAGAGTCAAACGGACATATAAACGCTAAAACATGGTGTTATGTAACGGATAAATTACCGCCAAATCCAAAAGAAAGCGAAGACGGCAAATCCATTCTGCCATTGAATTATATTTGCGCTTATGATTGCGGTGACGGTGATTATGAATGCGATGAGTTCATGTATTTAGGCGACGGCGTGTGGAACGGAGAAAACAAAAATTATCCTATTTATGCTTGGTTGGAAGGTTCGGTGGAAGTTCCACCGCCTAGAAAGGAGAATGAATAAATGGAAAAATTAATTTTTGACAATCAAGACTTAGAAGAAATGGGAAAGTCATTTTACAATGATTTGATTTCAAATAAAAACAACATATCTTATTGGTATCCGAAAATAAAGGATTGCGGAATTAAACAACCAAAAACTTTCATATATCAAGTTCCGAAAGACATCATGGAATGTTTCTTTCATGACAACAAAGATGATTCCGATAAAATCACTGAATGGGTGAGAAACGAACTCTATCCTAGCATTCCTCAAGAATTGAAAGACACCAACCTTTTTATTAAAAACGGATGCTTCTCCAACAAATTTGATTTTGTTACCGCCGCGCCAAGAAACAATACTGTAGAATGCATTTCCGAATGCATTCAAGACATTCAGTATTATTCTTTCTGTTACGACACCATGGGCAACAATGAAATTGCGATAAGGGAAAGAATTCCTTATAATCCTTGCGAAACGCCTTGCATTTATAACGGACTTCCTTTAAGAAACGAATATAGAATATTCTATGATTTTACAAAGCATAAACTTTTAGATGTTGTGAATTATTGGGATTGGGATTATTGCCATGATTCCATCAGTTCTAATAAAACCGATAAAATAATTTATGAATCGGTTTATGACAACCTTTTGAAACATTATAATGAAAATAAAGGCAAGGTTTGTGAATTGGTGTCTGATAAATTGAAATCAATTGCAGACTTGGAAGGCGTTTGGTCTGTAGACATAATGGAATATAACGGAGATTTTTGGTTGATTGACATGGCTTTGGGTGAAGATTCCGCTTATTGGGAAAAGGTGAATGAATGATACATGAAAGTTGAAAGGATTTGAGATTATAATTTTACTTGACAAAACAAGCGTTTCATGCTATATTTTTTATTGAGGTGATTTGATTATGGAAAGAATCTACGAAATGGCCAACAGAAGAAAAAGACAGACAGGACTCCCAATCAACATTTGGATTGATGAAAACGGTTGGTATAAGCTCGGCGGTCATGCTAAAAGAATCAAGGTTCAAATGAATTATGGTGAAAAAATGCAGAATCAACCATTTTGTTGCATGGATTTGTATGGAAATATCATTGAAGATACATTTGATAAAAAAGAATGTGAAGTTTCTACAAAAGATTTGAGACAAGTTTCTAATTATGTTTTGAATAATTCTTACGCGCTTGATAAAGTGGCGGATGAAGAAATTTTTATGGAAGATTACGATGAAATTTCAATCAAAGGCGGAAAACTTGCAAGTGAAGAAGAAATCAATAATCTGATTAAAGAAGTTGACGCTAGAATTAAGTGAACTACGCACCACCCTAAAGGGTGGAATCATTCTTACGGATTTTATATAAATACGAACGCCCCGCAAAAATCCAATTGCGGGGCTTTTTTCTTCCCCCTAATTTTCCTTTCAAGACAACTCCGCTTCGGCCATTCCTCCAAGTCGATTCCATAAAGAGCCATGTTCAATCCGTTTTTTTTTTCGATTTTTTAACAATTTCCCTTGACAAATTGGATAATTTGGGTTATAATTGACTAGAAAACGGAGGAAAACTTCATGAAGGAGTTCGTAGTCAGAGTCGTGGCCAAGGGAAGCCACGGAAAGTACGGCAAGGAAACTTACAGAGAGTTGATTGTCGAGGCCGACTCCAAGAAGGAAGCCCAACAAAAGGCGCTTGAACGAATGCTTTCCGCCACATACCGCGAGTTCTTCCCAATGTTGAACGACGAGAGGTTTCTTGAGCATCCCAAGTTGTATTCCTTCGGCGGAATGTTGAGGACGATGGATTCCCATTGGTGCTCGCTCTCTGACGAGGAGATTCTAACTCAATTGGACGAAATAATCGGCTTGGATGTGTTGGAAAGGGTGGATTTCATCGTAAAATCGAGGAAAAGCCTCGCAATTTCATAAAAAAAAATCGGAATTTCCTTGACAAAAGGGCGAGTTTCGGTATATCATAACCATATGGAGAAAAAGAAATGAAACGAATTTTGTTCTTGTCCTTGACATTCTTGGCGAGCCTTTTGGCCTTCCCCTTCGCCTTCATTTACGGAGGGTTCGGAGTGGCTATGGGAGTGTTCCGCTATTGGAGAAAGGTCGCCTTGGGTTCGGACTTGTTCGAGGAAAAAGACGGCGGAGAGGACACCGAGAAAAAAGTCTTGAATTTCATCAAGAGAAGGTTTCCGACCGACTGCAAGTGGACTAGCGGAAACTGCTATTTCTTCGCCTTGATTCTAAAGGACGCGTTCAACGGAACGATTCTATACGACGAGATTCAAGGGCATTTCCTCTGCGAGATAGACGGAATTCCCTACGACTTCAACGGAGTCTACGAGAACAAGGACGGATTCTTGGTCGAATGGGAGGAGTTGAGGAAGGACGACCCTTTGTATTCAAGCAGAATAATTAGGGATTGTTGCAGATAAAGGAGTTTGGGAGGATGAAGGTTTTAATCTACGAGAACGAGAAATTGAAGGAAAAACATTGGGGCGACCTCGCGTGCTCGCATTTAGTCAAGGACAAGAAATTTGAGGTTCAGACTCAAGGCGGAACTTTCCTCCATCGCACCAAGAGCGACAGAAAGGTGAATATGGTGGTCGACAATCCGATTGACGGAACATTGACGGTCTACGAGGAAGGAGAGGAGCGTAAATGACGATGATTTTGAAGAATTTGGGGATGACGCTCCTTTCGCTCATTCTCCTTCCCTTCGCGGTTTTATTCGGCTTGCTTTGCGGGGCCGTGCTTTTCCCCTTGGCCTTGATTACTGAAAGTTTGGCCGATATTTGGAGGTAGGCTTATGGAGTTATTCGACAAAAAATTCGTCCGCTTCATGTGGGACGACGAGTTGGAAGGCAAGGAAGTCTTTGTGGCGGATAACATAAACTCTTTGATTGAGCGCGTGGAAAAAGGCGCGTCAATTTACAAGGTTCGTTGGTCAAGAGATAACGGAATGCCTTTTGAGAGCGACGACCTTGTTCGCTATCGTTTCGCATACTACGACCCAAACTACGAGGCCAAGAGGGCTTTCAACGAGGGCAAAGAAATACAATTTAAAGACGATGTAAGTGGAGACTGGTGTTCTGCATATAATCCACGTTGGGACTTGAATATTGAGTATCGCATCAAGCCTGAAGAAGATGAAAAGCGTTACCGTCCATATAAGGATTCCACCGAAATAATTGCGGACTTTATCGCTCGATTCAAGGTCGACTGTCCGCCATACTGCGAACCGTCGATTTGGCTCAAGGGCAAGGATGTTGACCGCCAGACTTTAGTATCCTCTTTTCGCGAGGATAGTGTGAGCATTGACTTTAATCCTTTCATAATTGGGTTTGAGCAGTTGTTAGATGACTACACCTACTTGGACGGAAGCCCCGTAGGAGTCTTAGATGAATGAAAGATTAAAAAGAATTTATCAAGCAATGAAAAATAGATGTTACAACCCTAAAGCCCAAAATTTTAAGGATTATGGTGCAAGAGGGATAACAATATGTGATGAGTGGTTGAAAAAACCTAATTTATTTTACGAATGGGCGTTGTCAAACGGTTATAATGATGATTTAAGCATTGACCGTATCGACAATAACAAAGGCTACAGTCCTGAGAATTGTAGATGGGCGACAAGAAAACAACAGAATAATAACCAAAGACGGAATCATTTAATAAAATATAAAGGCGAAACAAAGCCTTTAAGTCAATGGTGTGAGGAACTTGGGCTTGATTATCATAAAATAAAATGCAGAATAAACTCCTTGCGTTGGTCTGTTGACAAAGCGTTTGAAACAAAAGGAAATCATAGCCTAAGGCTTATAACATATAAGGGGCGGACTCAATCGCTTGCCGATTGGTGCAGAGAATTAAATCTAAAATATTACACGGTTATATCTAGACTTAATGATTCTCATTGGTCTGTTGAAAAAGCGTTTGAAACAAAAGGAAACGCTCGTTATAAAATGATAACCTATAAAGGAAAGACGCAACATTTAGCAGCATGGTGTAAAGAACTAAAATTAAATTATATTAAGGTTAAGGACAGGATAAACAAATATCACTGGCCTATCGAAAAAGCATTTAACGACAGCCCTTGCGGAATGGAGGTGAAGGAAGGAATGAATGAATGGGATTGGCAATATTTATCTATGAGTGATGAAGATTTTGCTTATGCTACAAAATTGAGTAAAGAAAAAATTGAACAAGCGAAACAGAAAGATAGCGAGGCGAAGGTATGACCAAGGAAGAATTTGTAGAATACTGCACAAAAAGAAACAAGAACATGGTTGCTGAAACTTTCGGAGAGGATTTATGCAACATCGCGGACGGCTTTAAGGAAACGACGATTTTTCTCGTGAACTTGTTCGCTTTCGCCTTTCATCTCGTCTTGTCTCCCCTATGGATTCCCTTGTCGGCAATCAGATATTTCAGATGGAAGAACGACGAGAAGTACGCGGACAAGATGTGGGACATTTATTTGAAAGCCTGCGATGAAAGGAGATTGAGGAATGAATGAAGAAGAGCTTGAAAAAGAGGCCAATACTTTTGCCGCCGCTTTTCTTATGCCGGAAAAGTTATTCAGACAGATATGGAAAGAGAAATGTGGACGCTTGGAAGCGGTCGCGGAACGATTCAAAGTGTCGCCGACTGCGGTCAAATGGCGAGCGGTTGGATTGGGGTTAAGCGAATATTAGCAAAATTGGAGGAATGATATGATTTGTCAAAATTGTGGAGGTAAAGGAATGACCATTGACGAAATGAAAGAGAACGGGTCCAAGCATTGGAAGCAACAGGCTCTGATACAAGTTCTGAAGTCAGAAGCGGAAGAAAATAAAATGAAAAAATATCATTTGAAAGATTCTAACGGATGTCCGATTTTTGGGGTGAAAATTGAAAAGTTGGACAAATATTTTTGCGATTTTATAATTTATAAAGCGATTTCTTGGGAAAGTGATTATTCGGATATTTATGAAAAGAAATTTATTGCGAAAGTGCATTGGAAATGGGATTTCTGCACGCATTGGTGGTTCTATGGAGAAGATTATGATGAATCTTTAGTTGACGAAACGGAAAAAGATTCGTATTATCATATCTGTAGTGGAATTTCAGATTGGATTCGGTTGTTTGCTTTTACAAGAAAATTGATGCATTCTTTGTTGGGCGATGAACAAGATTGGTATGACGAAAAAGATAAAGAATTAGACGAACTTGTATTGAAAGGGTTTGAAATTGTTGAGGTGAAGGAATGACTGGCGAAGAGTTAAAACGACTAGCGACGAAAGAATTGATTGCTTATGTGAAAGGTCAAGCGAGCGGAATGTGCCCCGCAAGCATGGAGTATTGGAAGGAGCACGTTGAAGAAACATTCAATCGCATAGTTTCTCTTGAAAAGGAAAACGAGGAACTTAGAACAAAATATCTGCAAGCAACAGATGAAGGAACTAGTTGGGCGCATCTCAAAAGTTTGGAAAAGGAAGTTGCGGAACTGAAAAAGCAACAATTTACTTTAAGAAATGAACGAAACGCTTTTCTTGCGCAAAATGAACAGTACGAAAAAGATTTAATGGACATTAACGAAAATCTTGCCAAAGCAAAAGAAATTCTAGCAAAACTTCTTGAGGAAGAAAAGAACAATATGTATTGGGAAATGAACGGTTCGGATAAAAGTTCGTATTATAAAGTTAGAAAAGAAGCGGAGCGATTCTTGGAGGATGTGAAAGAATGATATACGCATTGAGTTATGGCGAGCGTGAAGGTTCTACGGTGAACATCACCATTCATTTTTTAAATGGATAATGCGGATAGTTCGGTTGTTAAAACAAGGACATTCCGTTTTAATTTATAGGCCAGAAAGCGAGGCGAAGGAATGACGAAGATGTGGTTTGCCATGGGCGGAACGGAGGGTTAAAATGTATTATCTTTTTATGCGAAAAGAGAAAGACTTGAAGAATTACAAGGCGGAATTTGACAGGGTTCTTGACGGAATCGAAAAGGGAAAGACGCCTGTTTACAACGAAATTAGAAGCGCCAAGACCGTTCTATTCGAGTCGTTCCCTTACCAAGCGTTGTCAGGCGTGTTTCTCATTTTTGGAACGTTATTGCTTGACAAATGCAAAGTCAACGAACTCATCAAGATTGCCGTTGTTTTGGTCGTGAATAATGTTTGTTACGCGCTAGCGAACTTTATCTTCGCTTACGCAAAGCATTACTTGCGAATTCGCTTGTGCAGAAGGCTTGGCTTGGAGCCTACCGAGCGGAACATTGCGGTAATGGAATCGATGGAGTATCAAAGCGTATGAATGAAACAATATTAACTATGGGCGCAATATTCATATTTGGATATTTCTTTGGATTTACACTAGAAAGGATTGTGAAATGACAGATAAAGAAATGGCGGAAGAATACTGTAATAATGAAGTACCTTTAGACACTACAGAAAGCGGTGAAAAGTTATATACAGAAACTGACTTGAAATATGCTTATCTTGCGGGGCTTAACGAGGGCAGACCGAAGTGGCGCGACTTGCGGAAAAACCCAAACGACTTGCCGAAGGAAAACGCGAAGCAATTCATTGTTAAGACTTCGGATGGTGGCAAACAGATGAGTTGGTATAGCACGCATTCAAATAGTTGGTGGTCTAGCGATTACGATAAAATCGACGATGTAATCGAATGGTGCGAGATGCCATAACGCGCAGAGGAGTGAATTATGTTTGAGGAAAAAGCGGAAGAAATAATGCGACAAAATGGTTGCAGAACTCATAGCGGAAATTTTATACAAGTTGATAAAGTTTGTGAACTCATCCAAAAAGGCATTGAATACGGCTATAACAAGGCTAATGAATGGCATTATGTGAAAGATGAAAAAGATTTGCCAACCGATAAAAAAGAATATCTTTTATTATTAGGAAGAGGTATTAAAACTTTTGGCTTTTATAACGGTAGATTTTGGGAATCTCGGAAAGGAAATTTTTCTTGGCAAGAAGTGAAAGCATATTTCTTCATTTCTGTTCCAGAACTAAAGGAGAGCGAATAAATGTTGGGTGCTTTACTATGGGGAATAGGCGCAAGCATGGCTCTTGCGGAAGAAAACGAAAACGCCAAGACAACGAGCGTTGAAGAGCAACTTGAATACGCAAAGACAATCATTCAAGACTTGTTGGACAACTCTGACGAATACGCAAGGCAAAGAGCTATGGACTTTTTGAAGGAAGATAAATGATTGAGGATGTTGTAATAAATACAAATGAAAATTGCGAAAATGAAGGCGCAAACGATGAATTTGTTGTGTATTGGTATCCGACAAAGAGCGTTAGTGGCAAGCCATTGAAAGGAATAGACTGTTGCAAAGAAAGTGAATGCGAGGAACAAAGCAAGATAGTCTACAAAGGAACTTTTTCGGAATGTGCCTCATATATGAAAGGATATTTTGACAGAATCGCTTATGACATTTGCTCACATGTTGTCAAATCGAGCGATGTTTACGCTTGCACAAATCTTAAATGTAATATAACATCCAAAGAGGTAAAAGAATGATATGGCTAGGTTATTTTGATTGCAACCAAAAATGTTTTCTTGATAAAGCAAAGGGTGTGATTTACGCTTGAAAAGAAATTGTATTACCAAAACGACAAGGAGGATTGATTATGGTCGTGCAAAAATGTGTAAGAACTTATGACTTGGATTGTAGTAGAAATGCTTGCTCCACAACCAATTGCGAAGAATTGAACAATTACCTTAATGAAGGATGGACAGTTGTGACGGTGATTTCGAAATCAAACTACAATGAATACATCATTGAAAAGAAACTCTAGATAGGAGAAAAACGGAATGAACAGTTTTGAAAGGTCATTTTTAAGGAAGGCGGAGAAAAAAGGCCTCCGCTTTTTGGAAATCGAGGGAAACAGAATTTCCTTCATCTTGAACGACGAATGGGAGAAAATCACCAAGAACGACCCTTCCGAGGAATTCAAGGAGAAAATGGAGAAAATTTATGAGGAATGGTGACAAGATTCCGCTCTCGTTGGCGAATTCGATAAGCCGAATAATGGTCTTCTTCGACTTTGAGAAGATGGCGGAAATCGAGGAAAAGTTCTTCGAACGAAAGGTTGAAAATGAAGACGACTCGCTAACGGACGAAATCAAGGAATTCGCCTTGAGCAATCTGTGGGAGTGCGCGGAGGAATGCCTTAAAAGGAAGGCGGACTATTGGATTGAAACCAAGTACAATTTCCGATTGGAATGCTTTTACGACGAGAAGGAGCCTACGATAGCCTTGAGGTATGTTCCTATCCAATGGGATTGAAGGAAAAAGTTGGACGAAATTCCCAATCATTAACTATCTTTCATTATGGTAAGCATAAGGGAAATAGCGGACGACAAAACCACAATATCCTCGACAAGATGGGCTTTCGCCTCGGTGATAAAGTACGACATGATTATGATTTTGGTTGCGGTAATCCTTTTCACGGTGGCGCATTTAATCGGAAAGCCTTTGGACAACTCGTTCTTCTACTCCGTGGCGACTTTGTTGGGCATCCTTACGGGGCTTGTGGCCGCTCCCAAGGCCTTGCAAGGGTTCGAGCCTAGGAAAGACAAGCCGACATCAACCCCTACAGAGAAAGCCCCGCAATCGGATGGGGAAAGCCTACAAAATCAATAAAAATAAATAAAAAAACGCTAAACTTACTTGACAAAAATCCGAAGATAAAGTATAATCTTTCTCAATGGGAGGAAACATTCATGTACTACAAAATCAAAGGAAACAAGGGAAAAAGGGCTTTCGACCTCTACCCCTTGGCTTTGGGATTCGCGGTGGGAATCGCCTTGTCGTTCGTCGCCTTGGCGGTCTCAATCCACTTCATTTGAAACAAAAAAGCCCCCAAGATTGCGGGGGCTTTTCATTTGTGGCTTTCAATTCCAAACTTACTCCATAGGCTCGTCGTTGGTGGCGTCGAAATCCGAGTACCGCAACTCGCTCAATCCTAGCAAGAGTTCCACCAACCTAGCCTCCGCCCAAGCGTTGGGGTCGTCTATGCCTATCTCCTTCCAATACTTCAACGAGTCCGTGCATATCGCTCCGCTCAACTTGCAGTACAAATCGCACACATGCTTCTTGGCTATGGCCGACACTTGGCACACATGGCTCTTGGCGTAGCGCTTTATCTTCTCCTTGTCGCTCCCTATGTGGTTTATCACCAAAATTCCGTTCAAGTAGTTCTTGAACAGTTGCACCAATTCGTTGGTGTTGGAGTTTATCAAGCAAGTCTGCATGTGGGTCTTGGGAACCGCTCCGTCCTTGAATAGAACGCTCATCGCGTCGGTCACGGTGGCCTTGTCCAAAGCCAACAATATGTTGGATATTCCATTTATATAATTGTCCACATAGTCGAACTGCCTTTTCAAAAGAAGCCTAGTCTTTCCCATCTCCTCGCTCTCTGGCGTGTTCACCGAATCAGGCGCTATCTCGAACCAAGGCGTCTTCACTTTCTTGTTCGACTCTTTGAAGTAACGGACTAAAAGGACGACCGCTCCGCCTATGATGAAAACCAACAAGAGGGTCACGCTCTCAAAGTGTTGGTTGTAAAAGTCCAAAAAATTCATTGGAATTACCTCGCAAGCAAAAATATCATGGGTATAATAGTTAAATTCGGACTTTGGCGCTCCAAATTAGTTCGCTTTTTCAATCAACCTAGGCTCTTCAAGTAGTCGTACATTCCCCTCAAGTCGGTTATAATCCAATCCTTGTCGCCGTCCTTGATTTCAGTTCCGCCGACCTCGATTTGCTTCAAGCCCTCGTAGGCTAGCCATTCCGCCCCTTCCTTGGACTCGTTGAATTCGCTCGCAATCAAGGAAACGAACAATTCGTTCGCCCTCTCCAAAGGCTTTAGGAACATCGAAATCGTGTCGCTCCCCAAAACCTTCTCCATTCCCTTGTTGAATTCGTCGCAGTCCTTTTCGACCTTCTTGACCCATTCGCACAGTTTCTTGAAAGACTTGTAGTTCATTCCGTGAATTCTCCTTTTCTCTTTCGCTACGAGCATTTTAAGGGAAATTAAAGGGAAAGTCAACGAAATAATGAAAAAAGCCTTCCCATTTTCTAGAGAAGGCTTTTTCTCATATCATTCTAAATAAAGAATTAGAGGTTCTTGTTCGCGACCCAAACGTCCAAGTCCTCCACGGAATCCACCAATCCTTGGAACTCTCCGAAAAAGTTCTCAAGACCGCTTCTAGTGATGGCCTCGACCATGGAATCCCAATCGTCGGTCTTCACTTCGTCGTCCGCTATCGTATCCACTTCGTCCTCGATTCCGCGAACCGCTCCCTCAACCAAAGTCCAAGGCTCGCTAGAATATGTTTCTTCCGCCCAATCCTCGATTGACTTGTAGATTTCCTTTCCGTCCTCGTCCTTGTTCTCGTCAGAGTCCTTGAACTCCTCCCATTCCTTCTCGATTTTCTCGATTACCTTCTCGGCCTTGTCCAAAGCCTTCTTGTCGAGCAAGTCCTTGAACTCCTCAAAGTCCAACATTCCCAACGATTCCTTGACTGAATCGAAGTCGAAGCGGAGCAAGTCGTTCAACTCCGTCAAGCCGATTCCGTCGTAGTAAAGTTCGTCGATGTAGGCGTTGAACTCGTCGAACTTGTCCGCGTCCACGATTTCCTCAAGAGCCTTTTCCGCTCCGCTCCACAACATTCCCTTCAAGTCCCATTCGCTAGGCTCCTCAATTATGATTTTCATCACATTCCTCCTATTTTTTCCATTAATGGCGGACCGCTTCGTAAACGAGCGTTCCGATTAAAATTTCAAACACAAAGTCGATGTCCTCTCCGTTGTAAAGGCGAGGATTCCATAGATTGGTTCTGACGAGCAAGTTGCCTTTCTTCAACTCCGAGACTCTGTTTTTCATAAGGTTGTCCAAATCTTCCTCGGTGGCTCCGCTCTCGTCGTTCACGCACATCGCCACTTCCGCGTATTCGTTGGGAGTGAAGGCGAATCCGTTGGAAAGTTCGCAGAAAACGCCCTCCTCGAAAGCGGTCACGATTTTGTCTTTGTCCGCCTTCTTCAAGAGTTTGGTGTCCTTGTTGGAGGACAAGTAGCCCTTCAACAAGTCGATTTCTTCGCTTCCCAAACTTTCCGCTATGAGATTGTAGTCCAAGTATTCGTTGACGATTGATGAGTCGATTTTTGTGGCTCCGCTCTCCTCAAGCCAAGCCTCCGCCTTTCTTCCTTCCTTGGTGTCCGTGAACAAGTCCCAACACCACTTGGCGTCAAAGTCGCAGTTCGTCGTTCTAGCGCAGATTGGAAACTCCTCGAATATGATTTCCGCCAACTTGTCGAAGCCCTTCTCCAAGAACATCTCGTCCAACTGCTTGTTCGTGGGGTCGAATTGGCGGTTGTTCTCCTTGTTCCACCACTCTAGCCAATAGGACAAAGCGTAGTCGATGTATCGGTCTCCGCTAAAGTTATATTTGTATGAAATTCCTTCATCCATCCTCATTCTTCTCTCCTTAAAGTTTCCGTAGTCCTTGAGCATGGCCTTCATCATGAACAACTTGTCCTCATAGGGCTTCAACAGTTCGACCGCCTTTCCGCCCTTTCCGTCTTCCATGTCCACGACGATTTCGTTCAACACTCCGTAAGCGCCCTTGGGATTTTCCTTGATGTCCTTCAAGAAACTCCCTCCGAACTTCTCGTCCATAAGCCAATCTTGGTCTTTTTGGGGAAGATTCTCCAACATCGAGAAGAATGTTCCGTACACGCTTTTGGGGTTGTATTTAGCCATCGCCTTTTTTCTCCTAGAAAACTTTCTCTTCTTTCTTTAATAGTTATTCTGTCTTGGGATTTTCTTACATAGTCTTTGTTTTTCGCTCAAATTTAGGCTTTTTAGATTGTGAATTTTTTCCGTTGTTCTTTAAGGAATCCAACCCCAAAAGAAGGTCAACCAAAACTCCAAACAAGAACATCGGCACGACCAACGCTCCGAGCAAGCAACCCAAGGCGAAAGAATCGCTCCTTTCTTGAATTCCCATCGCCTTGAAAATTAACCTTATGGAAAGATTTCCCATCAAGCACCACGACAAAAGACAAACCAAAACCATTAAAAATTCCAACATTTCAACCTCTTGACGAAAAATAGTCGGTTCGGTTCATTGAATGCTCCAACATAGGATTCCGTCGTCCCCCACGAAGCGAATCAAGAGCCTCAACTCATCTAACTGAGCCTTCAACTCGTCGATGTATTCCAAGTCATAGTATCCGTCCGCTCCTCCGCAGAATTCCTTGAAACGCTTGTAAATCTCGGAATCGTCGCCCTCAAATTCGTCCAAAATCTCCTTGACCTCTCGCTTGGCCAACTCGGCGCTTTCGTTGCATCTCTCGGCGTTCTCTATATCACTCGTCAAATGACGAGCCATAATCTCAAGGTCTTCCTTATCGGAAACATTTCCCTCCAAGACCCATTGCTTTGCATTTTCATTCTCGTCGTTCCAATAGGAAACCAACCCTATCCGCTCGAAGCCGATTCCGTCCTCAAATGACGGGTCGTACTTTAGCCTTTCGTGAAGGCTCCAAGCCCCTTCCTTCCATAAAAAGCCATCGAAGAATACGCTAGACCAAAATTTATTGCATCCCAATTCTTCGGAAAATTTCTTCCGTTTGTTTTTCTCTTTGGAAAAATAAAGGGCGATGTCGTCGAATTTGGACTCGGACTCTGAAATTTTTTCAAGCCAATCCAAAGCCTTTTCCTTGTCGACGATGTTCCAACTCTCCCTTTTAAGGGTCTTGTCGTAAGGATATTCCTTCATTTCGGTTTCGCTCATTTTGATTTTCCGTCCGAACTGCCTTATTGTTTGAATGGACGCTTCCTTTTCATGCGAACTCAACGGAAACGAACTTTCTCCGCTTTCCCAAAACAAGGCCTTCAATACACAAGGATTTATGACCGCCAACTCGCAGTCAGTCCACGAATTCGCTATGTCGATTCTCTTTCCGTCCTTCAACCTTTCCACAGTAAAGTCAAAATATGAACTCATTTATCTTCCTCCGATTCTATTCCGAAATACCAAGCCATTTTGTCCGCGTCGTTTCCGAACATTTCATTGAACAAGTCGCTCATGGACTTTCCTTCCGATTCATAGTCTCCGTATTTTTCGTGAAGCCATTCGTCGAATTTAAACATGCTCATTACAGGTCTATTCAGTATCATCGCGGTTTCGACATCGGCCATTCTTGACACGACTTCGTGGGGAATTCCTCTATTCGTGAACTCGTTGGCCATGTCCGACCAAGAGTAGCGCGTTTCAATGTTCTTTTCGTAGACTCCGATTTCCTCCCTAGCCTTTCCGCCCTCAACGACCGTTTGGTATTCAAATCCGTTCCTTATGGGAGCGAACGCAATCAAGTTCAACCATTCGTTTTCTTGAGACAAGGGATTTGGGTTGTAAGCCTCAATCAAGGCGCTTCTGCAACGGTCGTTCTTGTCAAAGAAAACCTTCATTTCCAAGCCCTTATTGTCGTCTATGAATTGGCCTATGGCGTGGATTATGGGAACGGACAGACACAAATCGAAATCCTTAAAAAACACCTTATTATAAAGAGCGTCTTCGTATGGAATTTTTTCATCAAACAACAACTCTTCCGCGGAGGCCACGCATTCCTTAAACTTTTGGAAATTTCCTTCCTCTCTATTCGATTGTGGCAAAACGCAACTCATGTACTTGAATTGGGAATAGTCGAAATCCTTGTGTTTGCCCTTCTTCAAGAATACCACATCCTTGGACTCGTCGAACAATTCCTTAGACACCACCATGAACCTTCCGTCGCTTAACACCGCTTGCTTGTTTTTCTTGTCGTGATACACCTTTCCGTAAATCTTAGTGTCCAAATTGCCGTACAAATAATTTTTGAAGTTTTTCATCCGTTTCCTCCGAAAAAACAATACCATAAAAGAAAAAATTTGTCAAGTAAATTTACCGATTGTTTTTTAGCGGAAAATTGGTTCGAGATTCAACATGTTGAATGATTTGTGTCCGAGTGAACTATATCTCTATTTCTCCAATTCGCACTCTTCGTATCTTCTATAGCCGTCGTTGCCGCACCACTTCCTGGCGGACAGCTCGTCTTTCACAGCTTTGACAATCCGCCATTCGCTCGCCACTAATTCCGTGTCAAAATGCCATTCCAAGCATACGTACACTTTCATAAGACTACCCCTCCAAAAATTGCTCAATCGGAATGTTGTCCGGAACATTATGTTCAGGGCATTCAACGCCTACGACAATTCCATCGCCCGGCTGATACATAACGTCGAAAATAGGCTCATCGGAAACGGTCGTAAGTTTCCTGCCTATTTCCTCGCAAAGGCTTCTGTAATGGTTCCAAACCAAAACGGCCTCGTTCGCCAAGTCCTCTATTTCCTGCTTAATTTTGTTTTTCATTTGCCTTTCTCCTTCAAACTAGGCACATCGTCGTTGCAGTATTTCCAAGCATAGACTTCCTCATAGTCCTCCAAATATTCGTAATCGACATCGGAGTCATGCACAATGCGACAAAAGCATTTTTCAGACTTGTCGTAAGCGCCCAAAGTCACAAACTTACAATCCATAGTTGTATTATAAACCGCTATGAACAAATCTTCGCTCATGTTGTTCTCTTGCTTAGGCAAGTCGTCGTTTGAAACATAATGCCAATAGGATTTTATTTCATTCGTTCCTTTTTCCGATTTGCCTTTCTCCTTGATAAGTTCAGGGTTAAGAAACGAAATGGCGCTGCTTCCCGTCAATCGAATTGTTGGGGTGTCCTGATTGATAACAAAATCCGTCAAATCCGTCCACTCGACAACTTCAAAATCCTTGTTGTAAGCTCGCGGATAGACATACTCTTTGCCTTGGGAGAAGCCCGTCAGTATCTCTCCCCATAGTTTGGCCTCTTTCTGCGTCAGAATCATTTACTTGCCTCCTTATTTGTCGAACAACATAAGCGCCCACCCAACCAAGACCGCAAGCCCTATGGCGGGAAACATCAACAAGCCCAACTTCCAATCCACTAGAAGGGCGAGAACCACAGGAACGAAAATCCCCACGGAAACTCCCACCATTATGAACATTTGGATGAACCTTCTCAACTTCCAATTCATTTCTTCAACTCCTCCAGCAACTTTCCGATTTCCACAATGTTGTGGTTGATGATGGACAGTTCATAAGCAATATACGCAGCCACTACCAAACCGAAGATTACAAGGCCTATCATTCCGCTATGCTCCATTTCTCGTATTTGTAGTCAGTCATTCCTTAACCTCCTCAATATGTGCACTCATAGCAAGCGCAATGTTTGTTGAACAATTCCTTATTGTCCTTCTTCGACTTTACCTTCACCCCGCACTTGCAGACATCAAGATGAGGCTCGCATAAATGCCACTTTCCGTCGATTCCAAGACACGGAACATAAATCTTTTCAGTTTGGGCTTCTTTCATAAGAATCCTTATCGCTTCCAACAACCATGAACTTGAATTGCGAACCTTTCTTTGAATTGGTGGAGACGACATATTCGCCCACTCTCATTTCAAAAGGAGACTCGATGGACTTCTCAAGCATGGGGTTGATTGCGACCGGATAGCCTTCCGAAATCAAAGCCTTCGCGTAGTCCATAGCATTCTGGATTGTCTCAAACGAAACGCTTGAAATAACCTCATTTGTCATTGCCACATGTTCCTCCTATAGTTCGGCAAAATTGACGGACAAAATTTCGTAATTACGGCAAATGTTTTTGTGCGTCTTCATATACAAGTTTGCGAAGAACCTAGTCGCGAACGACTTTGAATCCTTGTCCAACTCTCCGAATGTTCCATCCTTTCGCAGAAACACAATACACTCGACCTCGCGGTCTTCATAATGCCCCTTTCTTATATAAGCAACATAATACCTTGAGAATTTTTTCATTTTCTATCTTCATTCTCCTTCTGCCATTCGCAACAAAAATCTTGCCACATCTGCAACATTCTGATTGTTTGGTCTATTGTGAAGTGCCTTTCGCATCTAGTGTAAACTGAATCCAAGCCGCCCCACATAGTGTAGTCATGCCACGCCACCCAATCATTATAGAAAAATTTCTCTTGCAAATTTCTGAACAATTTTTCAACTATCCAAACCAAAGACCACCTTTTGTATTCCTTTCCGTAAAGTTTCTTGTTGCACTTGAACACCCATTTCATTTTCTTGACGGGAATAATCGGAACAAGTTCTATTCCCTTGTGGGAAAGTTTGAAGGTTACTTGAGGGTCGTTGTATTCGACTTTCTTCATCCTCATCTTTTCCGAATCGTAATCCGGCAACTTTCCGTAGTTTCCGTAGTTGTAGTCCTCGTCAAAGAATGACACATAGAACTCAAGTTTGTTGTCCTCGTCGCATATCTCGTCGCAAATCCATTGGAGTTCTTCTCGGCAAGCCTCAATTGGTTCCCAAGTCCAACGGCAGTTCGTCACCAAGCCGACCTTTCCAGTTTCAGGATGGACGAACGAGAGCGGGCCGTCGCAATGGCAAGACGAAATCAACTGTACATCGAACACTTCGCAATCCAAGACGCAAGGCTTCGCTCCCCAAAATTTCCGCCACTTGTCGTATATTTCATCCCATTCGTCAAACGACAAGGTAGGATTCGGTTGAGGCTTTCTTGTCGACACATCAATCAACTTGTTGAACAATTCGTTGTTGCCTTGAACGCCGACGATTGCGGAGTCGCACCGCATTATGATTTCGTTGACTAGTTCCTTGTCCTTGATGTAGAAAGGCTTTCCGTCCTTTCCTGTTATAGCGACGGACGCCCATTTCTCCTTCGGCTTGAACTGTTGGAAAATCTCGTCGACCATCGAATAGTTTCCGTCGCTCCTCGGTTTGAGAACTATGGGCTTGAAATCTTTACTGTAGAAAGTTCCGTATCCTTCGCACAAAACATTGACTCGACCGAAATTCCGCAACGCCTTTTTAAAGCAAGACTTCACTTCGGACGGATTGATGTAATGAGTCTGTCCGTCATTGATGGATTTCACTGTTCCGCCTTGGCACAAAAAGTTCATTTTCTGCTCTCCTTCCACTCCGTCAGAGTCAAGCAAGTGCCGTCAGCCTTCATAATCGGACAAAGAATGTGATATTCTCTAAGATACAATACATCGGTGTTCTTGTCCACATAAATATTGCTCGATGAGGTGATAATGAGCGGTTCAAGATTGATAAAATCTTCCACCTCAATCGTCTGTTTATTTTCCATAGAACGAATTTCGCCATATTTGACTGTACAAGAACCCAACAACAATGTTAAAAGCGCAACCAACGCGATAATAAATCTTTTCATGCTTCATTCACTCCTCGATAATCTTGAGAAAGATGATAGCGCGGACTAGAAAAAATGTCAAGGAATTTTACAAATTTTTTCGATTTATTCTTTGAGGGTTTTGACATACTCAATTTTTTCAGTCACGAATTCTTGGACGCAACCGCATTGTGTCACGACTTTATAAATTTCAGAGTTCACCTTTCTATCGACAACATCGCGAACCTCAATCTCAAATCCGTCTTTGAAATGAATCAATATGTCCAACTTCAACCTCTCAAATCATAAATAGTTGAAAAAAAAGAGTTCGGCGCTCGCCTTGAACCGCGTGGGTGGGAGGGGAAAACGCGATTCGTGGGCTTTCAATGAGCACCGAACTCCAAATTGGAACATACGAGGATTGAACTCGCTTTGTCCGAAACTTTCCGTTGTAGGCTTTAGTCTCGGTTCTGCCATAGGATGTCCCAAAATTACGCGAGTTTCCTTCTTGTAATCGGTTCTGAACAAGTTGCTCGCAAACTCTAAATATGACCGCCCAACAATCTCGGTTTAGGAGGTTGATTGAAGGGATTTCTTATCGTTCACCTCCAAGAAAGGCGACGGCTCCGCAACACTTCACCCGCTTTAGGCGCGACTTATGGGACTCGCGCTTCCTTTCTTACAGTCTTCCTTGACGGATTGTTGTTCCGCCAATGATGTTTCCGCGAAAAAGAAAAAGTGAGAACTTGCGGAATTCAAACCTAATCGGAACTTGACTTATTCGTTTCCTAAAAGGTTCATGTTCTCTTTTATCTCCTAGCAGAGTCGAACTGCTGTTGTGCGGATGAGAACCGCAAGTCCTAACCACTAGACGAAGGAGACAAAATTTTGAGGGTTATACTCCGCAACCTAACGGTCTTGTTTTAACAACCAAATCCACAGATAAGGTTGAACCCTCTTCCAACCGCTCTCTCGGAGATTCCGATGGCGCGGAAACGCCTCTCCGAGTGTGCTTCGTATTAGTTCCTGAAGGAGTCGAACCTTCGTCCTCCGATAGAAAGTCGGATGCCCTAAAACCGTTAGGCTAAGGAACCGCGAGTTGCGTCACAACTCATTCAATGATTGCACTATAACACACAATTAAATTTTTGTCAAGTCTTTTTTTGAAAAATTTTTCAAAAATTTATCATCTTCGCTTTGTTCTGCTTCAAAAGATAAATATTGTTGTTCACCTTCGCCAAATACACTTTCGTCCTTTCAGGCACTTCATTCCTCATCACCGCCCCCATTCCGCAATTGTACGCCATGATGACCTCGTTGCGAACCTTCAACTTCTTCTGCAAGAATCCAATGTGGTGTATCGCCAAATAGCAACTGTGCTTCCAATTGAAGGGGTCTAACTCCAAGTTCTCGAACCAATAACTCTCCTTGAACACAGTCCACAAGTATCTGTCGTTTAGTTGAAACAATCCGCAGTCCAAGGTTCCGTTGATGTTTCTGTTCACCGCATCCGTGTCGAATTTGGGATTCTCGACCATCAATATGGCCACCGCCAAGTCGGAGTCCAATCCCACTTCCGTGCACAAGTCGCATATGTAGTTCGACATTTCCTTCGGCAAGAACTCATATTCGTGCCTTTCGCTTTCGTTCAAATTCTTAGGCTCAAAATTCACCGCAATCCTTCGTCCCATGTTTTTTCCGACAAAGAATGAGAGCGTGATTAAGCAACACATGGTGACTCCTAAAGTCAATCCAAAAATTCTTTTCATTTTCATTCCTCTTCTTTCTCTTTTTCAAACGAATCAATGTAAGCCGTACTTGCGAGCAAATTTATGATGTCAACAAAGAACGCGGGAATCAACAATATCATCAACTGTATCAAGTTTCCGCTCATGTGAAATGTTGACCCCAGCAAATCCGTCAAAGTCTTGGATTTTTCTTTCGACCCTTCCTCCGTCATGGAAACTCCGCTCTCGGAGTATTCCATCAACTTGTCGCCCAAAACTTTGTTCTCCTTCATCAACTCCTCAATCTTCGAGTTATCTTCAGAAATCTTGTTTTGTGCGGTGGACGAAAGCCTTCCTTCAAGCACGACATTTTTCTTCAATTCATTGTCCCATAAAATAGCGAACTGCGTCTTTTGGAATTCCGCGTCCTCTCGCAGTCGGTTGATTTCTTCCTTGTTCTCCTCGATTCTCTTTTCGATGAATTCCTTGTTCGCCCTCATTCCATCATCCGAATTGTAAGACTTCTCCACTTCAGAGTGGTTCGCTTGGTACTTTGAGTAATTCACATCCAACGACGACAACATTGAGAATCCGATTGTGAGAACGGAGGTCAAGAAATAAATGAACGCCCTCTTTTTATGTCCGCTCTTTTTAGCCATTCGACCCACTTGAAATCCGATGATTCCAAACAAGAGCATCGCGGTCGAAATGGAATAGGCGATTAAGGGGGTTTGCAATCGTTGGAGATAGACTCCTGTGAAATAAATCGAAAGGATTGAGCACACAATCGCCAAGCAAAGCATTATTTTGGGATAGGCGAAGTCGAACAGATTGAAGCGTTTCTTTTCCTTCGGAAACTTTCTTTTTCTCCGCTCCCTATGGGCAATCGGCTTAGCTCTAGGAATTCTTTCTTCTTGAATTTCAGAATCCTCTTCTTCGACTTTTTCTTCTATGACGGAAGGCTCATATTCAATATTTTCTTCTTTCGGCTCGACAATCTTTTCCTCAATTTCGACTGTCCGCGTTTCCTTCGGTTCTACGGATTGCATTTTGGGAACGGAAGTTTCAAAGATAGGCTCTTCGCTCTCGTCTGAAACTTCCATGTCCTCTTCCGTTTCGTCCTCGAACTTGATAGAAGGCTCTTCGTTAAATTCCTCCTCCGCTTTAGGTTCCGAGAACAACTCATCAAATAAGTCATTTTTTTCCGTTTTTTCTTCGGCAACATTTCGCTCTATCGTTTCTTGAGTCGAGGTTTCCTTCCTCTCGTCGAATCCAAATGGGTCTAAGTCTTCGATTTGAGCCTTGACCTTCTTAACCTTTCTAGTGGGATTTCCCACCGCCTTCTTCACGAGCCTTTCGCTCTGCTTGCTAAGAATGTAGTCGTAGCCTCCGTTGGTGTTCTTCCGCATGTTGTATGTTTCGGAAGTCATAGACTTGAATTCCTCGTAAGGAATCAACACTCCGTCTGATGTGAGGATTTCGTTGTTCTTTGAACTCGGAAGGTAAAAATAATTCACCCCAAGATTTTCATTTCGCCATTGCTTTATCATTTCAATTCAACCAAAAGTTCTTATATAGTTGGAATTATTTTTGAGGGTCGAACTTGACCAATACAGAAAGCATCTCGTTTAATTTAGAAGTCGCCTTGTTGATGTTTAGCAACGCCTCCGTTCTGTCGAACTCTCTTCTTTCGCAAAAGCCCAAGAGGTCTTGAATTTCACAGAACGACTCTCCGAAATCAAAATCAATTTTTTCAGAATTGACCATCATATATTTCTCCTTTAATATGAGTTTAAGAAAATTGTATCTTAAATTAGAAAAAATGTCAAGAAAAATTACAATTTTCTCAACTATAATTTTCGAGGTTTTTATGACTAAGGAAGAGAGAAAATATCTAAAAGATTTGGAAGAAAAGCGGTTCGTCGAGTCAATCAAGGGGCAAAAGATTGACGGAAAGACCAAGGGAAAATTCAGACTGACGAAAATTTGGAAAGAGTTTAGAAAATTCATGCGTGATAAATTCAAAGTGGATTATTTGACGCATAGGAAATTAAACAAAACCTTTAATTTGCACCACATGAAATTTAACCCTAGATTTTACACGGAATTGAATGAAAAACACTTCCGATGCTACAATTCAAACACCCATGATGTGTTGCATTGGCTCGTAAGCGAGACAATCAAAGACCCCACATTCATGCAAAGAATAACCGATGAAGTGAATTTCCACATTCAACTCAACGAAGGAAAAGATGTGAAAGATTTCCTTAAAGATTAAATACACCCTCATTGTAATTTTTAAGACTATCCATGATTATTTGTTTCGGTAGAAAATTCCAACAATAATATGAACTTGAAAAAGTAATTTTATTATTCACTTTTCCATCATTCATAAACTTCATTCTTTCTTCAAACATCAAGAGTTGCAAATCTTTTTCTTTGAATATCTGTTTTGGTGCGGAGTCGTTCAACCATGTGTTGCTCATGATTAAAGCGAATGGCTTGTTGAACGACAACACCCTTTCAAATATTTTTCTTTTGTTTGTGAATGGCGGATTGCTTATGATGCAATCCCAATGCTCCGTAGGTTCGTAATTATAGAAATCCTTTCCTTCCGATATATGGCTACGAATGACTTTGTTTTGTTTAGAAATAAGTTTCACAAAATTACTTTCTTCTGTATCGAATGGACACCAAACCACCCAATCTTTTGGAATATATTTTAAGATAGGATAGACCCCCCCCCATTGGAGTGTAACATTCATCATTTGAACCTTTAGAATACAGAATTGATTTCGAATCAATCATTTCATTCCTCCGAAATAGCACTTTCCGCAGACGCACTCATACTTCGCGTCGCCCACCTCGATTTGGCTAGACTTCGTTCCCTTGTAATAAGAGTAGTTTCCCAACATAGAGCCACATTCCGTGCACACTCCGTTCAACTTCTCGATTTCGTCGCATAAAGGAAGTATTTCAATCGCCTCGTCGAACATCTTTGCGTCGGAGTCGGCAATTAACCCTCCAAAGTAGACATCTGTGTCCGCTTCGTTCTTCAAAATGAATTCCAACAACTCGCGGTTGTTCTCAATCATGAAATACTCGTCGATGAACACCGCGTCGTAGCGCTCGTTGAGAATTTTGTCTATGGTCTCTCCGTCAAACCGTTTCAAGAAGGCGACCTCAATCTTCCCTTTCTCAATAGCGTCGCTCAACTTGAAGTCGCTTCTTGAATGGGTGATGTATCCTCTGTCGTCAATCACAGGTCTCACGAACAAAATCTTCTTCTTGGCGTAAGTGAGTTTAATCATATCGCGAACCAAACTTTCGGATTTCCCGCTATACATCGAACCGCAGAACAGTTTAATCATTTTTCTTGCTCTCCTTTAGTTTTCTGAAATATTCCCTATTCTCCAAAATCCGCTTGGAGAAAACAATATTTTCCTTCTCGCAAATTATGTGGTTTAACAAAAGTTCGGTGTTGTGTCGATACATTTCCTTTTGCTCCAAATCTTCTGTGAAGAACTTGTCGGATTCCTTGATTTTGCGGAACTTTCCGTTCTTAAAGTGGTACAAACCCCAACCTTGCGGAACTTCCTCCGCCTTGATGAAATCTCCGTCGCACACAAAATACCGTTTCTCTCCGAACCACGCTTCCGTGGTTCTAGAGTACTTCTTTTTGTCGGCCAAGAAATCCGAACGACTCATCTTGATTTCATACAGTGTGCTCCGTCCGCTAGAGTTGAAGTCCAACACATCAGGTTTCTCTGGTATTCCCATCATTGAAACTTCGAATAAAGCCACCGACGAAACGAACCTTTCTGCCGTCTTTTTGCACAACTCGAAATGGGTCATTTGCTATTCCTCAAAGTAAACTTTCTTCTGTCCGTCCATGACCATTGACGAAACAATCGAGGCGAATTGGTTCAACAGAATCAAGAAGTCCGTCTTGACCGCACTTATGTTCTCTCTACTAATCGACACCTTGTTGCCCTTCGAGTTTGACATCATCGTGGTATAGTATTCCTCGGTCTCTTTCTTCAATTTTTCGGTTATGAAAGCCTTGTATTCGTCGTCGCCCCAAACGACATATGATTGGTTCAATCCATACAGTATGCGAGAGCATTGCTTTACCGTCAAATATTTTTTTCCAAACAAGGACTTGTTGGCAAACCCTTCGTCCAAAATCATCTCCTTCAAAAGCGACACGCTTCTAGGGCTAGCGAAGCGCCATTCCGATTTTTTGTAATAGAACCTCATGTTTCCTCCAAGATTGTCTTATTTTAGCGAAACCGCTCAAAAAAAGCAACGATTTTTTGAAAATTTCTAACTATTTGGAGCGAGAGGTTTTTATGAAAATTAAATCAATTGTTTGGACAGTCTTAATCGCATCGGCTTTGTTAGCGACCGCCTTTTTCTTGGGTCGCTTTTCCGCCACGAAGGGAATTTCCGAATCCACGAAATTGGACGAGGACTTGAAAATATTGAACGAAAAGGTTTCCGAACTTGAGAAAAGGAACGAAGAGTTGATTACCTTGAACGAGGAACAAGAAAGGTTGTGCTCCCAATTAAAGTCCGAGAACAAGAGCATGAAGAAAACAATCGGAAACATAAACGAGTTGACCATTTCCACTAGGGACAAGTTGGACGAAATGGGGAACTCCGCCACATCAATATTCGACACATTGACCTTAATTAAAGAGAACCAAAAGGTCTTAAAGGCCTACATACTTTCAGTGTCCAAGGAGATAAGCCAATGAAAAAATTCTTGTTCGCGTTAGCGCTAACTTTCGTTTCAATTTTGTCCGCCCAAGAGTCGATAGTCAACAAGGTCGAGGAGCAAGACAAGTTGTTGGACGCTTTAGGCGATGAGATGATGTCGATTCGCTTGACAATTCAATCTCTCCAAGAGGACAACAAGAATTTGTCCTTGTATTCCGCCCAAATGGAGAAGGCGGTCGAGTCTTGCAATGCCAAGATTGAAGCCATGGAAGAGAACATCGCGTCAATCAAGAAGGCGTTGGAGTCGAACAAAGAGGACACCCATGAAATCATTTCTGTGTTGGGCGACATGCAAGAGGAATTGGACAGATACAAGGCTTATGTATCGCGGATGGAAAGCCGTTTGAAAAGAGCCAACATCTTCGTGAACGCGTTGATTCCAATCGCTTGCGTTCCTTCCCTAGTCGGAGGGGTGTGCCTTTACGCCAACGGAAGGGAGAGCGAAGGCAAGCTGTTGATAGGTTGCGGAGTGGCCACATTGGTCTGCGCGGAAATCGCTTGGAACGGCGGAAGACTCGTGCTCAAGTTGTGGTAATTTTGAATGTTTGAGTTGATTTTGCATGTCTTAAATGCGATAGCCTCTCTTTTCAAAAAGAAGAAGGCGGATATGAAAGAGGAGAAGATTATGATTGTCGAAAAATGGTTGACAGAGAACAAGTACTCTAGGTGCGGAAGGAAGTTGGATAAGGTTTTGGGAATCGTGGTGCATTATGTGGGGGCGAACAACCAAAAACCTGAGCAGACAGTGAACTACTTTGAGAGTTTGAAGGAAGGGAAAAATGAAATCTACGCGTCCGCCCATTATGTGGTCGGCCAAGACGGAAAGGTGGTTCAATGCATCCCCAACGACGAAGTGGCCTATCATTGCGGAGCGTTGAGATACAAGGAAGGAATTCAAGAAAAGTTAGGCTCATACCCCAACTACACCACGATTGGAATCGAAATGTGCCACGACGAGAAGGGCTTTAGCGAAGAGACATTGAAGTCCGCCTCGAATTTGTGCTCGCAACTTCTCATGGAATACGGATTGGGAGTCGGCGACTTGTACCGACACTTCGATATAACAGGAAAACTTTGTCCCAAGTTCTTCGTGGAGGACGAGTCGCAGTGGATTGCCTTCAAGTATAGGGTTTCAGAAAGAATCGACGCATTGAGGGAATTGAATTTGTCAATCTCTCCGTTCTCAATAGCATAACTATCTTTTTAGGAGAAGTTTCAATGGCGACCTATTTGAGTAATTTCGAGGTATCAAACAATTTTCTCGACAAGGTTAAGGAAAGCATAGGCTATCCTTTGGTGGACAACGACACATTGAGCGAATTGTTCGAGGACAGTTGGATTAAAGAAAACATTTGCGGCCGCGAGGCGGAAGTGTTCTTCAATTATTTTCCTTTGGTCGTCAATGTCGGAGTTCCTGTTAGCGGAACGAGCGAGATTTCCGTAGACGCTCCTAAAAACTGTCTAGGGATAGTTCATAGCGCGTTCGTTGAGAGCGGAGGCGGAAATATGAATCTTATGAGCGGAAACCCCTTCTACACATCAACCATAACAAGCGTTTCCTCTAGCACGATGAGGAATTACGGCCTTCCATACGACATAAATTCGTATTATTTTTCAAGTTCACAACAACAATTTTTCAACAAAGCATTGCAGAACTCAAACAAAAGTTTCTACGCGTATTACGACGAATTGAATGACCGCATCGTATGCAAGAGTACTTTAGTCGGCACAGTTTCTGTTGATGCTGGTTGCTATGGCGAATCCGAAGAGTCTATCCCTAGAAGGTTGAGAGTTCGTTATCTCAATCTTTGTCAATACGCTTTGGCCATGCGGTTCGCAGAGATACTTAAACTTCAGAATAGCGACTTGCCTTTGAGCATTGACGTGGGGGAGGTCTACGATTCTAACAAAGAGAAGTACGACGACCTTCGGGAATGGATGCAAAATAACAGTACCTATTGCATTATGCGTTGATAATCGTTAGGATACACATATGTTCGACCTTACTTTACATACTGCGAAGGTAGTCTCAATAGACGACCCCAACAAAAAAGGGGCAATACAAGTGTCCATAGAGTCCGTTTCGGACGGTTGGGACAAAAGTTTGCTTCCTTGGGCGATTCCTCTAATCTCCAACATTTCCGACGGAACTTGGGAAATACATCTGCCGAAAGAAGGCTCTCAAGTATGGGTCTTGGTGGACAAATATTGGAAACGGTTCTACTACTTGTCGAACCGATACTTTTACAATTTGTTCGACTTCTCTAAGGTTAGCGGTTTGTTGGCCAAGTGTGAGAAAATAAACACCGAATACAAGAATGTTGACTTCAAGTATTTCTTGGACGGAACATTGGTCTTCCACAACAATTCGGACGGCTCTAGCGGAATCGTGAATAGCGTGGGGACTTTGATATATATAGATAAAGACGGCGACTTGGTGAAGGAAATCTCGAAGAATGAAAAGACATCCATAAAAGGAAATAAAAATGAAATCATTGATGGAAGAGAAAATGTCGAGGTGAAAGGAAACTCCTCGACCAATTATAAAAACAAGCGTTCCGTCAACTGCAACTCGACATTGGATATATCCGCAATGAGTTCGATTTCGTTAAAATCCAAAACATCGTCGTTGCTTGAAATAGGAAACACAGTCGCCACATTGGGGGCGATACTCACCGAGATATGCCAAGACTTGGCCACTCTCACTACCACAGGCTCGCCGAACAATCACACCTCTCCTCAACTGTCGGCTCAAATGGCTTCCATTCTTCCTAAAATAAAAATGACATTCAAATAGGTAATTCACCATTCGTCGGAGTTTTTCAACTGTTCTACCAACGACACGAAGTTGTCGTCGTTCAACAGTTGATATGATGTGATTGGAGCGACCGTGAAGTTGTGGTGATACACTCCGCTAGACGCGTTGCCTTTGGACACAGAATCGGTCACTTGAAGTTTGAGTATTTGAAACGATTCGTCGAAGTTGCGGAGTTTCAGAAGAATTACAGAATCCTTCCTTATGTTGTACTTCATTATATCTTCGTTCTTGAAATAAGCGGAAATGGGCAAAATGTCGTACATGTGCAAGACATTGCTTTGTGTTGATGATGACGAATTGGAATTCATAGTCGATGTCGGAATGTCGTCATCAGGGAAATCCATCAACACATTTGCGAATCCGCTCAAACTCACATTTTGATAAGTGTTTTGGTATTTGTCGAACTCCACCTCGACTATGGCGCAACGACACCTTGTTCCGCTAACATTTATGAAGTTGTCCTCCATTTTTCTTTGGAATTTCCAAAGCCTTCTAGCGAGGCAGTCTTGTATCGTCCTAGCCATACAAAATCCCTCTAGTCCAACATTCTAGTGACGAATGTGTTCTTCGATGTTTCCACGATTTGAATCTTCTTTTCGGTCAAGGATTTTCTCTCGCTCTCGAATTCTTCCTTCGTCATTTCCTTTCCATTGAGGGTCACTTTTTCCTCAATCTTCTGTTCGTTCATGTTTTCCATATATGTCCTCCATTTAGGCTAAATATACAAAGTGTGGGGATTCACGATGTCGGCTCCGACTTTCTTTCCTACGGACGGAGAAAAACTCATGAAGTTGTTGTTGTTGAAATTTGTGATTTCGTGCCCGTAAATTCTTGAGGTGCTTACTCTATCTTCCAAGGTAACTTTCGCCAACAACAAAGCGTTCGAGGGGGCTTGCGGCATTGTCGGCGACGCTTCGTCAATTCCCATTATATATCCGACAGTTCCACTTTCATACATTACGATAATGTCTATTCTCTTGTTCGTTACCGCTCCGTTGAAGTAATATGGGTCTGACGAGGGGCTATTCACTAAAGTCACGCTAATCGGAGAATTGACTACGACCTCTCGACCGTTAATCACCGCTTTTCCTCTGTTCACGACAAATCCCAAATCGTTGGTGCTAGGGAGTTCAGTTACCGTGAGGCTAGAGTACATCGAGTTGTAAGCGTTCATGGTGAAGTCGTTATTTCTATAAATGGGCGACCACATACGGCAAGTATAGTCGAGTTTGTCCTCCAATGTTCCGCCTGTGTATTCGCATTTTCCTAAAATAATATCGTCAGTTCCAAAATCGGAGGAGGCTTTGGCTTCAAATTTCACATAATTTTGGGTGACATTCATCCAAGTGAATGAGGCTACAATGTAAGGTTTTCCTTGCTCCACGACAACTTCAGCGTCGTCCGTAGTTTTCAAATGAATTGTCGCGTTTTTGGCGGAATCCGAAATAATCATCTCCAAAGGCTTAATTTTGACGACATTGGAACTGTATTTCACCAAAGTTCCTCCGCTAATCACTCCGTTCGCCACTACATTGTTCAAAAGTCCGTTGAATCCCAACGAGGTTCCTTCTTGTTGGTAGTTGAATGTTATTGTCTGAGAGCCATTATTGTCTGCCATGTTTCATCTCCTATTTTTCTTGAAAAACAAAATATTCTTTCAATAAGATAGTTATATTTCGAGAAAAAATCAAGCGGATTTCTTTCAAAAAATTTGCAAAAATTCCTTGACATTTTTCTTAAATTGAAGTATTATTTGTCCATTCAAGGCTAGGACGAGCCTTGAAAATAAAACCAAGGAGATTGAAAGAAAATGAAAAAGTCCAACGAAATGGATTTGGCGGAAGAGTTCGATTACGAAATTGACGAAATCGAAGAGGAATTCGGCGGAGATGTTTCTCGAATGATGTCGAAGAAGGTCAAAAACTTCGCGTCAAAGAAGAACAAGGACAAGCAAATTAAATTCCACAAAGACGGCCACTTCGACCGCTAAACAAAAGGAGAAGCATATATGAACGAAAACGCGAAAAAAATCACGGAACTTTTGGACGATTCGTTGGAGACTTTGGCGGACAGAAAAAAGTTTAGCAAGACGATGAATTCAATCATGAAGGATTGCGCCAAGAAGATTGGGGTGAAGCCTTCAGTAATCAAAAAAGCCAAGGACTACCGCCACTACAAGGGCGCGAATTGGGAGAACGGAAACCCTCTAAAGTTGGACAAGGATAAGAAGGACAAAGACAAAATTTCGCCCACATTCATGAAATTGGCCGAAATCGTGGAAAACCTTCGCGAAATCGGAGACCGAGAGTTTTTGGAGCCTTATTTGAAGGCAATGGACAACTTGGGAATTCATATCACAATTGGTTTCGACGAAGACAAATTGGGAAGATTGGATGAAGTGAATGAGGTGCTAGAAAGCGCATCAAGATTGCAAACAAATGTCGACGCGCTCACGGAAGAACTCAAGGAAGAAAAATCCGCAGAGGCGGAAGAATTGAACTTCACCCCCAAGAACGCATTTTGCAATGTGTTGGGAATTTTGGACAAGATTAAAGAAGGCAAGGATGTGGAAGACACAATTCAAAATCGATTCACCGAAATCACAATGTTGAACAACGCATACACCTACCTCTCGTCCGAAAACGACAAGAGCAAGCAAGAGGAAGAATGAATTAAAAAGGGCGGATTTTTAAGTCCGCCCTTCTGATTATTAAATTTGCTCTTTGATTATGCAATCTTTAGGAATCACATCTTTGTATTTTTCTTTATTTGCGTATTTTCGAGAATATAATGTATTCAAAGTGCAATAATCATTTTCTTTTGGGTCATAACACATTCTAGCATTAAATTGTCGTTTATATGCCAAAATTTCTTTTTTGTGAGTTTTTGCGTATTCGTTCTTTCTTTCTTGATATTTCTCTTTATTCTGTTCGTAATTCTTTTTATTATTTTCAGAACATCGTTCTTTATTTTTCTGATAATAATCTTTCTTATACTGTAATAAATGTTCTCTTTGTGCCTTCTTCTTTTCAGATTCATGTTTTTCGCATTCGAGTTTCTTTTGTAGATATTCTTCTTCAGATTTAATTATGCAATCTCTAGGGGTTTGTATCTTTATATTTTTCAAGATATTTTCGCTTTCTATCTTGTAATGTTCGTAAAACACAAATATTTATTTCTTTGGGGTCAAAACATAGATTTTTTCCATATTTTTCTTCAAATTTAATTCTTTCTTTTTCTTTGCCATCTAATTCTTTTTGCTTTTGTAAATATTCTTCTTCTGTTTTGAAAATACAATCATTAGGAATTATATCTTTATATTTTTCAACATTCTTTCGTTTTCTTTTTTGCAATGCTCGTAAAGTACATATATCGTTTTCTTTAGAGTCATAGCATTTTTGTTCATTATGTTCTTTAGTTTGTTTACTTAAACGCTCTTTATTTTCTTTTTTATATTTGGTGATTTTTTTAGCATGCTTTTTTCTATAAGTGGCTCCCCATTTTGATTTTTTATCTTTATTTTCTTTTTCATATTTTCTCTTCGTTTCTTTTATTCTATCTTTATGCTTTCTTTTGTAATTTCTTGAATCTTCCAACTTTTCTTCTTTAGTTTTGTTCTTTTTAGCACATTCTTCTTTCATCAACGCAATTTCATTTAATTCATCTTCAGACAAATCATTAATATATATCTTTAATCCGCACATTTGTTGAATCGCATGTCTTGAATCCCAATCATCGAATATTTTCCATAAAAAATAATGGGCTTTAATATGATTATAAATCGACAATTTAATTAAATTTTCATTAAATTCATCTGCTAAAATTTCAGTTTGTTTTCTATTTTTATGTTCTTTATCTTTAAATGTAAAGCAAGGCCTTATATGATGAATATTGTATTTTTCGGCATTAAAATTCGAAGAATTCGATAAAACTTTAAAATATTTGTCAATCCATTCTGAATTTTCTTCATTTCTTAAATTCTCAAAGTATTCCAAAACTTCTTTTGAAAAGACCACTTTACCATTTTTAATTTTCGTAATACTATTCCCTTTAGGCATACTTTACAACCTCCATTATATGTTGTGAATTTGCCAGGAAAAGAGGGAACAGATTTAGTCTCTCTTTTCCGTTATAAATAGTTAATGTTTTTTATAAAAAGGTCTAGAAATCAATCTAGGCCTTTTCTGTTTATTTCTTTTCCATTTCTTCTTGAATTCGTTTTGCTTTTTGCGTTTGAATTTCTTCCTTCAAGAAATAAAGAGGGGTGTATTTGTAATGCGCTTTTAATCGATAGGTGTTATTATAATAATAACGATTTCCCATTTGTCCTTCCATCACACCATGCTCTTTTTTATATTTAAAATATCCTTCGTTAAGTTTTTCTCCACATTTTTCCATAATTTGTTTTTCTTGTAATGATTCAAACAAATTATTTTTTTTACTAAACATGTTATCTTTTGGTTTTTCATTTTCATCTTCGTTATCACTATCGCTATTTTTATTTTCTTCTTCGGCACAATGATAAACTTCATCTACCCATTTAGAAATTATATCTTTTTCTACAGGAAGATATTGAGCGAGTACCGATTTTACAATATTTGGTGATAAAGACTCCCCACGGTCTAATCCGAAGGAACTAGCCAATACATTAAGAATTTCTTGTGCCAAACCAAACACATCGCTAATTTGTGAAATTTTATCCGAGGTTATATCCTCTATAGGATTCTCTATGCTCAATTCAAACTCCGACTTGTCGCCGTCAAATTCCTCTGTCAAGAGCAAGTGCATGCGATATGTTTCATCCAATGTTTCAAGGAAAGCCCTTCTTAATGCGTCAACCCTTCGTTGGAAAATCTTGTTCAAGTAATACAACTTCTCGGCGTTGTCTCCGCCCAATCCATCTCCTTCTTCAGGACACAAATAAGTCATCGGAATGCCTGTGGACATGCACATTGAGTATTTCTTTTCCTCAAGGTCGCCTAGAGCGTCCAAATCAATTGAGGGGTCTAACAAGTCGTAGTCGACGAGGCCTTCGCAACTGTAAATTTTGGCTCCCACTGAAAGTCCGTCTTGATTTTGCGTCTGCGGAGTGATTCCTTCGAGAAAGTTCTTGGCTTCCGATATGCGCATCTGACGTGTGAAGGGGTCGCTGTTTTCGTCACACTTAATTGAGTAATGCTCGCGAGGGAATGATTGGCTTCTCAACATATCGACCAAGAGTTGAGTGGTCTTGTAAGATTTGTATGTCGGCAAAGCGGACAACATCATCGGCTTTCCAAAGGGGAAGAAATCTTTGTCCGTCGTGAAGAGCCTGCAATGCGCTATGCACCACGGAGGAACACCCTTCACATTCTTCACATCTTGCGAGTTTCCGTTCTCTTCCTCCGCCCACAATTTTAGAGTATATCCGAAAAGATATGACTTGTAGAACATGCTTATGTCCTCGACATTCTTTTGGGTCACGATATCTATAATTTGTTGGAGAGAGGGGTATGTGTTGGCCAAGTTCAAGGCCATGTTGAACCACTGTCGCTTCTCCTCGACCATTCCGACATTGAATTCGATTCTGTCGGACACCAAGAAGGGGTCTATCGGAGTAATTGCCGTGATTCCGCCCTTTCCCTCCATGTCGATTCCGTTAAGCCAAAACGCGTCGCCGTACATGACCAAGTTGGTGAAGATGTCGCGAATTACATTCTCGGTGAAACCTACATTCTCAAACCATTCATAGAAATGCTTCTCAAGTTTTGAGTCTTTGGCCTTGATTTGAACCAACTGCTTTCCGTATTCAGAAGTGTAGGCTTCGCTCACATATACCTTGACTGCGGTTTCGAGAATAGGCTCGGTCGCGCAAGCCGCTTTCATGTCCTTGTAGCGCAAGAATCGATAGGCGTTGTCCATGTATGGAGCGGTGTTCATGTTGGAAACAATGTATTGATAGGCACTCTCCATGGCGGAGGGCATCTCTATCGGCTTGACTTTTTGGGTGGGATTTCCTCGCTTGTCCAACACTTGCTCTGTTGGAATCATATTTCCCTTGTCGGTCACACCGATGTTGAAAAAATTAAGAAGTCGACTCGTGTTTTTTCCATAGAGTTTGTTCGATTTTGAAACATTCACCAAATTAACTTTAGAGTTTCCCATTTACAATTCTCCTATCAATCATATATCTCAAAATAGTTAAAATTCGAGAAAAAATCAACTATCTTTTTCCAATGAACTACGGAATTAAAAAAATTCTGAAAGAAAAGAGATTTAAAAACGGCAGAATAATAATGGCGGAATTGCTAGGACTGAACCTCTATTCAGTGATGGTGTTTGACGAGAACGACAAGTTGGTTGACTCTTTGTGCAACTGTTGCTTCGAGAAAAAGTATGTGAAAGACATTCTGAAACTTACTAGAAAGGAGTACAAGAAAAAGATGAAGAAATGGTTTTACGAGAAATCGGCAGAATCGCAGTCTCGTTCATAATGCATCATATGATAAACAAAACTTGGTGTTTGTTGTTCTAAATATACATTAATTTAACAATCCTTGGTCTTTCATATTTTTCTTAATTGACATGGCCATCAAATTCTCAAAAAACCCTAAGTTTCTGCACAATCCTGAAAGATGCTTGCATACCAACGCTCCGTCACGATATTTGTCCCATTTTTTAGGATAAATGTTGTTCGGAATTAGGCTAGCATTTTCTTGAGTTGCAAAATAAGAAATCCCGCTCCATACATAAGAAACGCAATTACACGAATACTTCACATCCTCGCTCAAGTCTAAAATCGCGCTCAATGTGTTCTTGTCGAATTCACCGTTCTCCACAATTCCCAACTCTTCAATCAAATCCCAAAAGTCGTTCACTCGGAGGCACATCATGTATTCTCCGCTATTGTTGACCTTCATCGCTCCGCTATTCACGATGTCCGCTATGGGTGCGTCCGTCAATTCCTTGTATACATGGTTTGGGTCTTCATATGGGGTGACTACAGTTTGAAACAAGAAGTCCGCCGAGCCATCCTCATTGAGTTGCGATGTTATAAACTTGATGTTTTTGTTAGGGGTTCCGACCAAATCCTTCCTTATGTTGTAAAATTTGTTCACATGGGCGTTCTTAGCATACACATCTTTAGAGCGGATGTCTTGCAACGACAAATTCTCCTTAATCCCTCTTCTATAAAACTTTTTCACATCGCTAGGAACAATAGCCTTATTTTCCCTCAACTTGGACAACTTTCGCTCTCCATCCTCTTCATCGAACTTTATTCTGTAAGGAACTTCGTTGGTTGACTCCAACAAAACAAGAATATTTCTTCCCAACATGGGAACATAAATGTTGAATGTTTCCAAGTTTCCGATTTTTTCATAAGAGAGAATTTCGACAAAATCAATATATTCATACAAGGCGGACATGAAGAAGTTCTCGCTTGGGTCGAAGCCTTTGATGTTCTCCTCGACTTGTCCGTATCCTTCGCAAGACAAGAACAACTCGACTGCGTTTATGAGTGAATTTTTCGCTTTTTCAAAGTCAACCATGTTCATACCCAAAATAGTAACTATTTGACATATGGAAACATTTGCAAGCAACGAAAACAACCACACTCTCTACTTCGACTACCCTTTCTACAAGAAGGTGAACAAGGACGGCTCCTTGGCGGACATGGAAAACTCAGACGCTTTGGCTCAAGCGGTCAAAATGTGGCTTGCCTCTAAGAGAAACGAAAAAGTCCGCTCTTTGGGCGGAGGAATATTATACCCTTATTTAGGAAAAATGATGGACGACGACAAGGCGGACGAAATGAAGGGCATCATAACCCAAGGATTGCAGAACGACTTCACTCCCCCATTGACACCTGTCGAAGTTACTGTGGTCGCCAATGTGGAGAAGGAGAGGTGGGAGATAGGAATAGTGGCCTACAATGCGGACTTGGCTATAGGCGTGAACACCAAGGCGGTCATACTAAATTCAATCTAATTCACTCCATGAGCATACAGTCTGCTATAATAATCCTCATGTGAACGGTTGTCGATTTTATAATTTCTGTGCAACCAATCAAACTTCTTTCCGTGGTATTCCTTCCAAGTGCCATCGTCGTCTTCGACTAAAATCGGGCAACCATGAAAGGCACTCCATTCAATGAACCTTCTCACAAACGCGTCTGGTTTCTTGCTCATTCCTTAAATCCTCCTTTACGCTCGGTTTACAGTTTCACCTTCCAACATGTCCAACAAATTCGAGCCTTTCTTGTCATACCCCACTCTTTTGTCGAATCTACCCATGACATTCAAAGCGCTATATATTATCAAAAGTTTGTTGGGTTTGAAAGAGCATTCAACTTTCCAATTCTCAAGGTCGGAGACATTGATACTTATCGCAGAAATAAGATTCCAATTCATTCGCATCCGTTCTTGGAGTTGCTTGATTTTGATTCGCCACCCTCCATCAAGATACGCCATCTTTCCCTCCAAAGCGTCGCGAATGAAAGCGTCTATGTGGTTGTATCTCAAAGCGTCCAAAAAATATTGTTTGGGATAATTGGGCAATGTCGAGGGAATATTGTCCGCGTTGTCCCCATACATAGTTTTGAACATAGTGATGTTGTTGACTGTTGGTTTGAATCCGTATTTTTCTTCAAAACTCTTGACAGTCAATATCTCGTTGTTTTTGATGTATTGGTCAACCTTAATGTCGTGCTCTTCATCCAACATCAAAGACCTAGACCAATCCATATCGTTTGAAAAAAGCAAAACATGGTCGTGCTCCCCCACATAAGCGTCGATTATATTCTCTACATAATCATCCGCCTCTATGCCTTGCTTGCGATAAAGAATTCCATCTCTATAAAATTTCAAGATAAGTTCGATGAAATTCAAAGCGTCGTAAAATTGCTCAGGCATCTCCTTTCTATTTTTCTTATAGTCTTCGTCAATGAACTTTCTGTTGATGATTCTGCTTTTGGCGTTGTCCATCAACCAATATATTTTGCAATCCCTCTTGACTCCGTATTTTTCAATGTAATTGTTGCAAAGTTCAAAATATTTGCATATGGCGTCTATGGGTATGAGTTTGTTGTCCACCTTAGTGAGAGTTTCGTTGCCGAAGAACACTCGATGAAACACATTGTATACATCGAACATCAACACATTATACATATGATTCCTCCATTTATTCGACACATTTTATTCAAAAGTCGAGGCGAAGTCAACCCTCGAATTTATTCGCTCAACGCTAGAAGCAACCTTCGTCCGAATTCTCGCTTAATTAAAAAAAGGTAAATTTTCATCTTAAATTCGCTTTCGCACCAATCCACTCTCATTTAGAACCTCCGACAGAATTCAACTTATACAAAAGGCTCAAATGCTCGACCGCCTCCGAATCCTTTCCCAAATGCTTCAAGTCCTCCAACAAAGCGGTCAACGGAATCTTGCACTTGCATTTATACATTTCTCCGTCCTTGATTGAAAGCACATCGAACTCGTTATATCGGTCGTGAACGCGCTCTATTTTGTAAAGTTTCTTATAGACGGTTTTCGTAGTGTTCAAGGCCTCTTCCAAAGTCTTACCCTTCCCTAAAATCTCACGAACCTCGTCCGCGCTAGGCACCCTCGTGGTCTTTTCGTATACAATCGGATAATCTTTTTCGATTTCTTTCTTCAAGTCGCCGATTACCTTCTTCTTGTCCTTCGTGACATCAATCACAATCTCAATCTCTTTTTCATTGTAGCGGATGTAAATCTTTCCTAAATCCTTCACCACATGAATTTTGGGCTTCAATGGACATTTGTCACAAAAATTGGAAAGACTTTTGATTAGGCTTTCTAGGTAAGAGTCGTAATTGGCGTACTCTACATTTCTAGGGTTCATTTCATTCCTCCATATTTCCTTCATTTTGTTTTGAAAAATAGTTATCAAAATTCATTGAACAATTTTTCGAGTTTTGATATAATGTCAGTCATATGGAGGATTTGCATGGTTGATTTCAGTTTCCTTGAGGACGACAGTGAGAAAATCGAGTTCATAAACGACATCGGCAACTTGATTCAAAACGGAGAGATTTCGCCAGAATCATTGAATGAGTGCTTGGGAAATTATTTTTCGATAACTAGATATATTTTGACTTTGTATGAGTCCGTCAGTTTGGAGGACGACAATCTCAAACTCGAATACAAGATTTGGTATGCAGAGAAGTTCTTGAAGAGCAAGACTTCCTTGAATGAAGGAGTCACCGCTAAGACGAAGATGGCATCCACCACGGAAATCGAGCAGAACTTGATTGTCGCCAACAAGTCAGAATATGTCGATTGGCAACAGAAACTAATCATTTCGGAAAAAAGAAAATCGTTCTATTACAGAATCATGGAAAGTTGGAAAGCCAATAGCCAACAAATCGTCCAACTGTCACAGAACATGAGGTCGGAATTAATCGCGTTAAAAACACAAGACAAGGCCAACGAGGATTTGCAGAAGGAAAAGTTCATTCGCCATGTAAGAACCGATGAGGTAAGCGAGCCGACGACCGTCGTTAAAAAAGTGAAAAAAATTAGCAAATGAATCAAAACCGCCCTTGGATTGGGCGGTTTTTAACTTTCTTAACTTATTAAAAAGTTAAAAAGCCCTAGAAATCAATCTAGGGCTTTCCTCTCCTCGATGTCCGAATCGATTATAGCATGGCGATAATCGCCTTTTCGGAAACGAAGAATTGGCTTCCTTCATCTCCGTTCGGAATCATTTCGTATCGGTTGATTACGACTTTCTTTCCTTTCTCAAAGTTCTTGTTCTTGCATTCCTTCGAGAAAGCCAAGATTGTTCCTTCCTTCGGCTTGTCCTTGGTTTCGCCGAAATAAACCCCTTCGTTTTTCTTTTCCTCGATTTCAACGAGCAAATAATCATTCATGGGAATAATTTCATTCATAATTCAATCTCCTTATCTTCCGCAATCGCAAGCCTTGGGTTCATCCTCGTTCACCGTGGTGATAACGACTTCCGTGTTGATGTAGAGGCCTATGAACGACGAGGCGTTCTTCAAGGCCGAGATTTCAACCAATGTGGGGTCTACAACCTTGTCGAAAAGGTTCTCGTCCCATTCCATAGTGGAGAAGTTGTAGCCGTTCTTCTCTCCGTCGGATTTAGCCAAAGTCTTCTCGACGACAACATCGCTTGAAATTCCGCTATTGTCTGCGAGTTGGCGGATTGGGGCTTCGAGAGCGTCCTTCACGATGTTGAATCCGCAAACTTGAGAGTCGGTCAATTCCTTCGGAGGAACGAGTTCGGAAGAAACCTTCAACAAGGTAACTCCTCCGCCTAAAACGATTCCTTCCTTGACGGAAGCCTTGACGGAACAAATCGTGTCCTCAATGCGGTCTTTCAACTCCTTCATCTCGACTTCGTTGTCCGCGTAAACTCGGAGAACGCAAACTCCGCCTGTCAACGAGGCGATTCTCTTCTTCATCTTGTCTTTCTTGGCTTCCACTGTTTCGACCGCCATCTCCGACTTGATGCGCTCAACTCTCTCGTCGAGAGCGGACTTCTCGCACTTTCCTCCGACAATCAAGGTGTTGTCCTTTGAAATGACAACCTTTTCCGCGCTTCCCAAGTCGTCCATTGTCATTTTCAAGAGCGACTTTCCTAGCGATTCGGAGATGAACGAGCCTTTAGTCAACACTGCCATATCGGTCAAGATTTCCTTTCTCATCTCTCCGAATTCAGGCGACTTCACCGCACACACTTGGAGCGTCTTGTTCATCGCGTTGAAAACTAGGGCTGGCATTGTCTGTCCGCCATATCCGTTGGCTACGATGAGCAAGGGACGGCCTTCGTTGGCGATTTGATTCAAGATTTTTCCCAACACATTGAGGTTGTTAATTTCTTCGTCGGTGATGAGTATGTAGGGGTTCTTGAGTTCGCAAGTCATTCTGTCGTTGTTGACAAAGTATTGGCTTTCATAGCCGTTGTTGAATTGCATGCCTTCGACAAATTCAAGATATGTCTCCGTTTTCTGCGAATCCTCAACTGTGAGAATTCCATCCTCTCCAATTTGAGCGTAAGCCTCTGCGACCAACTTTCCAATTCTCTCGTCGTTGTTGGACGCGATAGTGGCGATGTTCAAGATGTCGTTTTGGTTGCGGATGTCCTTCGACTTTTCCTTGATTTTATCGACCGCCATCTTGGTTGCGACATCGATTCCTTTCTTTAAGTCAGAAGGTTTCACTCCGCTAGCAAGATACTTTCTTCCGTTCTCCAACATGGCTAGTCCAAGCACGGACGCGGTTGTAGTTCCATCGCCCACTTTCGCGCTTTCGCTAGCAATATTCTTCATCAAGTTGGCTCCGATGTTTTGGTGTTGGTTCTTCAACTTGCCGACCGCCTTGGCGATTGAAACTCCGTCCTTGGTGACCGTGTAGGAAGTTCCGTTGAACCCTTCGATGATTCCGCATTTTCCGTTCGGGCCTAGCGAACTAGCGACCGCCTTGGCGACAATTCGCGCTCCTTTGTAAATGTCGTCTTGGGCGTCTTTTCCAAATTTCACTTCATTGTGAATTGACATATGATTCCTCCATTTCTTTGTATTGAATGTAGTTTGAATGAGATTTGAATTAAAGTCAAGCCTTGTCACGAAAAACATACAACTTTCGTGACAAGGCAATGTTTAGCCGTTAGTTGATGGCGAGTTTTTTCGGCATTTCCTCAGGCTTAATCACGAACTTCACTTTCAAAAGTCCGTTCTCAAATGAAACAATCGGTTCGTCAACATACTTGTCGGTGATGTCGATTGTGGCGATTGAAACATCCTTGTCCTTGGGGAACTTGATTCCTTTGTGAGTGTAGGCAAATTTGTCCTTTTCTTCGACAGCCTTGACGGTGATTTCGATGGATTTGCCTGTCTTGGTGAGTTCTATTGAGTCCTTCGACACTCCAGCCAAGGCGAACTCAAAGTAAAGGTTCTTGTCCTCGTCAACATACTGACTGTAGGGGACATCGGCCTTTCCGAAAGAGTTGATATCCTTCAATCCGTCCACATCAGAGGCGACAACGAAGGAATAATCCGAATTCTGCAAAGAGCCAACGATTCCGTCAAGC